AGGAACTGCGGCGGCAACTCAAACACCATCAGTTACACCAACATTAACACAAACACCAACTCCAACTGATTTAAGTGCGATTACCACTTACACCATCTCAGGATGTAGTAGTTCAAATGTGATTGTTGCTGATTTAGGACCAGGAGCATTTTTCCCTGGTGATACATTCTATTTGGACTTTACAGGAGCGACTGCAACTGAATGTTACACAATTATCAATAAAATCAACGCAACACCTACAGATGGTGGTAACCCAATATCTTCCTATCCTAATTGTGCCGATTGTATTGACGGAACAACCACAACTTACACAATTTCAGGATGTACTACTTTGAATGTATTAGTCGCTGATTTAGGACCAGGAGCATTCGGTGCTGGTGATATATTCAACATGACATTTACAGGAGCAACTCCAAGTGGATGTTACAGAATTGTCAATAAGATTGTTGCTACCCCAACAGATACAGGAGCACCACTAACTTTCTATTTTAACTGTGATGATTGTGAGGCTTCATTAGTAACACCAACACCTACGGCAACACCAACAAATACAAGTACACCTACGCCAAGTGTAACTAATACTCAAACATCATCAGTTACACCAACATTAACACCAACACCTACAAGGACTTCATCAACACCAACACCTACACCAACATTAACACAAACTCCAAGTCCTACACCATTCCAAACATTAGCGGGTAGTTTACTATTCAATGGTACCAATCAATCATTAAGTTTAAGTCCTGGAGTAACTTTTGGAGCGGGTGCATTTACGTTGGAAGGATGGTTTTATAATAATGACCTTTTTGTTGATAAGGGAATAGTAGGTTCTCCAGTTACTAGTCCTACAGGATGTTTGAATTTATATTTTGCTAATGGTACAACAATAACTTCGGACAGAAATGGTGGAGGTGGTTCGTTTAGTTACGTAACATCATCAGCAATTAGTGCCAACGTTTGGCACTATTTGATTTACAATAGAAATGCAGATGGAACTACTGCGGTGTATATTGATGGAGTTAGAGCAGGTGGTACACAATCTGATACATTAAATTATACCACTGCAACTGACACTATTGGTAGATTCTACGGTGGATATTGGCCAGGTTATTGGACTAATATGAGAATGACAATTGGAACTGCAGTATATGATTCAACTCAAACAACTCAATCAACACCAAGAGGACCTCTTACATCGTTAGCAAACACTCAATATTTGATGTTGGGTGCTGTGGTAACAACTGATAGTTCAGGAACACAAACTGTAACAAACAATAATGGTGTGACACAAACAAGTGATGAACCATTTTAATTTGTAGTATCTTAGTGAAGTTTTAGATATTTATTGGTAAGTAAATTACCAAATACTATGAAAAAATTTTTCTCACAGTTGTTTAACGACAACAACGCAATCAACGAAAAAAGTGTCGTTGGATTTTTAGCTTTTGTAATGATGACAGGGTTTGCAATTGCAGACATCGTAACAGGTTCTTTAGGAAAAGACCTTGTAATTAACGAGTTCATCTTTAACGCGTTCCTATGGTTAGTTCTTGGGTCTTTTGGAATCGGTTCCATTGACAAATGGATTAACAAAGGAAAATCTGACAGTACTGAAGAGTAAATTAACTAATCCCCTCCAAAAGAGGGGATTTTTAGTTAATGTAGGTATTTATACTTGATGGATATTCGTGCAAAAATTAAAGAAGTTTTAAAAGAACAGAAAGGTTCAAAAAAGAATTTGGTTGGGTGTGATTTTTTTCCTCCACACACCAACGACCATAGATGGTGCAAGTTTGCGGAAAACAAACTTATGAGAAACACCAGAAAGGTAAAACAAGCCATGGATGAGTACATTAAAAATTACTTATCAACCTATACCACAGGAATTAGAGCTGTAAAATACGACAAAGAGAATGAATTTTTTTCTGAAAGGAGAGAGATGGTTGTTGATGCTTTAACCAAATTCAAATCTTCATGTCCAAAACTCAGAAAATATGTTATAGATAGAATGGTTAAGTTTACAGAACAATATGTGATTTGGAATGAAGAAAAACAATACGACTTACTTAATAAGTTAAACACGAATTACACAGCCGCGGCATACATGATGACCTCTGAACTCCCAGAACATTATAAAACCAATGTTTCTTTTGAAAATGCTTTAGAATATTTCTTTAATCGTGTAAATGAAGATGGTGTTACACCATTTGAACAATTTATGGGTAGAATTGAGGGTGAAAATAAAAAAGAAATTAGGGATAGGATTAATCAAACAATTGCACAGAAAACAAAAGAAGGGTCTTTAATTGAAGATAAATTTTATGAGTATATTTCAGAACAAATTGGGTCTGAAAATGTTGTTATGTATTCTGGAGATTATTCATTTATGGATATGATTGGTATTGACATGTTAGTTAGAAATCCTGAAGGAAATTGGGTTCCAGTTCAAGTAAAAAAATATGTTGGTGGATGTGATGACACCACAATCAAATATGCGAGACAACATATGTGCGAAAACTGGTGTGTCTCAAACGAGGCCAAATATTTTAATATTAGAGTATACGACGGAGAGAGAATGGCTAAGTCCAAGAAACAATGTAAAACGTTAGAATTAGACCAAACAACTTTCTTGAACGTTCATGGTAATCCAGACCAATCAAATCAAATGCAATTCTGTTATTCTTCACCTGAAGAAGAGTTTGGAGAAGATTAAAAATATCCGTATCTTTGTCTTATGGCAATTTTAACAAACACAAAACCAACAGAAAAACCTACAAAATGGGAGGTAGTATATGAAGATGATGAATGTATTTCTATTTGGAAATATAACTCAAAAATAACAACTGCAGGACCCGTAGAAGTTGAGCATAAGTATAAGAAAGGGTATACTCATCCGTTGGAAAAAAAGAAAAAAACTTTAGGGGAATTGGCTAAAGATGCCAGAAAAGATGCAAGGTTAAAGAGAACGAAGCCTTGATTCAATAATGGTTCTTAATTTTAATAGAGTTTTTTTGTCTAAAGAATTAACAACGTCTTTAGTATTTTCTAAAACAATTCTATCTAAGATTGATTCGTTTACAAAACCATCCTTAATATAGTCCTCGGTTACCTCATAGACATGACCATAACTTTCGTCATTTATTTCGTAATTGTCGTATTCGGTTTCTCTTAGATTTCTACCATCATACAAGTCCCAATTTCCGTCTTGTCTTTGTTGTTCTGCAGAATCTCTAACCCAGTCTTTATCGTAACAATCAAAGTACTGCCCCATGAATTCTTCAAAATTACAAGTACCGTTTGTGGTATAATGTAAATCATATGTTTTTGATACAGGAAGAACTAATTGCTCAATTAATTCCTTATTTCTCATTTCTTCACGATTATTTGCAAAAAAGTCCCCAATAATCTCTCCATTGATTTCTAAAAGTTTTGAAAAAAACTCAACATCTTCATGAGCTGGTTCAATGTTGAAATATTTCGAAACATCCTTCAACGTATTATACGCGTGGTCAAAATCCTGTTCGTATGGATTTCCTATTGGAAATTCATCGTCAACTAGTTTTTCACAAATGAATACTAATTGTTTTTTTGATAGTTTAGAAAATTGACTCTGTGATGCCATATTAATAAATACAAAAAAAGATGGATTTCTCCATCTTTCTTTATACCGTATGTTCGATTTGAACTCTTACACAATTTTGAGGTAATCGATTAACGTGTCTGTAGTTATTTACGTACCCCATAATATTCGCACTACCGATAGCATTCGCTGAGTGAGTATAAACATCAACAACAGGCTCACCTTCCATCCATTGGTCTACTAACCACTTAGCACAATCATACCCTGTTTTTTCTTTGATATTGTTGTAATCCAAGGTGTAGTTGTGGTATACATTACGATGCCATTCAGCCATTGCAGTATCCCCCAAATCATGGTCCAAAGAAATTACTTCAATCTTATTTAAACCAATTTCATTCACTTTGTCAACAAACTCATCGTAAGAGCGAACCACAACCCAATCTTTATCAACAGGAGTTCTTACGTCGTCCAAATATACTTTAATCATTTGTTTCATTTTTTAGGTATTTTACAAGTTTTTCTAATTTTTCAACGTCATCAGGATTGAATAAAAATTCGTCAAATGCACCGAATCTACATCTATATCCAAAAATATATTTTATACCATATTTTACTCTTTCCCAAAACGGTCTTCGGTTAAGATGTATATGAGCGTAACAAGTAGGAAAAGTTTCACCAGTAGAATATTCATCTTCGCTGTACATTAATAAAATCTGATGGTCACTTGAATGACAATCACAAATTAATACTTCTTTTGTTTTTTTTAATTCCATAACATTTATTTTATATGAGGATTAATATCCCGTTCGTACCCATCAGGGTCCCAATCATATTCCGCACATGGATACTCTCTACCTTTGTCATCAATATGTGTCCAAATGATATCTTTTTCAATCCATTTCCAATTTGAACTCTCATCACCTTCAGGACATTGTTCGTGTTCTAAAGGCGGGTCATGTGCACTACCCTTACAATAAATGTGATTACAATCACACCCCCTTGGAACGCATTCGTCACAAGAATATGAGCTTTCACCACTACTATAACCAGGCATATAACACCAAGTCGCCAATTTTCCACAATCACAATATTCTTTAAGCATATCCCTCAACTTCCTTAGTTTCAGTGTTGAAGTTTACAACAATTGGTTTGTGAGCATGTTCGTATCTTTCGTCAAGTACGGATGCATTAAGGAACTCAACACCATCGATACTTTTTTGTCCATACCCACTGTGGATATGACCACAAACGTGAATTTTTGGTTTTACTTCAAAAACTCTTTGGTACAACATTTCACATCCAACGTGACCACCCATAGGTGCGTAATCCAACAATCCGTAAACAGGACCATGAGTAATAAGGATATCTGTGTTACCAGGGATTTTAGACCACTTCTCAGCTAGTTTCTCTCCTCTTGGTAGGTTGAAGGCCCAATTGTAAAATTCAGGCTGCCATGGACTTCCGTAGAACTTAACACCATCGATTACAACTTCACTATCTTGAAGATAGATAACCCCCATATCCTTGAATTCTTGGTCAATTTCAAACCCATGTTCAAATCCGAAATCGTGGTTACCCGCAATAAAGATTTTATGTTTGAAATCAGTGCGGGCAAACCAGTTCAAGAAATTTTGGATTTCATGTTGTTTACCCATACTACTGATATCACCAGCGTGTACAAGTACGTCTCCACTACCCAATATATTACCCATCCCCTTACTTGTAAGGTGGTTGTGTTTGTTGTGAGTGTCGCTGATGAATGTTATTTTCATAATATATTGTCTTTATCGTCTTCGTTAAATGGCCCAAATAAATCGTCTCCTTTATAATCAGGATAATTTTCTTTCATGTAGTCAATTCCACGAACCCAAAGGTATGAAATAACTGCGACTACAATAAACATTAATGTATAAACTTTCCACATAATTTTTTAATTTATTAATCCCACCATCTTTCGATGTTTTCTTCCATTAATTTAAATAATAATTTCCTCGCTCTGTCATGATTAATGTGTGCAATACTCATGGCAATAACTTGTTTGTCCTCTTCACGACCTTCTTTTCTAAATACACCTTCACCGTTTAATACTCTTTTATAAATTAATGGGTATTTTTTAAAATAATCATCAAAATTTTCTTTAACTAATTTAGACTCCCAAGAGCTATAACCTTCTTTTCCTGGCACATCTTCAAACCAATGTTTTGTTTTATGATAACCTGAGTACTCTGAACTATAAAAATCATCTTGAATAAGTTTCATTAATTTGACACATGTCATCATAACTTCAGCATCTCTTTCAGCACGTAAATGAATACCCCTACCTCCAATATATTTGGACTGAGCCTTTAATTTGTGCATCATTATCTCAAATATATAATGAGAATCCCAATTTCGGTCTTTCCAAATTATAGGTAGCCAATACCAAATATTCTTTATTCCAGTCCGAATTTCTTTATGTAGGTACTTGCCTTCATGATTCCACCATAACGGGATAAATTCTAATTTTCGCATAATCCAAGGTTTTTTGGACCTTTCTTCATCCCATTGTTCAAATATGTCTTTTTCTGGTTCCATAATTTCTAAAATTTCTCTTGTTAATGTTCCTGCGGTTTTTGTACCATCGATATTCCATCTTATGATTGCGGTTTCAATCTTTTGATATAGTGTATTTTCCATAGTACAAATATAGTAAAAAAATAAGACCCGACAAAATAAATTTCGCGGGTCTTTTGGAAAGGGATATATGAGAACACTCCTTATTGGAGCGATTGTACTAATAAATATGACTTTTTTTTAAAAAAGTCCACTTTTCATTAGCGTCAGAATGAATTTTTTACTCTTTCTAACAATTTTTCGTCAAATCTAACTCCATGTCTATTTTTGAAGTGTTTCACTAATAATTTAATTGAATCTGTTGCCCCAATATTTTGTAATAACAAATAAGCCCCTAAATCAGCATCCATCTCATCATCATCATCTCTTGGTCCATTATGGTTTAACATAAAATGGGCCACTTCATGAGCTTCAATGAACTTTAAAACATCTGAGTTAAAATTATCAATAAATTGTTCCCCATCAATAATAATTAAGTTTTGACCTGGTACCATAAATCCATAACCATACTCGTCAAACATCGGTTTTACCTGTTCATATTGAGGATGGTCAGATAAAATTATTACAATTGTTATGTTTGGGTCAAATTGACTTTTAAATGTTAAAGGTTCCAATACATGATACTTTATTTTTGAATTTAGACCAAAATTTGGATTTTAATTCAGTTATTATTTTTTTATCAACTGTAGTTAATGATTTATCAACATGTTTGTTTTCCCATAGAGTAAAACACTTTAGAGTTGTGTCCATATGTTCTTTACTTTCGGATGAATCCAATACTTTAATTACCCACTTAAAGTCGTTAATTGCTGTTGTTCTATTCATTGCTATCATGATAATATCTTTACTACAAAGATAGGGTTAATTTTTATATTACAAAAATATTACGCAAGTAAATGATAATATTCTTTAAAATGTTTGATTCTATCTGCCAATCCGATTGTACCACCGTTAACTCTTTTTGTAATTTGTGTAACAACCGCATCAGTTGACCCTTGGTCTGCAAGTTTATGTAAACCATTTTTTGTAAAGAACCATGCTGCTGATAATAATGGATAATGTGTTGCAACTTTATCAGGAGATGCCGTCATATCTTCATTTATTGCTTTACCAAACGCGGTGTAATTATCTTTACCAGTTAACTGAATATACCCTCTACCTCTGAATTTGTAACCTTCACCTGTAGATTCAGGTCCGTTACCCATTCTTCCACCATAAACTCTACTTGCAATTTTTTGAGGATTTCTTTGGTATGATTCCGCTAATCCAGCTTCTTTAAAGTACTTACCAAAAATACCTTTAAGACCACTCGCCGAATAGTTTAAGTTCTCTTGAGTTGCTTTGAATCCGCCACTTTCATGCCCACACTGAGCTAAGAAGTGTGCCAATCTTAATGGAGTGTTTAATTCAAACTTTGCTGCGGTATCAGGGATTTGTGCAATTACCGCCTCAGGAATATGCCCCTTAAGGTTTTCTAATTTAAGATTACCAACTGATTTAATAGGTGTGGACGGAGTTGATGGTTCAGTAATTAATTGTTGACCTGAACTAAACATTTTACCCCATGTACCTTCTCCTACAATTCCATCAGCCGTTAATCCGTTAGCTGCTTGCCATTTTTTTACCGCAGCTTCAGTTCCTGTACCGAAAATTCCATCGGCACCTAATCCTAATTTCTGTTGGAGTTTTTTTACGTCTTCTCCTTTAGACCCAACTTTTAGTATCATAGTAATTTATTTTTATTACTATAAATATTCTTTAATTATGGGGAGTAAGATGAGAGTATGTTTCTCTAAAAAAAATACTTTATTCTAATTTATTTTTTTTATCATCTGAGGTAGCGTATTTGATACCCATAATCGTACCTACGATGGAGAACGCGTTTGTGAGTAAGACACTGAACATATTACTCCACGTTGAGCCAATTATTTGTGTATCTTTATTCGACAGTATTGCAAATGAGTACATTATAGTGGTAATAAATCCAACACTCATAATTACAAACAGAGCTGATTTAACAATAGTTCCTATCAATTGGTTTTGACTTTTTTTGATTGTAGCATCTAAGTCCTCTAACGCTGCGTTTTTCTCGAGCTCGATTGACATACGAAGTTTGTTTGAATTATCTAATTCTGTTTGTAAATTTTTTGAAAGTTCATCTATTTTATTCTTACTAACAACAGTCTCGGTAATATCATTAGCAATTTTCATTACTTTTTTACAAATACCGTCGTTATTAAGTATTGGATTGTAGGTTGCTTTCAAAAAGATTGGAGAACCATCTAGTTTTCTTCTTTCGAATTCCCCTTCGAAAAACTTTCCACTACTCAGTTTTACCCAAAATTCTTTATATTCCTCCGATTTTGAATACTCATGACTTACAAAAATACTATGGTGTTTACCAATAATTCTTTTTTCATCTTTTTCATCGAACCCCATCGCCTTTAAAAAAATAGAATTTGCTCCAAGTATGTAACCGTCACAATCAAAATAGATGATAGCGTTACTTCTACCCACGGCCCCGATTTCATTTTTAGCTATTACAGTTGTAGTAATATCGGTAGCAATTTTCATTATCTTTGTAACTGTACCATCTTCATTAATTATTGGGTTATAGGTTGCTTGAAGATAAATAATACTACCATCTGATTTTATTCTTTCGAACTCTCCCTCGTAGAACTTTCCCTCTGATAGTTTTTTCCAAAACTCCTTGTAATCATCCGACTTTACAACTTCAGGTGAAACAAAAATACTATGATGCTGGCCTATAACTTTTTCATGTTCATTCTCCGAATATCCCATGGTCTTTAAGAAAATGGGATTAACCCCTAAAATAAAACCATTTAGGTCAAAATATATTATTGCATTACTTCTATTAATTGCCTCAATTCTACTTAATAGCTCTTCCTTTGATAAATTTTTCATTTTTATCTAATTTTTATTAATTAATACCGTTTATTAAATCTAAAAAGCTAAAAAAACTTTTAGATAGTATCTTGGTATAGATAAATATCAAAAAAGACCAACTTGAGAGGTATTTATAGTTAAATTATAAATAACGATGCAGTTATTAAATGAGATAGATAGAATCAAAAGTGTAATGGGTGTGATGACCGAAGATAAAAATTCGCCAAAACATCTTAACATTAATTTATCAAAAAGTGTGGAGGCTTTAAGGTATCTTAAAATCTATAACCCGACAATTGAGAGGATGTTGATTGAAATTACCAATTTAGCCAAAGAACAAATTATTGATTTTGGATTGTTAGAGAGAGGACTTAGAAAAGTTCTACTTAAGAAGGGAGACAAAAAAAGAAACGTATCAGACTATTTTGGTAAAATAATCAGTTCTTTAAAATTTAGAGAAAAAAAAGGGTATGGTGTTGAACCTGACGCTGAAGATTATGAATTTGACTTTGACGAAGAACCATCAATCGTCCCAAAGAAAGTTTACAAAAAAGAAATGTTTGAACTTCAAGTTGAATTGTTGAAATTACAAGAATGGTTAAAGAAAACAGGTAAAACAGTAATCATAGTTTTTGAAGGTAGGGATTCTGCAGGTAAAGGTTCTACAATTAAGAAATTTACAGAAAATTTAAATCCAAGATACTACAATGTGGTTGCTTTAGGGATACCAAGTCCTGAAGATAGAAAAGATTGGTGGGGAAGATACAAAAGAGAAATTAAACCAGGAATGATTAATTTCTTTGATAGAAGTTGGTATAACAGAGGTTTAGTTGAGCCTGTTATGGGATACGGGTCACCAGAAGAGTATGAGGACTTTATGGAAAACGTTGAGAATTTTGAAAACGATTTAGTTAGAGAAGGAGATTATTTGTTTAAGTTATGGTTTTCAATTGAAAAAGATACTCAAAAAAGAAGATTTGACATCAGACAAAAATCGCCATTAAAATATTGGAAATATTCTCCAAATGATTCAAAAATGCAAGACCTATGGGATAGATTTACAGAATTTAAAGAAAAACTTTTTGATAAAACCTCCACAGTTAACAATCCTTGGGTTATTATTGATTCACAAGATAAAAGAATATCGGGATTAAACGCCATTAGATACATTTTACAAAATATTCCTTATGAGGGTAAAGACAAAAAAGTCTTAGAAAAAGAATACCCCGAGGTTGTTGCTGTATTAAAACCTTAACATATGAATTTAAAAGAATTAATTAAAGAAACATTAGAAGAACATTTAGACAAATCTTTAGTTCTTAAAGAGTCGGTTGAAATGTCCGATGCATTGAAATACCATGTTGAAAATGGTATGACATTAACGAACAATATCTTCAGAACATACTCTGAGAGTTATTTCAATTTAGTAAACGAAGTAAGAGCTCTTTGGGAGAACGGGTTAATTAAATTGAACGAAGAGGATACTCTTATGGTTGAATCCGACTTAGGTAAAAAAATTATGGTTAATGGAAAATTAATTTATCTTGATGCTCCTTTCATTTATGAAGATGAGGAAGACGAGGAAGTTTTAGAGGAAGCAAAACACAGAGGTAAAAATGTTAAACTTAATAAACCATTCAGAACTTCTGGTGGGGCAAAAAAGTTTTCGGTTTACGTTAAATCAAAAAGTGGAGGTATTAAAAAGGTATCGTTTGGTGACCCTAATTTAAGAGTAAGAAATAAGAACAAAGGAGCTGCAAAATCTTTTAGAGCAAGACACAAATGTGACCAAAAGAAAGATAGAACCACCGCAGGATACTGGTCTTGTAATGTTGGGAGATATGCAAAACAATTAGGACTTTCTTCTTCAAACTCTTGGTAATGGAATCAGATAAAATTGAAAGATACTTACAAACGTATATTGATGATGTTGTTGAGCCGAAAATTAATGATGAGTTAGTCGGCGAAGATGACGAACCAATAAAAATTACGGTTTATAAAGTACATCATGCTGAAACAAATCCTAACAGAATTGTTTTTTTCTTAGATATGGACCCAGATTGGTCTAAAGGTAGTATTATCAACAACATTAATTCAGACATTTCAAGTTTTTTTAGATTGTTAGGTATTAACAAAGACTTACGCATTTATTGGAACAAAAGACCTTTATTTTAATATGGATTTAGAAATAATAAAAGAGTATTTACAAAACTATGTAGACTCAGTTCTTATACCAAAAATCAATACAGATGAATCTTTGATTGAACCTATTACTATGAATGTGACAGATGTTCTAAAAGGGAGTTATCAACCACCAATATATCATGTTTTTATCCAAATTGAGCCTCACGATACATTAAAAAGTTTATTAAAAAAAACTGAATCAAACATTGCTGACTTTTTTAAAGTTTTTTCTATTAATAATAGAATAAAGGTACACTGGAATAAAACCCCCGCATTCAAAAATACGGATTTTTACGGAACCAAAGATTTATAATATGGAACATCCCTTTAAACAAATAGAAAAAGAAGGAAAATTAGTTAGGACTTTTAGTCCTGATGTTGATTCAGACGAATTAAAGTGGCATCAAGACCTAATGGACCGAAAAGTTACAATTATAGAATCTGGAGGTTGGTCATTTCAAATGGATGATGGTTTGCCAAACAAATTGTTAAATGCCGAACAAATTCTAATTCCAAAATTTGTTTGGCATAGAGTCATAAAAGGAGAAACACCTTTAATTGTAGAAATAGAAGAATTTTAAAAATAAAAAACCCACCAATAGGTGGGTTATTTATTTATGCTCTCATAGTAGGAACAATTTCGGATTGAACCTCCATTTCCATAACTTCTTCCGTATTAATTCTTTCTTGTAATAATCTACCAAAGTCACGAACAGTTTCAATAATTCCTTCTTCAGCCATTTCATCCATCATTGGTTGTTCATATCCGATTTCTCTTGGTACTTCTATTTCAGATTTTATCTCATAATATTCGCATTCTTTTAAAACGCTATCAGCCAATTCTTCAGAACAAAAATCTTTGTTTGTTTTTGTCGAGCTCAAGATTTTTTTAACAATTGGGAACAAGTAATCATCCACTTGTACATCTAAATAATCAACACGACTATCCGCCGAATTCCAAAAACTTAATTCTGTATCACCATCTAACGCTTTAAATCCCGCAAATTTATATCCACTTTCTTTATTGATAAAGTAAACCAAAATACCTTTTTTCCAATATCTTGCGAAATATTGTTTTTCTTTTTGATAGGTTGTACACCATCTTGTTGATGCTCCGTACTTTGAAGATGATTGGAATGTTAGAGGTCTAACCACCAACCACTTTTCGTCTTCAAATTCTTTAACAACTTGTAATTCAAGTTCTTTATCTAATTCTTTTAAAGATGCCAAACTTACAGCAGTCCTTAAAGATTCCAAGTTTGGATAAGATGTAACATCTTTATTTTCCATTTGATTTTTATCCATTCTTTCCATGAATTCTTTAACAGTTGTAAAAGTTTCATAGTTATAAAAATCAGTGAATTGGTGAATTGTGTAAAGTTCAGAAAATGTTAAATCTGAACACGTAATTCCTTTATGTGTTAATCCGCTTACTAACTCATCTTTTTGACCATCAATTTTTGATTTTTTATTAAATCCATATTGTTTTTCCGCATCAAACCTTTCGCCAAAAATTTTACATAACAACGGCATGTATTTGTAGGTTTTTGACGTATCCATACGGTTTAAAAGGTCAAACAAGCTAATGTTCAACTCAGGGTACTGTTTTTTTAATTCATCTAATCTCGACATCTTTAACGTATTTTTTTTTAAATTTACAAATAATAAAAATTATAATCAACATTCGTTTTGTATTCCCAAAAATAATATATTTGCATTATGAAAACAACCATCACCTCAATTTTTGTGTTATTATGTTCCATTGTGTATGGGCAGACAGCAGATGTAATGTACGTTAAAGACCAAAACACATTGGTTGCAACTTACAATAGCAACTATTCTCCAATAGGTTATTACGTTGGGGGGTATTTCAGAACCAGCTTCCCACAACCGTATATCTACACCACCCCAATATCATTTATGAATCGGGTTGGAATTAGTTTAACAAACAACAAAATTAGTGTGATGGGTGGTGCGTTTATTGAAAGTTATGTTGATAAAATTGAACTTGAGCCAGATGTTTGGGTTAAAGTTTATCCATTAAGAATCATTACAAATACTGAAAGAGGGTTCGATTTCACATTCGGAGTTAACTACATGAAGGGTTTTCGTTTCGGAGTTGGGATTGCAATTCCATTTGATGGTATTTATTAGAGATGAATCTAATAGATTTTCCAATAGAAAGAATAAATCAGTTTTTTGAAAACCACATCTTTGAGGTTTATTTACAACCAACACATGATGAGGATTTTTCTCTGCCAACAAATGTTAAGGTAAAACTAACAGGTGTTAAAGATTATATTAGTATTGGAGATAAAAAACCTCACGTTGAGTATACCGCATATATTCTACCAACAAACGAAAACTCAGACAGATGGAGTAGTGTGTTCGGTCAGGTGTACGGTAACGACATTGATATCAATACAAGTAGTCAAGAATATGCAAATTTAAGGTGGGTTATTAGTGATAAACTAACAAATTTTTTAAAATATTTTGGCATTGAAATGCCAGCAATATGTACTAAAGTAATAAATGAGGTAAGGGCAATGAAATTAACAGAAGGTATTATAACAGAAGGTGTTTTAGATAAGACAACAAGAAAGCTGGTTCAAGACGTTATTAAGTTTTTTAAGCACCAAAGAAAGGGTGAGTTCGGATTACCTGAAGATTTGAGTGACGAGGAGATGGTATATAATTTACCAGGGTTTGAAGGGTTTACCATATTTTTAGATTTACAAACTGATGAGAACATTGAAGGTGTAGATGTTGACGGTGATTTATATTTTGACGATGATTTGGTAAACATTACAATTATATCTAACCCTGAATCAGGATATTCTAATTTGGATGAATTAACTAGAGAACTTAATGACATTATAAGACACGAGTTAGAACATATCAAACAACATAGGGAGGGTATGAAAATTCCGAAAAAAGAACCAAAATCTCCTGAAAAATATTACACACAACCACACGAACTTGGAGCTCAGAGAGCTGGTTTTAGAAAAAGAGCCAAATCAGAAAAGTCCGATTTTGAAACTATTGTAAGACAATGGTTTGAAAAAAATTCTCATAAACATAACTTGAATCCTAACCAAAAAGAGAGAGTTATTCAGAAAATTTTGGACACAAAATAATGACGAGTAGAATAGAAAATATAATTAAAAGATTTTTACTTGAAAACGAATTTGAAATTGATGAAAACCGATTCAAATTTCTTTCCGTTGAACCGTATGACCTTCATAGTAAGATGGCCTTCAGATTCAAGGTTAATGTCATATTACCAAGAGAAAATATGTGTTATGCTGTACCAAAATTTGACGGGAACATACAAGACATATTAATCAATCTTTGGAATTATATTGGAACGCAATTTTCATATTCAATAGATAAAATATTTGTTAATGGAAAAATACCTGAATACCCAATATACATTACACCCGAAAAACAAAAAGAAATTATATCAAGTTTAAATAACGATGTTGGGAGAATAGAACTTAGAGGTAAAGAATTTAGAGTTGATTTTAATACTGGATTCAGACCCGCAAAAGATTATTTTTATGAGTTAAGTGATGTTAATATTAATTTTTATTTTACCGTACAAGCGAGTTCTTTTCAAGAAAACGGGAAACCAATTAACCCTAATTTAGATAAAATAGATGATTTAGGTGCGGCAATTTCAGAAGGAATGAATGATAATGATTACATTAGAAATTTTGTTGAGAATGTAATCTATAGAATATTAGAACCAGATATGAGAGTTATGAATGTTGATGACTTATATTATAATGTCTCATTCTACGTTAACAAAATAGATGGAATTGAAGTTTCAGGGAGTGATTGGGGTGTCTATATAACTCGAGAATTATTTACTTAATTCTATCTATAATTTTCTTAATAGTTCTTGATAAAACCTGACTTCCAATTATAACCACACCCGATGCGGATAATCTTTGAGCAATCATAATCGCGGTTTCTTTTGGGTCTCCACCACTCATTGCCGCTTCTTGTATGTCTGTAATTATAGGTATTAAAAAACTATAAGCCACGGTATCCATAAAACTACCAGTGCTTACATTCACAGAACTCATAAAATTCAAAAAAGATTCTTTAAGTTGTTTACCCTTGTTAAGTCCAACTTTATAAACATCAGAAAGACCCTCTTCTTTAATTAATTTTAATAATTTACTTAAAGGACTTTTAGTCTCAAAGAAAAGAGTAAACGCAATTCCCGCCAAAACTAACATCCTTTGATTGTCAGTTAAATCAAAATTACCTGTCCTAAGATAACGGTCCAAAGGTAAAACCATACCACCAACAGAAGTACCCCATGTTAATAACATTCTTAAGTTCAAACCGTAAGATTTAAGAACTCTATTGACAATTTGTTTTGTGAATGAGTTTAATTGTTTCATATACCCATCCATTCTGGACCTTTCCTGTTCAGTTAATATTTTTTTAAGTTGTGATTCTGTAATTAAAAACTCCATACAACTTATAAATATACTGTATATATTTATTATTATGAAAGGACAGTTAAATCCACCATTAAAAGAGGGTGATGTAGTAGTTTGTTACCATATGGATGGTGAAACATCAGTACCACCAGGTACAAGAGGAACTGTTAGGAGTTTATCAAGAGACCCATTTGAACCTGCAGGTGAATTAATTTATAATGTTAATTGGGAAAACGGAAGCACGTTAGGCCTTTTATCTACAACCGACGCTTGGAAAAAAGTTGAGTCGGAATCAATTAAAGAAGCCAAAGATGGTAATTGGAATTATATAACACAAAATCCAGACATTTATGACCACTTCGATTGGAGATGGTTTAGAGAGTACTTAACTAAAATTAGGGATTCAGGGATTATTAATATGTTCGGAGCGTCTCCTTTATTATATGCAGGTAAAGAACACATTGACAGATATTATGGTGAAGGTAGAGAAGACGAGGAGGAATTTCAAGCGGTTTTAGAAGATGCTGACGAGTCCAAGGACAAAATTGTACAAGGTGTGATTAGTTATATGATTAAGCATAACAAAGACCTTGACAATATGGGAATGGTTAATCATTATGCGAAAAACTTTTCTCAAAAAATACTTGGTTTATATATAACTTTGGCGGGAATGACAGGTAATCTATCTTAATCCTGTCTACCATAATCATCTTCTAATCTTACGATATCATCTTCACCAAAGTATTCACCAACCTGTACTTCAATAAAAACTAATGGGAATTCTTCTTCATTGATGATTCTATGTTTTGCACCAAGTGGAATGTGGATTGATTCTCCTTGATACCTGAAAACTTTTTCATCATCTAAAATTATAGTTGCAGAACCCTGAACTATTGTCCAATATTCTTTCCTAAAGTTATGGTATTGGTAGGACAATTTTTGACCAGGGTTTACCGTTATCTGTTTTACTTTAGTGTATTCTTTATCTAATAGGATTTCATAAAATCCCCAAGGTCTTTCTTCTCTCATAATGATTGAATATATAATTTTAATTTATCTGATGGACTCCACCCCAATCGGGCCAATGTGTCAAAATTTTCTCTTAGTGTTGAAGGATAGTTTCCCGCTTGGTCAGGAATATGGATTTTTTTAATCTCACCAAATCTTTCTACCATCATTTCATAAACTTCATTTACTGAGTAATTAACCCCTGTTCCTAATTCCCAAGCGTCCTCATGTTTTTCTGAAGACATGCCAACTCTATATAGACCATCTACAATGTCTTCAACATGGGTAAAGTCTCTACGTTGGTTACCATCACCAACTATTGTAATTGGTAATCCATTATTAATTTGATATCTCCAAATTCCAATAACCGCCGCCATCTTACTGTCGACTAATTCGTTTGGACCATAAACATTATAGAATCTACAAATTTCAAAATCACAATTATATGCCGTCCTGTACATCTTAAGAATGTCCTCACCAATTTTTTTACTTGTTGCGTAAGGAGAAGTTTGAGGATTACACCAACGAGATGATGAACCAGCATAAACTACTTTAACATTATTTTCTTTTGCCCATTGAGCAACAGTTTGAGTACCTCCCGCGTTTACTCTGAAGTTTTCCATTGGGTCATCAAATGAAGTTTGGATTCGAGACAACGCAGCAAGATGGTAACACAAATCAAAGTTATCATTTTTCCAATATAAAAGTTGTTCAATGTCGCCATACGAGTAACTACATCCTTTAACTTCATATTCTTTCAAACCTGTTGATAAGTCATCTAATGACACTACGTTATGACCTTCACTAACTAATCTCTTAATTAAATTACTACCGATAAATCCATTACCACCCGTTACTAAAATTTTTTTCATAGTTTTTACTTAATCATGTCACTTGAGTTGTGAGTTTTTAATCCTAACCCATCAACTATTTTTATAGCTAATGAATCACAAACTACTTTCTCAGGGATTTCATTTGCGAATCGGTCTCCACCCTTTGTGAAGATGATTTCAGACTCAGAGTCTAATGATTTAATTTTATTGTGGAATAATTTAATTGTTTCACAAACACTACCATCTTGGTCAATAGCGATTTCTGCATGGTCAACGTATCTAATTGATTCAATAACCACTTTACGATATTCCTCATCTTGAAAGGAAGGAACCCCTCTCTTTAATTCAGCCTGTTTATCGTTATTTACGATTACCCATAATTCGTCCACAAGTTCTTTGGACAACATAAGACATTCGATATGTCCTGGATGGATAGGGTTTCCATACATTGAGGTTATTCCGTATTTTTTCATTAAACAGTAATTTGAATTATCGTTTTATCTTCTTTCTTTATTATTTTATATTCTTTCAAATAGCGATTATCTAATGAAAGACAATATTTTTTCAAATCGATAATTGTTTTATCCACATTTTCACCTCGGATAACTCCAGTAATTGTTTGAGGGGCAAAATCAATTCCAATGTTATGCCATTCGTCACCGATTATTTCGGGTAGTATAATTTCGTATTCCATTAGTTTGATAAAGGAGCTTTAATTTTTGGGTGTGATTGATAATTGATTAGTTCAAAACAATCAGGTCGATAACTTTTGATTTTCTCATCTAAAGTTTTTTCACCTAAATGTTCCTTAACTAATTCGTGTTGGTACCAATTTCTTTCTGTAATTTTTAATCTTGGTAATTTAAATGGTTGTCTAGTTCGAGTTGGGATTCCAGCGTCGTCCATAATATCTAATCCGTTTATTTTACCCCAAGCATTTCCTCCACCATCTTCCCAAGTTTTATTATCGCCAGTATACATTGAATATCTCTCATCAAATGTTAATGGTCTTCCTATTTGTTCTTTTGCTTGTTCAATATGATTCAAATATAAGTGAGTGTCACCAAGATTGCCAATTAATTCATCGGGAATCATTCCAACCTCTTTGGCGATAATTTCTAATAACAAGGCGTATGATGCAATATTAAAAGGTAATCCCAAAAATGTGTCCACAGAACGTTGGTTCCATATTAAAGAAATTGCACGTTTTGGTGTTGGCTCATAATATGGGTTTTCCATATCGGGAATTAGATTATAGTTTTTCTCCATCCCTGTTTCATAGTTTCTGGAAAACCAATAATCATATCTTTCTTTGTATCTCAACTCTCTTGTGTAAACCTGAAACCCATAATGACAAGGAGGAAGAACCATTTGGTCTAACTCTCCAACATTCCACGCATTAACCATTAATCGTCTTGAATCAGGGTTTGTTTTAAGTTCATCAATTAAGTTTTTAATTTGGTCGATATGTTCCCTATCATATTTCATACCCGCATAATTAACCACTTCATTTTCCCAATGCCTCCATTGTTTACCATAAATTGGACCCAATTCTCCCCATGTTTTTCTAAACAATTCGTCCTCTTTTATTTTTTTGATAAACTCACTCATTGTTGGAGTTTCTTGCAATTCCCAAGTACGAGACCTTTCATATCTTTTGTATGCATCCCCATCCCATATATGACAGTCGTAGTCTAACAAGAATTTAATATTTGTTTCTCCTCTTAAAAACCACAAAAGCTCGGTAACAATCGAATTCCAAGCCATTTTTTTTGTGGTAAGTAATGGAAACCCTTCAGACATTTTATGTCTGATTTGTCTACCAAAAACCGAAAGGGTCCCTGTTCCAGTTCGGTCTTTCTTTTCTACTCCGTTGTCAAGAATGTCTTGAAGAAGCTCCGTATATTTTTTATCTATGTTATTCATAATTAAACGTGTTCTTTTATGTGTTTCATTGCGTGCTCCAATGATTCTAAAAAAGACATATTTGGAGATACTTCTTTTATTTTAGTAGCAAGGTCTAACACCTCTATTCTTAATTTCAATTGTTCTGCCTCGTGAAGCAGTTCTTCAACAATTTCTTCGTTTGTCATGATTTATGTTGGTTGTTCCATTCTTCAATTATGTACTTGACGTTGTCAGATAGGTAATCCATTTTGGATAACCAACCTAACACGTCATTAACCCCTAAATTATAAGATTCCTCAACACATTTTTCAACTGATTGTTTGTCTAAAAAACTATTGTGGACTATGTTTTTTTCTATTATTTTTTCTAATTCTGATTTCATGATTCATCTTCTTTTTGCCAAAACGGTTTTGAATATTGTGGTCTTATTAACTTCCAAATTATTTCATCATAATTTTTATTATCTAACATTGAAAATAAAATTGATGGGTTTTTATATCTCATTGCGTATTCTGCAAATATTTTTCTGTCTTCAATACCTTCAACTCGTTTAGTTACCTTAAAAATCCACTGATATTCTTTTTCTATACCCTCAAATTGTGAATTTAATTCGTTTACTGTATTTCTAACCCATGCATCAAATTCGTCAGGAACTTTGTCTAAAAGTTCGTTTAAATCTTTTTTGTCTTTAAGGTATTCCCATATATCTACGTTAGAAAATCCAGTAAGTATTCTATGAAGACGAACATATTCATCACCTTTTATCTTTATTCTAAAACCGTTTCTGAAACGAACAACATATCCTTCTCTATCTTTAGATATTAAAGTTTTTAGGGTCTTATAATCTTGAATTCCGTCATATTTTTTTATAACAGGAAGGCCAGTTTCTTCATTTATTTTTAGAAGAGAATCGTAATCAAGTTCTTTACCTGAAGCGTTACTTACCATAGATAAAACAACTAAAACTTCATCATTTCCGTAGCTACAAACTATACGATTCTCAGGGTATATTATCTCAACCAAAGTGGTATATCCTTTAGGTATTGGTTCTACGTTGTATTTTGAATTCAATATGTTTTTTCCCTTAATTGCTTGGTCGGAAATAAAAGAACCCTTACTTGCAAGTATCCATTTACCTTGGTACCAAAACAATATTCCTAATGAACCATCAAGTTTTTCGTAAACTTCAAATTCTTCGTTTGGTATTTCTTCAGGATTGTGCTCCTCAAGATTAAAAAACTTATCAAATGATTTTGCGACAACATTTCCTTCTCTATCCAATATCAGCCCTCGGCAACTTTTGGTTATATTGTCCCATTTACCTTCATACTGAGTAGTACGAGAATAGTTGTATATAGATAAAGGAAGGGTTGGGTGGTCATTTTTAACCACCAACCCCTTCTCTATGTAATCATTTAATATGTCTATATCGAATACCACTTTTTATTATTGAATATTAATATATTTTTCCATCTTTATCATCTTCTTGGTTTTCAGTTATTTCATTCCAAATAATGACCCCAACTATTGTTGAAACAATACCTGACAATATAAATGATAAAATGTTAATTGTTATACTTTGAGATGTTAGTCCAGGTGCAATAATCCAATCAAAAATTGCCACAACACCCAATACTGAAAATAGGATTTTTAAACCATTTTTGATTTTCTCTTTCATATATTAATTTTGAATTAACATGTTTGTGTTAGAAATTGGAAATCTGGCAACAGGTACTCTGTTTTCAATTTCATTAATCATCACTTTTGCCTTTACCTCATAATGTGCTACGGCAACAGATACGGTTGGAACATCGTTAAATGTGTGGATTATTTTTGACTCTTCTGGTACGCCTTCATAAACGACCACTGTCTTGGTTTTTGTGTTAAATACGAGTGTCTGCATTTTATTTTATTTTAAAGTTTAATTTCAAATCTGTCTTTCATTTGTTGAATTTTTTCATTAGGAACCCCATGTTCATTGTTCCCCCCATGCCTATTTTCAACAATAATAGTTGTTACCTTATAACCGTATTTCTTTGCAATTATTTGGTAAAACTTCATCTCCCATTCTTGAGTAAATGTGTTTGACACCACAATATTACGAAAAAATAACCAATTAAACAAACCAGGGTGCATCCAATAATGAACTCTACGTTTGCAGGATTCATGTGCCAACCTAAGTTTTGTGAAGTCAAAATCATATTTTCCATGTTTCATAAAAAATTGGTCGGCCTCAAAAATTTGCCAAGGTTTGGCAATAGACTTCGCGAAAGTGGATTTACCACTTCCAGGAACTCCCCTTATAATATATAAATTTTTTTCCATACTACCAAGAATCTATATCGGTTAAATCTAATTCTACCCTTGCTTTTTCGCTGTAAACGTAAATCCCTTCTCCAATCCCTGTTGGAGTAATTTTCCAAGTCAAAGAACCGTATTCACCATACAAAGCCTTCAGATGAGACAACCATTCTTCGTACATTTTTTGTTGTTTGTCGTTTAATTCGACACAAATTATTTTATTAGGCATCGCGTATATTGTTTTCTATTTTCCAAATATTGAAAGGGTCAAACTCGTTTTCTTTTTCCCACCCATATATCCTCATACTAATTTCATTACGAGTCTCCAAAGATAGGAATTTTGAAAGATGTTCTCTACTATTTTGATGAATCATTTGAACCATCATTACAAAATTAGACCCCTCGTTTTTTAAATCTTTTATTTCGTCAATTTTAGATTTTGCATATTCACGTTGTAATTTATGATGTTCTTCATCCCAAACCGCAAATCCTGGAAACACATTCCAAAAACGAATGCAAAGAGATTTTAACTCCTCAAAACACTCGTCTTTGGGTGGTTTATAAAACAATTTGACTGACTTATCCATTGTCTTTATTTACAAGGTCATCTAAATGGTGGTCATTTGGCATTTCTGATAATTTTTCTCTATGTCTAAGTAATGGTACCACTTCATCCATAACATTGTAAGGTCTGAATTCAGGGTGTCCGTCCATACCGACATCCATTCTTTGTCCTTTACCAAATCTTAAATTTGTTGGTAAGTGACAGTGTCCGTGTAAGTGCATAACACCTTTATTAAGACCATCCCATGAACTAATAGGATAGTGCATCAAACGGAACTTAAACTGACCCATCTCAAGAGTATTGTAGTGAGAAACACTTTTAAAAAGTCCTTGGGACCCGTCTCTATTTCTATCGATGTGGTGGTCGTGATTACCAAGAATTAAGTGAATATTTTTACACATAATTCTATCCCAGAACTCGCGGATACTTTCAAACCCACCAAAAGACCAATCACCAAGACATATTAGTGTATCGTCAGGCATTGCACAGTTGTTAATGTTATTAACAATTGCTGCGTTCATTTTTTCTATGGTTGGAAAATCACGGGTTTGAGCAATAGGGATTTCACCATCAGAAGTTTTCCAATTGGTTACACCACGACATATATTCTTGTGGTTATAGTGAGGGTCAGAGAATATCCAAACATTGTTCTCTGGCCGACCTTTGCTATTTACGTCTACTTTTATCATAGAGCAAAGATAATAAAAAAATTATTCTGAAACTAAAAAAACAGGATTTTGTTCTCCAGCGTAAAGACCGATAATATTGTAGTCAAAAAATTCTTCAGCCTCTCCCATTGTCATCAGGTCTCTTTCACACAAAATGTTAAGAATTTTGTTTTTTGAATATAGGATACGAGGACCATTACCAAACTCCTCAACAATACCGATAATGGCATCATCAAGTCCATCAAGAATGATGGCTCCTTCCGCATATTGGTCAATATCATAGTTGTTAATAGTCATATAAAAAAGAAACAAGTGGACCGTGTAGATTAAGGCGATAAATAAATTACCAAGATACTATCGAATGAAATACGGGTCTCACTTGTCTCAACAAATAATAGAATTAGTTCTGAATAATGTCAAACGAAATAAATTAAAAAACAAAACTATTTATTAAGAAAACTAAAAACTATGAGAGGATACTTTGGATTAGGTCAATTGTCTGCAACTGAGAAGTCAGACATCTTGAACCAACATAAAAGTTTATATAACGGATACCAAACAATGCAGCCACAAGTTTCAAATACACAACCTTTGTACGTGTATGATTTTGCTGGTGATAAAGACGGTATGGTTGTAAACAATAAAGGTGAAGTTAAGAAATACACAAACATGGGAATCAATGAACAAGTTGAAGAAAAACAAATGTGTTCAGAATGTGGTTCGGGTTACATGGAAGAAGGTGTTTGTAATGAATGTGGTTCGGGTTACATGGAAGAAGAAACTGGACATTTAGATGATATCTATGATGAACAAGATTTAGACCCAACAGGTGGGTTTGATTACATTGAAGGACCATCTAATGATGTTGATACGTTTGAAGGTATGCATAAAAATCTTTACAAAGAAGATGAATATGAAAATACGGACAATGAAGATGATGGATTTGAAGATATTGAATCAGGTGAAGAAATGGACGAACAAGGATATACTGGTGGTGGAAACGCCCCTGATATGGACTTAAGTAACATTGACCCAGCATATGATTTCATTTCTGACGGACCAATGGCGGGAGGAGATGTCTATCCAACTGAAGAAATGGACGAACAATGTTTAGATTGTGATGAAGAGTATGAAACTATGGAATCTGCGTGGGCGGAATCAGAAATGGACGAAGTAGATGTATCAGGTTCTCAAGGAATTTATGGTGACATGGAAAGTGCTTATGACTTTGATAGTGAAGGACCAGGAAAGGCAGGACCTTACCAACGTTCATCATACAATGAAAACGAAGTTGAAGAACAAAGAAGAAAAAGAGATGATGACGACTTTGAAGAAGATGAGTTAGAAATTGATTTTGGCAAATTTGACCCGAGAGACAAATCGTGGGAAGAAATCAAATCTTACACAGGTGATTGGGATGAGGTTGACGAAGATTTACAAGAGTCTTTTATCTCACAAAAGAACAAAGTAATGGAAATGATGAACAGAATGAAAATTATAAAATAAAAAAATCCCCTCCAAAAGAGGGGTTTTTTATTTATGTAGTAAATCGTATATAAAATTATCTTTAATTATTGACCAAGGATATGATATGGTTTTACCAGCAAAATAAAACTCAAAAATATCAATATCTAATGGGTGTAATGAAATTAAAACCGACTTAATTTCATTTAAAACATACATTTTCTGAAAATTTTTCAAATTATTATCTTCTATTAATACGTCATAATAATTTATGTTTGGAATTTGAATGTAGTGTATTTTAACGTTATCTGAAACTTGTTTATATGGTTCCGTATCAATTGAAGTAGTATGGGATATTATAGACACTGTTTCAAAATTATCAGTATCGATATTTTGAGAAGCATCAATCCCAACAACAACTAAATGTTTTTTAGGTAATACCCTACCAATTTCTTGGCTATCTAACATATCAACATATACTGGTAAATCCCCATCATATTTTACTAACGACATTGGGTTTAATAACGTTTTAAAATCATAATAAATTAACTCATTTCTACTATTAGAAACAATTGAATTAATTTTTTCAAGGTCATCGTGACCGTATTTTGATGCAATACTATGTACGGAATTTTCTAAGTTTTGGAATAATTCAAATTTAAATCCTGAGTTTATTGGAGTAAAATTTAAAGTTATTTCTCTTGAACTATTTTCAGTAAAAATGTGGGAAATGTGGTTGTTTGTTATAAAATGTGAATATTGAAAACACAACGACCCTAAATGATTCTCTTGCTTAACAAAACCTTTATTCCACAAAAAATTTTTTTGTAAAAAAACAACAGGTTCAAAAGAAAGGAAAGATTGTAAAACCTCTGACTTAGGTAGAATCGGAATCTCATCAATGTTTGAAATTAAAATTATATCATCAAAATTTAAATTTAAAGAGATTAGACAAACGGATAAATCGTGGATTTGACTAAGTTTAATTGGTACAACTTTAAGGTTATTTTTTTCATTTAATTCATGCTTTTCAAGCATATCACTAATAGTTTCTTCCGAAGGGTGAGTCGATTTGATATGTATTATCTTATCTTTCCACAATTCAAATTTTTCTATATTACTTTCAAATAATGATGTTTTTTCATTTTCACCTGTTATTTCTAAGATAATAAAAAAATCTACCATGTTGTTTAGTTCCGTAAATCTGAATTGCAAATAATCTATCTCCCCGTTAAAAAATACGGAATCAACAACCTTAAATTTTTTTTCTATATTCATTTCCATCTATTGAAATTAGATTTGTTATTGTTTATAATTAAAATACAAAATTTAAATAAAATGTCAGCAGCAAACAAATTTTTAGACGAACAGAGAAATAACGTAAACCACTTAAATTATTATTATTTCACAAACGCATTTACACCTAAAGAAATTGAAAAAATAATTGAAATAGGGGAATCGTACCCTAAACAAGCCGCAACAACAGTGGGTCACGACCAAAGTCAGGATGTTTCCGATTATAGAATAAGTGAGATTGCTTGGTTGAATGAAACACCAGAAACCGCATTCATTTATGACAAATTGGCGGAATATGCTATTATTGCCAATAAAGAAATGTGGAACTTTGATATATGGGGATTTGGAGACGGATTACAATATACAAAATACTATGGAGATGGTGGTCATTACGATTGGCATGTTGATTTAGGTCCTGGCATTTCAAATAGAAAACTTTCTTGTGTGTTACAATTATCAACACCAGAAGAATATGAAGGAGGTCAATTACAAATTAATCCAGGTGGGAATATAATTGAAGTACCAAAAGGATTGGGAACAATGGTTTTTTTCCCTTCGTTTTTATTACATAGAGTAACTCCACTAACATCAGGTGTTAGAAAATCATTGGTTACTTGGTTTTGCGGGGCAAATCTTAGATAATGATTAGGGAAAAAGTATCACATAAAGATTATTTCAAAATTGCCAAAGAGAATGAATATTTTCTTTGGCATTTTTTGCAAAAGGACCAAAATGAAGGTAGTCTTGCGATATCCACATTAATTGGGGATATAAAGGAAACAAACACGTTACCGTTTATAATTGATAACATTAATATACCTTATTTTGAATCTTATACGGAGGACAGTATTGATTTTTTAATGGAATTGGGGATTAGATATGAAAACTTATATAGAAATGCTAAAATAGAACAAAAAAGAAAATTTAGTCCTGTTATAATCGGGTTCAAAAAATTTACCAAAATATCTTCCACATTTGATTATTGTTATTGTCACGATGGAGTTATAAGTATACTAAATGACTTAGACCCAAAGTTTATAGAAGAATTAAATAATAGTTTGTAATAAAAAACCCCGACCAAAATCGGGGTTTATTTTTATTTTTCAGTGTTGAAAAAGAATACTTGAAACAGTCTTCCGTCGTACATATCCTTACCAAAATAATCTAATGATACGTGGTAATTGTCTGCTCTGTACATTACACATCTATTAAATGAGTTTCCATATCTGTCAACCATTTCCCATTTTGTATAATCTTGCATATCGTGACCTGGAGGAGCCGATTCTTTATATCCTGGTTCGTTTTCTCTCTTATAATCAAAATGTTGCCAACCAGTTTCTTTGTGTCTAAAAATACCTGTACCTGATGACAAAGGTGCGTTAGGAGTAAGGTAAATCAATGCCGCCCAATCAGTTGTTGAGTCCGCATGAATCCATGACCTATCTGATGCTGTTGTGTATTGGAATGACCCAGTATATTCACCACCCCACCAAGTAATCTCACCCGCAAATGGATAAAGAATATCTCTAAATTTTTTTCTAATTCCGTCAGATAAGAACGATTCAGTTCTCATTCCAGGGTAGTTCCCTCTTACTTTAAATTCTTGATTAAGGGCAAATTCTCTAACCTCCATTGGGTTTTCATAGAAGTTATCGATTGTTAATGAATTAAATCTCATATGTTGCGTATTTTTCTATCTTAATTATAATCATAAATACAAATAAAAAAATATGACTTTTAATTTGTTTTTAGATATTTCTTTATAAATTGTGTTTATGGAAATAAAAGAAATTGTGTCCTATTTCCTTAATAGTGACTCCAACATTTTAGACGTGTCTTTCAGAACTATTGAAGACGACGAAGAGGTTATGAGAACCGACAGTATAGATTATAGTATTGTTGAAGATTACGGATTTGATTTAGTGACCGAATCTTTTGACTTTTTTGATGATGACTTTGAAGATGACGAAGTCTTACCAATGGACAAAGTTGAATTAGATGAGGATGAATTAATTACGTTTTTAAACGAATATTATACGATTAACCCTGAGGTATTACCAAAGAGTGAGTTCTATTAAGGACCCACTCTTGTTAATGAAAGTGTCATAACTTGTTTCTGACCAAATTTACCGTTAAACCACGCTCCTTCTGTTTTTAATTGGAGGGATTGTAAACCATCGTCCTCAATTAAAAATGTAATCAGACGATGCCCGCCGCTTTGTGAGGTGTAGTCATATTGTAGATAACCCGCATGATACGGAGTTCCACCAAAAGTTTTATAAAAAATTTCATTAGGAGAATTTCCATACTGCCAAATATCTTGGCCAGCATTTGAAACCCCTAATAATTTCATTCTAACTGTAGAATAGTCAAAATGAAAATAAGAGTTGTTAATGGGAATATTATTAAATGGATGAGGTAAGTTAGGATTTACATATGTTGTACCAACAAGGTATAAAGAATCCCTTGTATAGTTTTGGTCCACATTTGTAATCTCTAACTTTGATACCACGTACTTACCACTTAATGTAACATCTTTAATTTCAACCACATATTGTTCACAAGAGGTTAAAAATATACCTAATAATAAAATAAGTTTTCTCATGGGGCTAAGATAATCAAATTCTTTTCAAATTACAAAATATTTATTAACATGACATTAGACGTAGATTTCCTTATAGATTTTTTTAAAAAATTTTCAAACACAGAATCAAAAGGTGAAATGGGTGAACAAGACGCAGCCGCAGCTGCTTCACCAGCACCTTCATCAGGAGGAGGTGGGAAAGTTCCTAAATGGTCTGATTCATATAATATAACAAGAGGAAAGGCAAATAAATTAGGTGCTTCGGGAGAAAAATGGGAAACTGGCCTCACAAGAGGTGCTGCTAATCAAATTTGGTAATAATCGTATATTTATAAATAAAAATTACTTATCATGGTACAACCACAATACAGCCCACAAGAGGCGCTAGACAGAATAAAATTGATGATGAAGTATGATACTTCAAAAACGTTAAATGAAAACGTTGAAACAATTAAACAACCAGTAAATGAGGTTGCCCCATTAGTTATTCCTGCAATTACAATCGCAGCACCTTGGCTTTGGGCCGCAGGGGCAACCGCAGCAGCAGCTGTAGGTGCTTGGATTTATAAGGTCCAAGGAGGAGGAGACGCTTTTAGTAAAACCCAAACATTTTTACAAGGATGTTCTTCACTTGATAAAAACTTAAAACCAACTCAAAGTAAAGGAGACCACAGAGAGGCTGCGGATTCAATATACAACGCTATTCAAGGAATAGGTACTGATGAGGATGCAATTAAAGGAGCTATATCATCGATGGAAACTGTTGCCGACCTTTGTGCAATGGCGAAATACTACAATAAAGTTTATGGTGATTTATATGATGACTTAGATAGTGATATTGATGGAGAAGATTTTAGAAAATATGTTTGGTCAGCAATTGCACCTATAGTTGACGACGCTGAAGAAGATTTGGCAAAATCAAAAGAAGAAGGTGGTAAAGAAGAAGGTGATGGTAAAAAGAAAAAAGGCGGAGGCGGAGGAACTGGTGGCGGATATAAACCATGTTCAGGAAGCTACACTAAAGGATGTAAGTCTGATGCAATTGCAAAAGTTCAAGGATGTTTAGGATTAGTTACCGACGGTAAATTTGGTCCAAAAACTGAAGCGGCGTTAAAGGCAAAAGGATTTTCATCATTTACAGATGCAGAGGTTGATAAAATCTGTAATAAACCAACAACAACACCTACAGTAGATTCTGATGAAGAAGATGTTGATGGAGTAGACCCAAATCAAATTTAAAATATGAAACAGTTTTTAATAGAAGAAGAATCAGAAAAGAAAAATATTTTGTCAATGCACAAATCTTTGATGAAAGAACAAACTAAAGCGACGGGAGAATTATCTCCTGAAGAAGGTCTTTTACGTAAAGCTATTAGTGCTGGATGTTTGAAAAACGGTTCATTAAAACGTCAAAAATCTACAGGTAAACTATACTACAAGAAAGAAAGTACTAAACAAGTTGGAAAATTTGTTAGATTTTTTCCTGACATGACTTTTGCATTTGAAGACGGAAGTAGAAAAGGAAAATGGGTTTGTCCTCAATTAGCAAATGCAACTGCGACTGAAATTACAACACAACAAACAACGGCAGATAACGAATCTAAAATTGCGACCGAAATTAAAAAAGGTTGGAAAAAATTAGAAACTTTAAGAGCTGAAGGAGTTGATTTAACAACATTAGATAAAGTTTACGACACTCAAGTTGTTGGTAACGTAACATTATACAGACCAAAAGGTTCCTCAACAAATTTTACACCAAACACTTCAACAACAGATTTTAACAAAGACCAATTATCATTCATTTCTACGTTTGAACAAAAAGGATATAAGTTAAATCCAAGTAGAATCGAACAATCAACTTTGGTAAAGGTTACCGATAAAGATTTAGGTGCACCTGCAGACCTTTTCCCTAATGGATTGGTTATGTGGTATAATCCTAATACTCAAGACGATATTAAAAGAAATGATGGAAGCGTTCTTTCGGATGTTCTTTCAAATCAATCAATTAATAGACAAGCTTGTAGAAAAAATGTTACGGATTACTTCGAAACATTCAGAAGAAAAAATAGTATTGTCATTGACCCAGCAACAATTAACAAAGCGAAAAGAATTGTACAAGCTTGTAAGGATGAACACTATGGTAAATGGGGTATTGCAGGTGGTGGAAATAGATTAGACAATTATTTAGATATATTATCAGGAAATAAAGAAGGTGGTCCAACATCATACGGAGACGATTCAATTTGGAGAATAAAGTAATTTGAGAATATGTTAGATAAAAACATCAAAAAAGCAATTTTAGAAACTAAAGAAAGGAAAGAAAAACTTTTGATTGAAGAAAATTTAGTCAAAAGTAGAATTATGATGATTTTTGAGTCAGAAAAAAACATCAAAAATTTTAGTTCTCTTCCTAAGAAAAAACAAGAAAAAATTGCTTATAAACTTTTAGAAGAAATTAATTACCTACAAGAAACAAGTTTGTTGAATGAACAACTTATGGACTTTTTAGGTAAAATCTTTGGGAATAGTTTAGGAGGTATTTTTCAAACGGTTGCTGAACCTTTAGTTAATTCAGTATTAAGTGCAATTGGACTAAAAGGATATTTTAAAGATTTTTTAGTTTCATTTATAACAACAAACCCTGCAAGATTAGCTAAAGCAATGAAAAGTTGTGAAGAACTTACAAAATTAATTGCTGAGGCGTTGTCTGAGGCGGTCTTCATGATGATTCAAAGACAACAAGGATTAGAAGGTCAAGGATATACGTTCCTTAGAAATGCTTTAGGAGGCGCGGTTAAAGATTATGGGTTTATACAAAGTATTGAAAAACAGATAAGTGGAATAGTTTGTGAATTGTTTGGAAAAATGAATGATAAAGCTTCAGGAGTTTACGACAAACTTAAAACTGATGTTACTAGTGGTGGTCTTGGAGGTCTAATTCCATCTTTGGGAACTTCAGCTACGCCAAAATAAGTAAAACTATTTTGTGATAAACTGACGAACAAAAATAAAGGGGGTGTTCTAAAGTCTAAAAAAAGAAGGGTTATTTACCCTTCTTTTTTGTTTTAACAATTTCATCAATAATTCCGTAAGCTAACGCCTCTTCACTATCTAACCATAAATCACGAGTTGCATCAAGTTTAACTTGTTCTGCGGTTTTACCACAATATTCACCTAAAAGGTCAAATAAAGTATCGTTGATTTTTTCCCATTCTTTAAATGATACTCTAGCGTCTTGGATATTTCCACCAGCACCTCCTGAAGATTGGTGTAACATAGTTCTTGAGAACTTTAATGAACTTCTTTTACCTTTAGTTCCTGCACCTAACAATACTGACCCCATAGATGCTGCCATACCTGTGTTAATAGTTCTAATATCACAAGCGATGTAATTCATAACATCAACCATAGATAAACCAGATTTAACACTTCCACCTGGAGAGTCAATATGCATTGTAATATCTGTTTTATCGCTTGAATCCAAGAACATTAATTGAGCTTGAACTATTGTTGACATATGGTCATTAACAGGACCCGCAACCCATAGAATCCTATCTCTCATTAATCTTGAAAAGATATCAATTTGAGTTGCCCTCAATTCCCTTTCTTCCAAAATATAAGGAGTCATGGAAGATTCGATATGGTTTGAAAAATTATGTAAATCCAATGAAGACTTACCTAAATGTTTAACGTAGTAGTTTTGAAAATCTTGTCCTATATTCATATATGTTTTATTTTGAACAAAGATAAGAAAAATTAACTTAAACCCAAAATATCATCTGAAATTTCTTTTGCGGATAACTCCTTCCAATTTCTTGGGTGTTGATAAGACCAAAAAACTTTCCAGTTTCCAAACCAAAGATTACCATATTTTCTTGTTTCACCAACACTTTTGAAATCATTTACTGTTTTATGAAACCTACCTATGTTGTATGTTTTATATGGAGACTGGATTTCAGTTGAGTATTGATTGTTAATTTCCTCAAATTTAGAATTAACTTTTACAATACACCCGTGTTTTTTTTGATATTCATCAATACTTTTAGTCCAAATCTTGGCATCTTCAATATTATCCGTAACTAAATTAAATTGAACTAATTGGCCACAATCATTATACCTATGAGAATGTATTTTTTGTAAGCCAACATTTTTTACAAATTTGAAAATTGATATTTCATAGTCTCCGTAGAATTCACCAAAGAAATAAAAATTATAATCTTTGACAACATTGGCGTTTCTGTTAAAATGAAATCCTTCTACAAATTTTGATTCAGGATTGTCTTTAACATATTCACGAACCTCAACATAATAAAAATGTTCAGGACCCCAAACATTAACATAAATGTAAGGGTCAAACTTAATCTCTATCCGTTCATTATTTACGATAATAAACATAATCTCCTATAATTAATTTATCTATGATTCCTTTTTTTAACGTATCAAACGCTTGTTGTGGAGAATCTATAATTGGTTCGTTGTGAGAATTAAATGACGTATTCAATAAAACAGGGATTCCTGAAATTTTATAATACGCGTTTAATATTTCCCAAAACTTTTTGTTTTTATTTTTTACAACAATCTGAGGTCTTGCCGTTTTATCGGATTTTTGAATAACTGCGGGAATTTTGTTTATCCAAGATTCTCTTGTGGAATAACAAATTGTCATAAATTCAGAAGAGTATTTTGATTTGGAAGGATAAAAAATTTCGTCAAAATATTCTTCCATTACAATTGGTGCAAATGGCATTATTTCATACCTCTTAAGTCTTTCATTTAGAACTCGGTGCGTACCAATTTCGGTTGGTTTAACCAATATACTTCGTGCGCCTAATGCTCTTGGACCATGTTCAAATCTATCCTGAAACCATCCTATAATACCACCATTATCGATGTCTGATGCAATTTCTTCAGGTACATATAGTGACTTATTGAAGTCATAATCTTTTGATATGTTGTCCACTTCTTCATTTGTGTATTCAATACCAAAAAACACATTTTTTAACTTAATTGGTTTTGTTATTTCACCCAACTCCACAGCTTTTTTAATACAGGCACCTAATGGAAGTCCTTCATCACCCATTGGGGGATAAACAAAAATCTCATCAACAAAATCTAATTCATTTATCTTTTGGTTCAACTTTACGTTTGCAAAAAGTCCACCCGAGAACGCAAATTTTCTATACTCAGGGTAAAGTTTGTTTAGGTCAGTTAAAAACTCAACAAACATTTTGTTTGTATAATGTTGTAAATTATATGAAAAAACTTCTCGTTGTTCTTTGGTATCAAAGGCACCTTGTAATCGTAATGAGTCCATTAAAAATTTAGTTCTTTCTCCTGTTGTTGATGGACTAAATTTTAAATCTTTATATTTTATAACGGACTTTAACATATTAATAATGTTTTCATCGTAATATCCGTCCGCCGCCATACCCATTAATTTACCTTCATCTTTACAAATTTTCCAAATTGATGCACCGTTCTCACCAACCCCTAAAATACCTGTAGTAGAAAATCCCCAAAGATGTGATAAACTTCCAAAGGTTGAATAATCCAAACTTTTAAGTAATGTCATTTTACCATTTTCACATAGGTAAATTTTCATAACTGACTTATCACCTCCACCATCATAGGATATTGTCATAACTTTTCCGTCCATTCCACTTGTAAAATATGAACCGTAACAATGTGAGTCGTGGTGACTAACTCTTTCATATTTACCATTTGTAAGTTCATCTGCATACAAATCAGGTACTGGCTCTACCATTATTCTATAGTCCGCATCTTTTATTTGTAAACCAGATAATTCAACAATTTTGGATGACGATAAATTTGGAAATGATTCGTATTTATCTCCTGCTTTGATTCTACTTAATCTCTCTTCCTCAATAACATATTTTATTTCACCATCAATGATTAATGATGATGTTGCACTATGTGAACCCGCAAAAAAAGAATAAATTGAACTCATATTAATTTTTGGAGATAATAAAATTATTGATGACCAAGTAGTCTAAATTGTTTTCTAAGAATGTATTAATTGCTTCTTTAGGTGTTTCTACAATAGGTTCTTTTGGTCCGTTAAAACTTGTGTTCAATAAAACAGGAACATTAGTTTTTTCGTAGAATTTTTTAATCAAAGAATAGAATTTAGGGTTATTTTTTTCGGTAACCGATTGATGTCTTGCAGAATTATCAATATGAACTACGGCTGGTATTTTATTTATCCAATCTTCTTTAACTGTTGTTGTCAACAACATGTAAGGTGAATATACATCAGATTCAAAAACTTCTGATTGATGCTCAAATAATACTGCAGGTGCAAAAGGTCTATACCACTCTCTTTTCTTTATGTCTGAGTTTATATGACCAGTCATCCATGACTTAATTGGAGATGCCAATATAGAACGATTACCTAACGCTCTTGGACCAATCTCCGAACCTCCTTGAAACCACCCAATAACTCTATTTTGTGTTAACCAATAACTAATTTCATTGATTAGTAAATCAAAATTATCGTATTCAGTATACTTTAAACCTGGATACTCGTTAAGTGCTTCAACAACATCGTTTTTACTGTATGATTTACCAAGATAAGGGCTTAATTGTTCTACTTCCGAAATATCGGTTAATTTTTGATATGCAAACCAAGCACAACCTAATGGAATTCCACTATCATCGCTTGGCGGAATGAAATAACAATTTTCATATAAACCTGAATTTAAAATTCTTTCATTAGAATTACAATTCAAAAAAGAACCACCCGCAACACATACATTTTCTGAACCTGTTTTATCTTTTGCGATTTTTGCTAAAATTAAGGATGCTCTTTCTTGTTCTCTTTGATATATTCCCGCAACACATGCTCTTGAAAAGAAATCAGACCCCCAAGTAACTTTTGGGTATATTGCGTTATTGGGAATATAGATATCATCACCTAAATCTTGAACATATTCAGGGGCTTCTTTTACAATTTCATCATCCGCATAAGATGCCAGTCCCATTAATTTACCTGCAGGCCAAGTATGTTCATTTGGTTCATAGATTAACTGTAAAGAACCTTGTGAATATACGGTACCAACCGACACACCTTCATTAGTATCAATAGGTACAGGATATTTTATCCATTTTTTATAAACTTCATTATATTCATTTTTCTTAAAATGATATATTGAAATTCCTTCTGTCCAATCTTCATCAGGGTTCAATCCCGTACGGTCAACTTCATACCATAAATGTAATTTATTTTTGAAGTTTAATATACTACCTGACGCGTCGGCAACAATAACCGCAGCGTCATCAAATCCTGAACTAAAGAATGTTGAATAAGCGTGTGCTAAATGGTGAGGTATAAAAAATAATCTATCGTAACTAATGTCATTATATTTTCTGAAAAAATCCGCAGCTGTTTTATCCTCAAGCTCCGTTGTACTATAAACAAAAAGGTCAATTTCTTTATAAGTAATACCAATTGAGTTTAGACAATAATTTATTGACTCAAAAGGTATAAGTCCTCCTTGATGTGCTCCATCATGTTTAACACGAGAAATTCTTTCTTGTGTTATACCCACAATAACTTTCCCATCTTCAATAATAACCGCTCCTTTATCGTGGCCTACTGAAAACCCTAATACCCTCATTTAAAATTTGTTTTTAAAAAAATTATACCTCTTCGGTTGGTTCCACAACTTCAGGACCCTCATTTTTTTGGTCCATATTTACCGCGGTCCCTTCTTCAAGGTCTTCTTCACACTTATATATGTGAACTTGGTTTTGATATTCAAAAACGATAACTTTTTTTACGTCTTCTCCTAAATTAATGTCTCCTTTGATGTCGACAACAATACCTTCACCTTCTTTAAGAATTAAACCTAAAGCTCTGGCAAAAATTAATGATGCGTTAATAAGGTCTTGAGGGTTTTGTCCCTGACCTGATTGTTCTGGGTTTGTGTAATTTGAATCTTGCATTTTATTTTATTTTTATTCTGTTTCTTGTGATATTATGTCACCGTATTGTGACGCGGCTTTTGGATTTCTCTCCTTAAAAATTTCATATGCGATTTGATATCTTCCAAGCTCAACTTGACATGGGAAAATTTCAACCTCTAAAGAATCAATTACATTTTGTAATGAATCCATAGTTTGAACTTTAGAAATATCTCCGCCACTAAACACCTCAATTTTTAATTCTTTTTCTTTTAATTTTTGTTCTTGTTTACTGTACATAACAGTTCCCCAGCAAAGAATTAATCCAAGGATAACAATTGTAATTCTCAATGATTTGTCTGACATATTACTCATAATTATAGGTTTTATTTTTAAGAAATGAATGATTCTTGATACGCATTCCAAACATTCAATAAAGTTTTGTCTTCGTACATAATTTGTGGAATGTATGGTTTAGATTTCATGTTCATTTTGGCCTCATCTGGTGTTCTATCTGCTTTTTTACGATTACATTTCATACAAGACGTAACAAGGTTAGTCCATTCATTTGTCCCACCTCTTGATTTGGGTAATACGTGGTCTAAGGTCAACTCTTTTTTTGACCCACAATAAACACACTCATATCCGTCTCTTTTATATATTCGACTTCTGTTTGCCCTTAATGTCCTTGAACGATGTTTGATATATTTCAGTAATCTAATAATAAGTGGACGTACATAAGTATTATATCCTGCAACAATCGGATTTTCGTCTGATTTTACAATTTCTGCCTTTCCTTTATCAACTAACACAAACCCCCTCCAAACACTAGTTGTGTTTAACGGAGTGTAGTCAAAATTTAATACCAATACAGTGCTCATCACTAAAATTTTTTACAAAGATATATTATTTTTATTAAAAACAAAAGGGGTCAATTTAGTCGACCCCTTTATATTATACTACAGATTTAGCAATAGTTTATGGTTCGAGGTTTTCCACGTCTCAAATCGCCCGAGTTCTCATATTTTTGGTTAGTTCCCAAAAGACACGTTATATTTTTGTCTGTCATAATATCTATAAATATCACAAAAAAATTTCCAAAATCAAATTTATTGTTTATCTTTGTATCAAATTGGACTTGTAGCTCAGTTGGTTAGAGCAACACACTCATAATGTGAAGGTCCCTGGTTCGAGCCCAGGCTGGTCCACTAAACTATTAAAAAAAAAATAATTATGCCTGAATTTTGTGTAGAAGAAATCGACATTGACCCGTATGAATTTGTTACGGCCTGTGACCCAAGAGAAATTAAAGAATTAATTGAAGGGTTAGTTGAAGAAAACCATTTACCTAAATCAGTGTTGTCTCAAATACAAACTGATAAAAATGGTAAACCAAAAACATCTATTTTAGAAGATGAATTTTTAGAGAAAATGGATAAGTTATCTCAAAAATTTCATGTTATAAGTAGGGAAGATGAAGACACCTTAGAAACAATTTTTAAAAAATACATTTAAACAAACAATCATGAAAATCAAACAATTATTATTATCATTCCTTACCTTATCGGTATTTGTTGTGTCTTGTTCTAAAGAAGACATCACTGGAGTAGACTTCGAAAAAACTAAAATTGAGCAATCCCAAGAACTTAACTCAACTTCAAGTACGAACCCTAATTTAAGGGTTACGACAAGTTCAACACCTAATTTGAAGGCGTATGTTTTTATTGAAAAGCAAGCTAAAACAACATTAATTGTTAATTACCTTAAAAACTCAGTTCCAAGAAACCCACAATCTACAAGCGTTCCATTTTACTCTTGTTGGACAATGGTGAGTATTCAAAATACCAATTACCGAGATTTAAACAATTATTTAAACATGCCATTTTGGACTAATGGTGTGTTACCACAAGTTATTCAGGCTGACATACCACAAGTAAGTGGTGGAGTTGATGAACACGGTAACCCTAAAATGGCATATAATTTTACAACAGTAAAAATATCTAAAAATACTGTTAATGATAACGCTTGGGTTTTAGTTTTGATTCCTGTCTCGGCAATGAATAATGATACAAAAAGACAAACTAGAATTGGTTATTATGCGAAAAACGGTACAAGAATAGTGTCAAGTGCTAACAATAGTCAAACAGTGTTGAACACAAATACTCAGTTGTCATCATACTTGATTAATTATACAGGGAATGTAATTCCACAGGGTCAATATAGAGTTTATAGTACTTATCCAAACTCATCAATGAGGATTAATTTCAATATGACAAATGATGTTTATTTGAGAGGTTTTAGTAACTAATATTTATTTTTTGGTTTTTAAATATATTTATTGTAATATTGCACTATGAAAACTATGAACACAAATACGAATTTAGACACACCGACAACTCCTAATGGGGATGCGGGCACTATTTGCGTAAGTTCAGAAGCGAGTGGTTGGTAAACAATATTATAGCCAATTATCTAAACCCTGAACTAATACTTCAGGGTTTTTTTATGTACGGGATGTAGCGTAGTCAGGTATCGCGCCACGTTTGGGACGTGGAGGCCGTTGGTTCGAATCCAGCCATCCCGACAAAAGTTTCCTTTGTTGGAAAATTTGATTATAATTTTGCTCTATCGTATAATGGTTATTACGGAGGACTGTTAATCCTTTTATCCTGGTTCGAGCCCAGGTGGAGCAGCTGAGGTGGGTGGAAAATTTCCAATGTTGTGGTATCGTGGATGGAGTAATCCTGAAGCATAAACAGACAAAAAGAAAGAAATGAAGTTAAAAACATTCTTATTGACTGTGTTGTTATTGTTAGGAACAATGACAACAAAAGCACAAGAGAAGCAAGTACAAACAACTTATCAGACACAAGATGATAGGTTGACAAAAGAAGAATTGTACGAGCAGATAATTAAGTTTGGTATAAAATTTCCTGATATTGTGTTTGCACAAGCTGTGTTAGAGTCAGGAGCATTTACATCAAAATTGTTCAAAACGGCAAACAATCTGTTTGGAATGAGAGTTCCAACAAAAAGAGAAACGTCTTCAGTTGGTAAAACTCAGAGCGGATACTCAAAATATACAGATTGGAACCTTAGCGTATATGATTACTTTTTATGGCAAGATTATATGTTAAAAGGTAAAGACGATTTGACAAAAAATCAGTATCTTGCACTACTCGGAAGGGTATATGCGTCTGATAAGAGATATGTTAGTAGTTTAAAACGAGTAATCGGAGAACATCAACACATCTTAACAAATTAAAAAGTTTGGGGTGAAACTCCCCACACACGGTCCCGTGGTTGAATGGTTACAATTCCACCCTGTCACGGTGCGAGATACGGGTTCGAATCCCGTCGGGACCGCCAAAATTGCGGAAGTAGCTCATTTGGTAGAGCACCGTCCTTCCAAGTCGGGGGTGGCCAGTTCGAGCCTGGTCTTCCGCTCAACGGGTTGTGGGAACCCATGAGTATGTGATGAGCATACACCCACAAATGCCTCCTTAGCTCAGCAGGTAGAGCAACTGATTTGTAATCAGTAGGTCGTTGGTTCGATTCCGACAGGAGGCTCAAACAGGGGAATTAGCTCAGTTGGTAGAGCGCTTGATTTGCATTCAAGTTGTCGTGGGTTCGATTCCCTCATTCTCCACTAAAACTTTTATTTATGCAATTATTTTGGTCGTATTACGTTGTTTGTTTCATTTACTGCGTAATCATGTCAATTAGAAAATGGAACAGAGATGTTATGTCAGGTGGTCTTGGAATATCTCCAGGTCTTGAGAGTATGGCGTTAATTATTATGTGTTGGATTTTAGCACCTATTGATGTATTTTTAACATGGGTTAGGGTTTACAAAGAAGCTGAGGAAGCAAGAAGAAACAACTCACAAATTAAATAATCATGGCACATCCAAATTTACATGCAAAATCATCCGCCAAAAAGTTTGGAGGAAAACCTGAGGATTACATTCATTTACATGAATGGTTAGATGAAACCAAATCTTGGTTTGGAGATTCTCTTCATAGAATGTTTAGACATCATAGTGAAGGAATTTTTGAAATGGAAAAAAGATTTGGAACTGAGTTCTTAAACTCAGACGGAAAAACAGTTTATACCCGATATGTTGGAGAACAACACGTAAAAGAAGATTGTAATAATTACATACCTTCAGCCAAAGAGTGGATTAGTAACATCTCGTCAAATCAAAGACCCCAATGGATGTTAAAAACAATGAAATTAGAGTTTGAAGACTGATATTTATTTATATGGAAAAACTTTTAACAACAGAAGAAAAACAATACCTGAGAAGAGTTTGTAATTATTTGAGCTCTCTCGGAATGGAAGTCGGTGAGTTTGAATTCGAGATGGATGATTATGGTGATACACTTAACTATAATAATATAGATTGGAATCAAATGACACATTTCTCCAATAACTGGAGAGCGGACGTTCCGTCAGGGTTGATACCGATACTTCAAAAAATTACGAAGTATGCGTCTGACCAAGAATTATATAGTAGTGAGACACCAGATATTGATGCGATGTCATGGCAAAAGTTTGAGATTAGTATTAATTCTGCAAACAAAGACATTTCATTTAACCATTATTGGTCTTGGTATGATAGAGGAGACGCTAGTGGGACTGAATGGTCAGAAGAAGAAGGTCAAGAAATTTTTGAAGAATGGGAAAAAGATGGGGTTCTATCTGATTTAGAAATTCCACAAGATGGAATATTAACTCTAAGATATAATGGTTCGGGGGATTCTGGTTATATTGAAAGTTCATTTGAAGAAAATGGTGATTCAGTTCCGTCAACAATTGAAGATTGGTGTTATAATCAACTTGAAAGTCATTATGGTGGTTGGGAAATTAATGAAGGGTCAGACGGAGAGTTCGTATTTAATTTCAATGACATGACAATTGAATTAAATCACACTTATAATACAGAAGAAAATTCTTCTGATACGTTATGGGAAGAAGAGTTTGATGCTCAATAAAAAAGGTAATAACTTTATATAATAGGACCCCAAACTAAAAAAAAAGTTTGGGGTTTTTTTTGATTTATGATTCCATAAAGGTTATATTTGTAAGACAATGCCGAGGTGGTGTAATGGTAGCCACGAGGGACTTAAAATCCCTTGGTCAGTAAACGGCCGTGAGGGTTCGAGTCCCTCCCTCGGTACAATGGTTCGGTAGCTCAGTTGGATAGAGCAACTGCCTTCTAAGCAGTAGGTCAATGGTTCGAATCCATTCCGAATCACAATCATTATCGTACCTCAGTGAGATACGGCGCAAGTTACACACTTAAACAACGCGGGAGAGGCGCCTTTCCCGATGTGGCTGAAGCGATAATGACACACCCCGATGGCGTAACGGTAGCCGCGTTGGTCTTAGGAACCAATGACTTCGGTCGTGAGAGTTCGAGTCTCTCTTGGGGTACAAGATTTAAATTATGTACGTAAAAAATCCATTAGTTAAAACAAGTCAGGAGAATCTTTTTCATCTTGCACCTATTCCTGTGTTTATGAAAGTATTCACAGATGACGAACTTCAAGACGAAGTTTATAATTTTGGTTTTAATGCTCTAACCGACCAACAAAAATTGATGGGTCAAGAGTTACCAGAACAATACGACGAACAAAGACAATCTACATATCAAGTAAACTACAATAGGCAAGACATGTGGGTGGAACCAACGGAACATAACCCCATTGGTAGTCGATTTTGGACCCCGCCAAACGATTTTCTTAATATAGATGAGGAATGTGTTAAGAAAATTAAAAAAAGGGTAGAATTGGGTTATATGGAGATGCTGGACAAACTTGGATTTGAACACAACAGAAAACCAATGATTACTGAGAGTTGGATGCAATATTATAATCCAACTGAAGGTCGTGGACATAACGCTCATAATCATTGTAGATGGCAACCAAATGAAGAAACAACTTTAAACTTTTCTGGTGGTTATTATCTATCTGACGGAGACCCAGTTGATGACCATCCATATAGTGGGGTATTTACATTTCACGTTAGGGGAATGTCTTACTTTATTAGACCAAAGAAAGGGATGTTAATAATTTGGCCTTACGATATTGTTCATTCGGTTAAACCTTTTTACGGAAAAACTCACAGATGTGTGATTAATTTTAATATTCAGGGATAATATTTTTTGTGGTACGAAATATTTTTGTATCTTTGTATTGTGATTGAGGAGCACGATTTAGATACACAAGCTCAATTACAAACTGGGTAACACGGGAACGATTCAGATACTAGTGTTACCCTTTTTTTTTTTAAATGTCTGAGTAAATCACCAATTGGTTTTCACCCACTCTAAAAGGGTTGTATTTGGATTCTCTGAATACTGTTTTGATAATTAATTGCCAATAAGTTCCTCCAATATGAACAGGAGTTATTGCCATGGCTAATTCCCATTTTAAGGACTTTACAACAAAATCTACTTCAGGGTTAATTTCCCTTGAAACTATTTTTTCGGCAATATCTTTTTTTACTGTACTGATAATCTCTCTAATTTCAGCGTTAACAATCGGTCTTACATTATACCCTTCAATATCATCTCTTGTGTCTCTATCAAAGGCGTGAGTGGTCCTGTTTACGTCAAATAGGAATACTACTTCTAAAGACGAATTAACTTGAGTGATTCTTTTTTCAAGTAATAATTCTTCCTTAATGATTTGTCTCAATGTTTTCATCTTTTATAAATAGTTAAAAAAAATATTTGACACCCAAAGATTTTTTTGTATCTTTGTACTATATATAAGAAACAATGAAAACTACATTTAAACATATGGTCTTTAGTACACAACAATCGATTTGTTGGTATGAGCGTATGCTATTATGTAGTTCGGATGTCAAAATAGGATAATTTTTTTAGATTAATAAACTAAATTTTTTATATACCCCGAACTCGTAAAAAGGTTCGGGGTTTTTTATTTTGATGTTTTTTGGTTCTTTGATTTATTGGTCGTATTTTTGTTGAATAATTGCTCCGTTGGACAAATTGGTTAAGTCGTCACCCTTTCACGGTGAAGATTACGGGTTCGAGCCCCGTACGGAGTACAAACAGTCCTTTAGCTCAGTTGGGAGAGCGCTTGTTTTACATGCAAGATGTCGTAGGTTCGATTCCTACAGGGACTACAAATGGTGATGTAGCTCAGTTGGTAGAGCACTTGGCTGAAGACCAAGGTGTCGTCAGTTCGATTCTGACCGTTACCACAATAAGACTTCGTAGCTCAGTTGGCTAGAGCACTTCACTTTTAATGAAGGAGTCCCGAGTTCGAATCTCGGCGGGGTCACATTAGAAAAATTAAATAAAATTGTGTATATTTGTAATATGAAAGTTGTAACAAAAAAAGACTGTACTGACATCTTCTTCAACCTTTTTGAGGGTTCAGTGCTCCATGATGTAAAAGAGGTTGGGTCCAACTACGTTGGTGTATTCTCATCGTTTATGGGTTCATATTACGTTGAAGTACCAAAAAAGAGATGTAAAAAATATAAAGAGAAAAAAAATGAAAGCTGTTTTAGAATTTAATTTACCTGAGGACCAACAAGATTTCGACTTGGCAACTAAAGGAATGAAGATGTGGTCAATACTTTGGGATTTGGACCAATCATTGAGAGCGAAAACTAAATATGCTTCCGATGATTTACCACAGGACAAGTATGACGCATATCAGGAAATAAGAAATGAACTTCGTGAATTAATGTCAGAGAATATGATTAACTTTGATATGGTTAAATAAAACAATGGTCGGGTGGCCGAGCGGCTTAGGCGTTAGTCTGCAAAACTAATTACCCCAGTTCGATTCTGGGTTCGACCTCAAAAAATAAACTTATGGAAACAGACACAAGAGTATTAAACGATTTCAGAAGAAGAATGGACAAACTGGGAATCAAATGTGAATTCGCAGGTAACATTCCATGGATTTATCTTGAAAAAGTTAATGGAAAAAGAGTAACCGAACGTTTTTGTGGAAACCACGGATTTACCGTGGCATTCTATCCAATCCGTGTCGGACAAAAGATGGAACTTACAGATATCGGAGAGATAATGAAGATTATCAGGAAGTATAGGTAATATAAGCGGGTGTAGCTCAGTTTGGTAGAGTACTGGTCTCCAAAACCAGTTGTCGGGAGTTCGAACCTCTCCACCCGTGCAAAACATACAGTATAATCAGTCAAGCCGTATTTAGCTGTTAGTGTATGTTAGATAAGAGAAGGAGACGGCTGGGACATTCTATTATCGTTTTATAGGTTGATTGGGGAATGGTGGTACCTATGACATGAGAGTGTATTTTGGTCGGTATCATCGGAGTTGGGAGAAATACACCTGAGTAATGCCAATCGTAAAAGGAGATGTCCACTCGACCATCTTCTCCTTTCCTAACTTGGGAGTGTTGAGCAACGGTTGCTTAGCAGACTGTAAATCTGTGGTCGTCGACATTGGGGGTTCGAATCCCTCCACTCCCACACTAAAGTGTCCTTTAGTATAACGGTAGTACAGGTGGTTTTGGTCCATCCAGTTGGGGTTCGAATCCCTGAGGGACAACAACGGTTTTATGGTGTAATGGATAGCACACGAAACTACGGATTTCGGAGTTTGGGTTCGAGTCCTAATAAAACCACTAAACTGCGTGGCTTAGTGGGAAAGAACTTTCTCTCATAAGGAAGGTCAAGTGAGTTCGAACCTCATACACGCAACATATGGTGTCTATAGCTCAGTAGGTAGAGCGCTTGATTGTGGTTCAAGTTGTCACGGGTTCGATTCCCGTTAGTCACCCAAAAGTGTTTACAACGGACAAGGCTTAGGCGTAAGTACGATGACCACAGGGGGAATCGTCATACTGCGGTGGGTAGCGAGTGGTTGACCAAAACACTTTTATTTGGAGGAATGGCAGAGCGGTTGATTGCACCAGTCTTGAAAACTGGCATACTCGAAAGGGTATCTGGGGTTCGAATCCCTGTTCCTCCGCAAATTGTAAGGTGGCGAAATTAGGTTGTCTCAGTTATGACCTTGGCATACGCACCCTCCTGTCTCGGGGGCGGGGACAAAGAAATAGATTGATAATATGGGGTAGACCACCAGCTTGCAAGCGTTGTGTTATCAATTGAATCTCCTCTTGAAGGTTCGACTCCTTCCCTTACAGCACATTGGAATATAGCTCAGTTGGTTAGAGCGCTATCCTGATACGGTAGATGTCGATGGTTCGAATCCATCTATTCCAACATGGAATCACAAATTAAAAAAAAACAGACAAACAGAACAAAGTTTAAAAAAATTGTTAAAGAGTACAAAGAGGCTACCACATTTGAAATTTGGGAAGGAGTTAGAGATAATTTTACTTTTGGTTTTATTGGTGCGACTATTGTTGTATTCATTGCAACAAGAACGGATTTAGCGGTGTTATTAGGGTACTTAACATATTACTTTTATATGGGTAAGATTGTTAACAGACCAAAATACGTTACAGATTTAGGTAAAATGATTGTTTTCCCATTACCATCAGCTCTTGGTGCGTTTACAGGATATAAATTATCTTATTATTTAATACAATTATTACAATAAGGAGGGTTACCCAAGTTGGTGAAGGGGCCTGTTTGCTAAACAGGTAGGGTGTAACAGCCGCGTTGGTTCGAGCCCAACACTCTCCGCATAACAAAATTTTAACAAAAAAAAACTTTTAAAATAATTGACACATAAGATAATTCTTCATATATTTATGGTTCATAAGTTAATAAAATACATAACAAACAAAAAACAAAAAAACATGAAAAAAATCGTAGCACTATTTGCAATTGCAGCAACAACAATGTTAGCATCTTGCGGAAACGGGACTGGTAAATCTACAGAAGCGGTTGATTCAACTGCAGTAGCTGTTGATTCAGTTAAAGTTGATTCATCTGCAGTGGCAGTTGATTCAGTTAAAGCTGATGTTGAGAAAGTAGAAGAAGTAAAATAATTTATAACTTTCCCTTAAAAACAAAACCCACCTAATGGTGGGTTTTTTATTATAACATCTTTTTAATTTTTTCTATATTTTCATTAACCTTTTTTCTATTGAATGGGTCTTTTAAGAAATTTAAAACCCATGGGTCTACTTGTTGTTTGTCGGCAACACCACCATATCTTTTTTCTGTTCTGTTACCTGACTTATCATATTTATCTTGAAACAATTTACCTGGAATACCCATAATAGATGCCATAAGAGGGTCAAAATACTCAGGGTCAGAACTTTTTCTTGTTTTATCTACCTCTTCTTCTTTATCCTTTTCTTTTTTATCTATTTTTAAATCCTTAGAAGGAATATTAATTCTATTCCACCTACTATCATACATAATAGCTTCTACATCCGAATCAGTAGTACCTAATACATCACCAACATTTACTCTCCTACCATTACTAACTTTTACATTTGATATACCACAATATTGTAAATAAACAGTTCCGTTGTCATTATTTTCAATAGTTAATTGATTTGCGCAACCCGAAAAATACTTTTTATTGTTAATAACACCAGATATTGGAGATTTAATTTTTGGATTATCATCTTTTGGAATTATAACCCTACCATATCTGTTTGATATATTTTTACCAAAATTTCTCTGCTCATTCAACCCTTCGGCACTTGTCACAGTCCCAACAACTTCTGCATATTTTGGAATACTTGATGATGTTTGTGAAGATTGTTTACTAACGGCATAATCATACGCTTTTGATGATGCGTCATCAGTAGAAGGAGAATTACTAATTTCTCCTCCAGTAATTTGTTGACCTTTTGCACATTTCATTGTACCATCATCATTCAAAAACTGTCGTATGTTTCCAGTCTCAACTCCAATGTGAACGTGGTCGTAACTACTATTAGGAAAATCCATAATATAACCTAAAAATTGACCGCACTTGATTGTTGCTCCTTTTGTTACAGGTGAGCCTTCCAAATGTGTGTAATAAATACTTGGAAGACCTCCGTCACTTTTCACTGTAAAACTTTGACCGTAAAGTTTTTTTCCTTGGGTTGCTCTAACCTCTCTTCCATAGTCTGAAAATGTTTGGGCAACTCCATCGGCTAATGCATAAACAGGTGTACCTACGGGTGCCGCAATATCCCAAGCATTATTACTTTGCCATCCTGATTGACCTGCGTGAGCCCCGTCTACAGGTATTTTTACGTTATTACCACCAAATAATTCACTACTTGCGGAAGAGGCTTCTTTAAGAATTATATCGTAAAGTTTTAAAATTTCTTGTATTTCTTCGTTCATTCCTTCTGCACTTGTTACTGTACCAACAACCTCAGCATATTTTGGTGATGAACTTGTTGTGGATTTATTTTTAGACGTTGCATAATCATACGCATCTTCTGATGCTTTAGACGAGGATTCAGGGGTACTTCCTGTCATGACAATACCTTCTTTGCCAATAAAATTCATAGGGTCAACAACTTGACCATCTTTTCTTAAAGTAAAATGTAAATGTCTACCATCACTTCTACCTTTACCAGGGTCATTAGGACCACCACCACTAATTCCGATTACTTCACCTTTTTGAACTTTTTGACCTGCTCTTACATTAATTTTTTGCATGTGGCAATACCCTGATTTATAACCGTCAGCATGATTAATCATGATAGTACCTCCACAATCATCATTTTTGATTGCGGCAATGTCAACAACACCATCCGCAGGAGATTTAACATTTGCTGCGTCCGCAGCTAAATCAACACCATTATGTAATCTACCCCATCTTGGTCCAAAACCAGAATTTACTCTTACAGTATCTAATGGAGCTTCCAAAGCGGCTTCATTTAAACCAATCGTTTTTATAATTGACTTTTGTGATTCGGTAATCTGATTGTAGATTTCTAAGATTTTTTTATCTATGCTCATATTGAAATAAATATCATAGACATAAATAAAAAAGACCAATATTAATTGGCCTTTTTAGTATAAACTAATCTCTTAGTTTTTTGTTCTTCTTTTTGTTCTTCTTTTTTTGGTTTTTCGTCTTTAATCTTAATCAAACCATATTTTATATATCTATACCAAATTCTTTCATGAATATAATACTGAATTGGTTTATATACTAATTCCGCAACTCCAAATGCTGCTCCAACTGTTATACTTCCACTAACTGCCCACATTATTAAAAATCCTATTAATGTGCTGATTATACGATAACTAATTGTTTTTGCTAAGTGTCTCTTAGCAGATACTTTAATTTGACTCATAAGATTTTACACTCTCAGGTATGGTTATATTTTTTAACCCACCGTTTCTATCTAAGTTTATCCCAACCGCTCTGTCTATCGGATTTTCAGGGTCTTTGTCATTCAAAATGACTCTTGTACCTCTACCACAATCCATAATTAATTGATGGTATTTTACACCAATCTTTTCTAATTCTTGTTTGGTAAATAATTCGTAGGTTGAAGGTCTGGCTGTTGTTATCATAACAACTGAACCATTATCATAGTGGTTATTAACAAAATCAATCACATCCTGAATTGGGGTAAGTATTGATTCAGATAACTCACTAAACTTACGATACTCAACTAGTGTACCGTCTATGTCAACAAATAATGTTGGGTTTTTAATTACTTTACTCATGGTATTAATCTATCTTTTGGAATGAATATCCAAAGTAAAAAATAAGTGAAAATCGTAGGAAACGGAGTGAAAATTCCAATTAAAAACAAAACTCGTACTACAGTTTCGTCAATGTTAAAATAATCTCCAATTCCTCCGCAAACTCCTCCAATCTCTCCGTGTTCGCGTCTTAATAGTCTTTTCATAAAAAAATTGTTTTTAATAAAAAAGATGGTCAGAGGTTGGTGGGAATATTAACCCTTGGAGCTAGCACCCGTTCACTGCTGCAGACAGTTACACCAACTTGACCATCATACGTTAAAATGTGCAATTGTCACCGTGTTGGTCCCAATCATCCTGAGAATCTTGAGAGCAATTTGGGTCGAGTTCTACCTCAAAATCCAAATAAGACATACATTCAACGATTTAACTTCTTTAATACAAATATAGTATATTTTTAATTATTATCAAAATTGATTTTATTCATTTCTTCTATAGATAATTTTTCCATTTTCCACTCTAACCATACATCCATGTCCTTTAGTTGTTCTAATGTATTTTCGTGAACTAAAACAAACCCTTCAGGGGCGATTCCATGAAATTTTCTGATATGACCTTCTTCTTTGATTAATTTCTTAATGTCAATTGTCGTCAGTTTTTCTTGTTTTTCCATGAGGGTAAGGTTTTCCGTTTCCGTCTAATAACACAAATACAATCTCATCAATTTTAATAATAGAATCTTTTGTTTTTTTATTTCTAACATCACAAGCTATTGTAATGGATGTAGTACCAATTTTAACTAAATCTAATCCAAATTCAATAACATCACCAACTTTTGCTGTAGACACAAAATTTATTTCAGACATTGCTTTGGTTACAATGTTCGAACTGTTCAATTGGCATATTGCATAAATTGCAGACTCTTCATCAATCCATTGAAGAACCCTGCCACCAAATAGGGTTCCTCTTGGATTTAAATCTTCTGGTTTAATTAATCTTCTTGTCCTGTATTTCACTATTTAAAAATTTTATAATTTTTTCTTTAATACCTGTTTGTTTGATACCCTCAGTACTTTTCGGAGTCTCAACAAAATTATCTAATCCCCACTCATGCTCGTAAGGTATACTATAGTCAAGACCTTCTTTACCCATTCTCAAATCATCAATAGAAACCCAATGAGTAATCTCGGGATGGTCATGTAGGTATTGTTTAATTTCAATAACTCTAGTTTGTTCCAAATCCCATGCTCGAGACCACATAAAACCAGCAGGATATGCATCAATGTACCAAGTACATTGACCCAAATTAGGGGTAAATGCAATAGGTTTCTTTTTGATTCCCTGAGACTCATAATATTCACCCATCTCCTCAACGTTTGCCCATCTTTTCCAATCAGACGACACAACGATTTCCGCTCCTGTTTCTTCTAAGATTTCATTTAAGATTTTGATTGCCTTTTTATTGAAGTTATCAAATCTACAATCTAAAGGGACTTCACTATTTGTCATAGACAATTTTCGTCCGCCCCATTCCTTTTGTTTTTTATGGCGACCACCCCACTCAGTAGATAAGCATATTACTCCGTCATGGTCTAAAAATATAACTTTCATATCAATTCTTTTTTTCTTTTTCTTTTAGCCATGCGTCATAACCATATTTATCAAATTCTTCTTTAGTCCCAATTCCTATTGGGACAAAAAGGGCAAATCCATTATCATCTTCAAAATGGTTACATTCGTCTTCCATAGGAAAAAACTCCCATTTCCAATATTCAAACACATCACCATTCCATCTCGCAATTCCTGTACACCTGTGGTCACCAATGTAATACTCGCCAACAACCAAGTCTTTTTTTGGAATTGCACCCAACTCAATTAATTTTGGGATATAAAACTGTTCCCATTCTTCTTTATCTACTATTGGTAATTGTGGAATATCGTTTTTATCCTTAAACGGACCTCGAGTTTTCCAATATTCTTTGACACGAGCATATCTCTCTTCTTTGGTCTCAGTTTTCTGTTTGACCCAAGTTTTGAATGCCTCTTTGTCATTAAATTTTTCCATATCACAAAGATAATGTATTTATATAAAAAACAACGCGGAATTCGCATAAATTTTAAATACCTACATATGGAAGATGGTGAAAAGAATGAAAACGTGGAGAAGGAGCCTCCAAGACAACCTATCACAGGTATTTTTAATGCTCGCGTTATTTTTCAATCCTTTTGGATTCGATGCCGTTCAATACTCCCTAATATTACTGACAGGAAGTTTATGGAGCGCAAACTTCGTTTTGTATTGTGTTGCGGGGTTGTTTTTTGGATTATATATCTACTTTCGAAGGTTATCTAAAGAGCCTTGAGCTTACCTTCTTTGAAGGCCTCAAAATTTGGACCTTTGATGAGGAAATAATCTTTTCCTATTTTTCTATAATTTAAAATTCCAGCATTTTTTGCTGCGGCAAAGAATGAAGAATGTTGACCTCTTAAGTCTCGAGGATTATATAGAAAACCAAGTTTACTTTTTCTAAATTGTGTTTTACCGTCTTGAGTTATTTTTTCTAAATAACCAATATCTGTGAGGAAATCTAGTTTTGTTCCTATCTTTCCTTTATCCAAATAATCAACAAGTTTTTTAACCCAACCTTTATTTTTACCAAATTTGTAACCATAGGTAGACCTAAAAACTCTTGAAGAACCTGCAACTTTTTGAAGTAATTTTGGATTGTTTTTAATGTGGTCTAATACTCTTGTTACAATGTGTCTTCTAACACCTTCAGCGGTTTCTGCGGGGGTTTTACCAAGATAGTATGTTGAATCAATTCCCCACCCTTCAAGACCAAGGTCCTCAAAATCATCACCCGCAACCTCATCATTCCCCATAAACCCTATGCTGGCAGAGAACGTTCTATCATCTTTACTTTTGTACGTAATAAAAACTTGATATTCGTCAATTAATTTATTTTCTGTGTCCGATTTTAAAGAAACTGATAAGCGGGCTTCGGAATGTCCAAAACCTAAATCGAGGATGTTTTGGAACCCTCTTATATAAGTTGTTAAATTATAATTAGAATTTAAGTAATTTTTAGCTTCAACAGAATTCTCACCCACTTTATCAAAAGTTTCTATCAAAAATCTGTCTGTCATTGACCCCTTGTAAACCTTATAGTCATTTTTAATTGACTCAATCATTTCAGGAAATGCATATTCAAATACATCAATTTCTCTTTGACTCATTGGTGAATCTTGAGCATCCCAATATCTCATAAACCCTTCATCATCAAAATGGATTGCAACTTTTGAATAATTTTTGTTTGTGGATTTGGCTTTGTTGATAATAAAATATAACGATTGACGACCTGAGGTATATCTACCAAAATGACCTGAACCTTTTGATGTAACACACCACTTAGTGTTTGAGCCATACTTACAAGAAGCTTCTTCAGTTTTTGGTTGAATCACCACAAAATCTCCTTTTTCATAGATTTTTTTAGATTGACCTTCTAATTCTTTTTCTTTCTCTTTTTCATGGAATGGTAATAAAGCTCCTTCTAATTCAGAAAAAGTATTATATTGATTAATATCTTTCTTATTTAATTGAGATTGATATTTGTCAAAATCTTGTATTAACCCAACGGCAATATCAACATTCATATCAATATCTGAATTTGGGTCTAAAGCCTTTAAAATAAAGTCAGTGTATTTGTGATTGAAATCTACAAGGTCGGAAATATTCAAAATCCAGTTTAATGTTTCTTCATCAAACTTGTTTGAGTATTTTTTCTTTAGGTCTTCTTTTCTACCTTCTAATATAAGAATTGACATGAATTTCATACCAATAAATACCAATTACTTCCAAAACAATTGGATTCCAACAATTGTTAACGCCAGTAATATACACACAACAGTTTTTAATGACATATGTTCCCCAAACAACATTGAAGACATAGATGTAAAAACCATGATACCAAGCGCGAATCCAATCAATCTACTCGGCCAAATTTGACCACCAAAACCTTCCACATACATTCTAACGGCTACAATGTACAAATAACTTATTGGGATACTTGAAAGTAAAACCACCCACATATATTTTTCGTACCATCCATATTTGATGGCCCCTTGTAATTGCAGAAATGAACCTATCTGACCAAAAATCATAATGATAGTTGCAATTAATACTTTTGTTAAACTCATAACGTAATAATAGTAAATTATTTAAAATAAAAAACCCCCACCATAGGTGAGGGCTTAAAATTTTAATTAAAAGAATATTAATTTCCTCTTGATGGAAATCTTGTCCAACCATTAGTCCATGTTGGTTTAGAAAGTATTTCTAATTCTGCTCTCGTATAATTTTTCTCAAGGTTACCTTCACTTAACGATTTTTCTTTCATTTGTAATGCGGTAAACACTGTTGAGGTTGATTTAAAATTTAATAATGGGTCAAACGATTGAACCTCATTATTTTGAAATTTAGATACCCCATCTCTATATGATTGTGCGGTTTCATTACTTTCAATAGAAAACGAACCTTTTTGATAACCTAATATCTTTGAGTTTGTTATTGTAAACTGTGTTGCACGTCTCCATCTTAACCCTAAATTATGGTTTGATAGTGATGACACATCAAACGGTCCAATTAAAATCATACCACTTAATTTAGGATGTGTAAAAGGTTGTGATGATGAACCTGTTCCATCGTTATCACATTCTACACCATTTCCTGCATCTCCGTTGTCTACAAATTGAGGGTCTCTTTTTGAAACACTGTTTGTTACGGTTCCGTTATATCCAAAGTCAAAATCGTAATCATCATCTGCGGTCGCAAACGCGTATAAGTTTCTTGGTGATACAGTTCCTCCAAAGAATTCAAATGCATCATCGTTAGCGTAAATTGTTTGAACATATTCAATTATTGTTCCACTACCAACACCACCTAATGTCAATGCATTTATTTCAGAATTCGGCATTGCCGCGATACCAGCGTATTCAATTCTTACATAACGAAGAATACCGCTATTATCTAAATCGTTTGTTCCACCAAACGGTCTGCCAATACCACCTTCGATTGTTGGTTCTGATGTTCTATTGGTTTTTGCTCTACCCAATATTACAATACCACCCCAATCACCAGGTGATTTTTCTCCAACCGCTCTACCAGATGTAAAAATAATTGGTTTTGTTACGGTTCCTTCTGCAATAATTTGAGCACCTCTTTCAATACATAATGCTCCTTTTTCTGCAATGTCAGAAACGATTGTCGTACCTGGTTGAATAATAAGTTTTGCTCCGTCGGTTACGTATACATAACCTTTTAGTGTCCAAACTTTATCTGCAGTTAAAGTTGTTGTTGTATTGATGTTACCTGAAAGTGTTGTTGAAGTTGGAATGTTAATTGGTCCATCTTCTCCACCACCTAAATCTTTTTCGCAACTCAATAATCCTAATGCTAAAATAGCAATTAATAATTTTTTCATAATGTTAGATTTAATGTTAATGAAATTGTTTGCTCATTGTTTATTTTTATTAGATTTCGGTTTTGTACCTTTTGGTAATAAATTGATGGTTGAGCAAATACATCACCTATTGCCAATTTTATTTCTCCTTTTGAAAGTTTATGTAAGAATGTAATGTCTAATACATCTCTACTATTTTCGAATATATCAGGATACCCCTGAAACCCTACAGATGATATTCTATCACCAACTCTATTATAAGTTAAATTAAGGGTGTTTTTCTTTTTATGTATGTTTACTCCTCCGTTTAAAACATAGTTTGATTGACCCTGTAATTGTCTTTTGATACCATTAACTTCTACTTCTGAATTCATTACCGAAGCATTTGTATAAACATCAAACCAATCACTTATCTTTTTACGAACTTCAAATTCAATACCGTATAAGATTGCTGAATTAGGGTTTGTGTAAGTTAAAAGAAGATTTGAAGGAACTGAGCCGTCTGCAACAATTTGTTCAATTGGTTTAATGAAATTTTTACCAAATAAAGAAACCGAAATGTTTTCACCTGTCTTTGGGTACCATTCGTATTTAAGGTCTAAATTATATATGTCAGATTTTTCTAACTTTGAATTTCCCAATATTTGAGCATTTCTTACAAAATCATAATAAGCAAAATTAGCAACTTCTCTGAATTCAGGTCTTGCCAATGTTTTACTTACTGAGAATCTATACTTTGTTTTTTCTTCGTTGTATGAGAGATTTAACGAAGGTAAAAGGTCTAAATATTTTCTGTTAACATTCACTTCCGTACCACTAAAATCTGCGGTTTGAACATTAAATAAATTATATTCACCTCTTATTCCACCATTTATTTTCCATTTACCAAATTCGTTTTCATACATCGAGTAAAGAGACCCCAAATCAAAATCGGCAGTATATCTGTCGGTGTTGTTTGTTATTTCATCCATCATGTCTGTTGATAGATAACGAAATATTCTAGCGTTAAAACCTCTAAACCTTTTAATGTACCCACCACCAATTTTAATATTATTGAGTTCTTTATTTATGTTACCGTTAAATGAGTTTTCATCCATTACACTCCAAAAACGATATGTGTCTCTCCACGCAGTTGCGTAAGGTTCGTTAACACCTAATGATTTTGTGATTGGATTAATCCTATAATCTGGTTGTTCTCTAAACGTATAATTGTATCCTAAATTAAAATTTAATGTTTTAATTTTACCGTCAAATTGAGAACTAATTACAACGTTGTTAACATGATTCGAAGACGTTGTTAAAACATTCTGAACGTTATCAAAATTATCGCCATTACGGTTTAGATATGAATCTTCAATTTGGTAGTTTACTAAAGTTTTCCAACTGTATCTATTTTCACCCAAGTAAGTTAAATTAAACAAACTGTTTGTTGAAAATCTTTTTGTAAATAAAACATCTTTATAGTCATAAGCTAACTCTGTTGATGATTGATAATCTTTTCTTTCAATATTGTTTAGTGTATATGAATTTCTAATTGTAGAACTAAATAATGAATTCCATTTTCCATTTGCGTGACCAAATGATAATCCTCCATTTAAATTAGGGGTTGATTTAGTCTGTTCAACTGATGGATTACCAATTAATTTAGTATACGCCCTTTTATCTCCGTTTGATGATATACGGTATCTATAAGTTGAAGGGAATGTGGAAGGGAAATCGGTAGCTTGAACTAACTTAAAATCTCTAAAGGTTGAAACCGAACCCCAACCACTTCCCAATGACAGATTAAAAAATTTATCAGAAACTTCTTTTGTTGTTATTTGAACTAATCCCCCACTCCAATCACCAGGCAAATTTGCTGACGATGATTTAGCAACAATAATGTTGTCAATTAAAGAAGTTGGGATTATGTCAAAAGAAAACGCTCTTTTATCTGGTTCAGTTGACGGTAGTGGGGTTTTATTTAATAATGCAGAATTATAACGGTCTGCCAAACCTCTTACCAATACAAATTTATCGTTTTGGATGGTTACCCCACCAACTCTTTTAAGTGCGTCACCAACGTTTCTGTCAGGAGTTTTCTTAATAAATTCAATTGATAGTCCATCGGATACGACATTATTATTTCGTATTGACCTAACAATTGATGCTTCGGTTACTTTTTGTGGAGCCGCCCTTACAACAACTTCTGACAACTGAGTTTCAGTTTCTTCAAATATTATATCAAAGGTTAAGTCGGACGTTACATTTAATTCTTTTGTGAATTCTTTATATCCAATGTATGACGCTTTTATTGTATATAAACCAGATTTAAGGTTTAATTTATATTCCGCGTTTTCATTTGAAATTGTTGAATATGTGGCACCGTCTGAGTGTTTAAAACTTATATGTGAAAAATATATGTTTTCGGATTTTGATTTTGTTAAACCGTTTACGGTTATTTGTCCAATTGCTAATGTTGGAAGTAGCAATAAAAATAAAAGAAAATACTTCATAAAATTATTTAAATTAGTTCCCCAATAACTATGAAAGTATGTCTGTAAGTGTATTAATAATGTATTATGAAATTATTAAATGTTGGTTGTGTGCTCCTTTAAATAATCACACTCGTATTCTCTACAGGTTTTAGGACGTATGTCGTATACAGAACACGCCTTAATTTTTGTGTTATAAAAAATACATGGGAATCTTGGGTTGTAAAAATCAACTCGAAGTGCGGGATAGCTATTTGGATTTTGCCAAGTTGATTTGTTTGGGAATAAAGTTTTTCCCTCTTCGTAATCAACAAACACTTCATTATAGGAAACTTCTCTACCAAATTTATTAGATAGAGAGTCAATAAATTCTTGGGTGTCGTGATGAGAACCTATGATATAATCACGGTCCTCTATGGTGCAACAACTTCCGTGGTACCCTGGTACCCCGAAACACTTGTTGCTACATATATTACAATCTACTCCCATAAAATTTAAATTGGTGGAGATGGCGGGAGTCGAACCCGCGTCTTGCTCACTTTGACAATAAATGACTACACGTTTAGTACAACGTTGTTTCTCAACGTTCCGAAATATTAAGTTTGATGTATGTGGGAACCAAACTTACAAACAACCTGGTCTCAGAATTATTTTAAACGAGCTCTGACCTGTGACCCGTATATTGGACTTCTGTTCCTAGGTTAACGTCCTAATCGACCCGAGGTTACACCAACTTGGTTGGAGTAACGGTTGTGACTACCTCTTAGGCAGCTACAACAGAAGCTTCTCTAGTTAAACCTAAAGTCGCCATCTTAGCAAAAGTATTGCCAGCTAATTGTCTTCACCATAGATTAAAGTCATAGATGAATTCTGACTACGTGCCACTTATCCCCAACAATGCCAATCGATACCATTTCATCCCCATATTTTCAAAGAACATTACAAAGGTAAGTATAAATATGTTTAAATCCAAGTGGAAGTTGTATTTATATTCATATGGCGGTATTAGACACATTCATTGCTTTAAGGAACTACGTTAGAGGTAAGATAAATGCTTACGAACTTGAAAACGCGGACGAGTTATTCACTGAAGTAAGGGAAGATAGACAGAACAGAGGTCAAAGTAAGATTAACGTTGAGTTTAAAAACGAGGAAAAGTTTTTAGAGGCGATGGGTCTTAGTGATGATGACAGTTGGTTCTATCGTGTAATCAATTCTCCATATAGTGATTACGAATTTATGGATTGGCATTCGGCTAAAGAAGATTTTGAGAATGGTTGGGGACTATATTATAATTTGAATGATGATAATAAAGAAAAACTCGCACAAATTTCAAAGATAATTCTACCAATTAAAGTAGATTTTGACAGTGAACAATTTAGAAACCAACTTTCAGAAAAACTATTAACTAACTTTAGACGTGAAACGGAAGATATAATTTCAGATTATCAATCAGAAAGAAACAGTGAGGCTCGGACAAGTGCTAGAGACTCGGTTAATAAAGAATTTGATGAATTCTTGGACCAACTTGGGTTTGAATCTTATGGTGACGGATTCAGAACCACGGTTGCTAACCTGATAATGTTGTATTTAAAAGAAAATAAAATACACTTATCTCTTGAAGATTTGATTGATGATATAATACGAAACGTAACATCTCCAGGAGGTTGGGCCGATGACACGTATCAATATATGAACGACGATAATTTTGACACAGAAAGTTTCAATAATTATACTTCGAGAAAATTAGATGATATTTTAGAAAAATTGGAAGACGGTCCAGGAGAAGACGGAGTTACTGTTCACGACTTCACTGAAATGACTGATAGAATTACTAAAAAATTTGAACAAGACAAATTTTATAATCTACCTAAAGACCCAAAAAAAGAAACCAGATTCAAAATCGAAGGATTTGAATACCCTGGTATGAAAGTAGTGGTAATACTACAAAAAGGATTCCAACAGAAAAAAGTTAAATTGTCTGAGGATAATTTTTATAATTTATTATATCAACCAACATTATTTAATTTGGATGAAATATAAATTATTCTTATCTTTGTGCTATGACAGAAAAAATAGCACTTCTAAAAGAAGTTTTAAGTGTACCCACAAAAACCTATCAAGAACACCAAATGGTGGAATTCTTGGTTAATTGGTTGACTGAAAACAATATAGACCATTATGTTGATGACAAAATGAATGTCTATGCAACAAAACAAGAAAATTCAGAACTACCTGAAGATTTTTATTTCCCGTGTGTAATTTCTCACACAGACACCGTTCACAATATTGATACAATTAACATCAAAGAAATGATGTTACCAAACGCACAAGACGTGTTAAAACCATCCCTCAAAGCCTATAACAATGAGGGGAAACCAACTGGTATTGGTGGTGATGACAAATGTGGTGTATTTGCTTGTTTAACATTATTAAAAGAATTACCATATCTAAAAGCAGCATTTTTTGTATCTGAAGAAACAGGATGTCATGGCTCAAGAGTTGCCGACCCAAAGTTTTTTGAAAATGTTGGATACGGAATCCAATTTGATGCCCCTGAAAACTGGATGATTACTGAAAAATGTTTTGGTCAAGTTTTGTTTGATAGAGATTCAGACTTCTTCCAAAAAATTGATAAAGTCCTAACCGAAGGAATGGTTAATGAAGATATGAGATACATGGTTCACCCATATACTGACGTTTATGCCTTAAGAGGTAAATTTGACTTCTCTTGTATTAACTTCTCGATTGGGTATTATGATTATCACACTCCAAATGAATATGTCGTTATTGATGACGTGTTCAATGGGATTGAAATGGGTAGAAAAATGATTCAGGATTTGGGACACACCCTACACTTTAAAGAAGCAAAACAATACAGTTATAACAATAGAGATTTGTTATTCTAATTAGATAAAATTTTCTAACTTATCTATAAACCTTTTAACCATCGGGTGGTCTTGTATGTCTTCATACTCGGCCCCCGATTTTTTTAGGTGTTGAATTGTTGACACAATTGACCTCAAAGACATCTCAACTGATTTTGACATAGAAGGATATTGTTCAATATAATAAGATAGTCCGAATTGACCTTTTGCAAACCAAATGGGTATGTTTAATTTAATAACTAATTTAGCAATCATATTTTTTGCAAACTGGTCGGCATCCAACTCCATTTCCCAATATTGCTGATATAATTTTTCAAAATCTTCTAAATCGTAATCAGTAAGTGGGTTATCCATTTTTATATCCCTAACTTGTTGTTCGTGCCGAATTTCATGAAATATGGTGTATAAAAAATCACCGATAGTTCTCATGTTTGCTGGTGAGCAAATAATTACTTGGTCTCTTGTTCTAACCCCACTAAAACCAGTACCACACGAATTTAAAAACTTAACTGTAATGTTGTGTTTTTTAATATAGTTAACAACAAATTTTTCAATAACGTCAACCTTGGACTTTAATTCGTCTGGGAAACTTTGTCTAAAATGGTCTAATAGTTTTGAAAAATTACTCATGATTATAAATACAAAAAAAGGGGGAATAATCCCCCTTTTTATTATCGTCCTTTTTTAACGACCTTTACCGTTTCGTCCTCAACCTTAATCACGTAAGATTTACCTTCCACAATTTTGTCGGTTAGAACTTCTTCGGATAGTAAGTCCTCCACTTTGTCTTGGATTGCTCTTTTCATAGGTCTTGCCCCATAACTTTCATCATATCCAATTTTTGCAATGTACTCAACTAAACTATCGTCATAATTAATCTTGTACTTCATATCTTCAAGACGTTTCATCAATTTTTTAAGTTCGATATCCGTAATCTTTTTGATATCTTCTTGAGAAAGTGAGTTAAAAACAATAGTATCGTCAATACGGTTGATAAACTCAGGAGAGAAGAAGTTCTTCATCTCTTTCATCAAAATGTCTTTTTTTGCCTCTTCATTACTGTAAGAGTTTGTACCGAATCCAATACCCGTTCCAAAGTCCTGTAATTTTTTAACCCCAAGGTTTGAGGTTAAGATAATTAAGGTATTTTTGAAGTTAATCTTTCTACCTAAACTATCTGTAACGTGACCATCGTCCAAGATTTGTAGTAATACTGTGAATACATCTTTGTGAGCTTTTTCAACCTCATCAAATAAAATCACTGAATATGGTTTGTTTTTAACTTTTTCAGTTAACAATCCACCTTCTTCGTATCCAACATAACCTGGAGGGGCTCCAACCAATTTAGATACGGTGTGTTTCTCTTGGTACTCGGACATATCCACACGAATTAATGAATCTTCGCTACCAAACATTTCCTTAGCCAATTGTTTTGCCAAGTGAGTTTTACCAACACCTGTTGAACCAAGGAACACAAATGAACCAATCGGACGGTTCGGGTCTTTAATACCCAATCTATTTCTTTTGATAGATTTAGCCACTTTAATAACAGCGGCGTCCTGACCGATTACGGTACCAACAATGTGTTTATCCAAGTTCAACAAAGCTTTGGTATCATCAACAGACATTTTGTTTACAGGAATTTTGGTCATGTTTGAAACAACATCGTACACATCCTCTAATGTAACTTTTTGTTTGTCTTTTGACATCTGTTCTTCAAACTTACGTTTTTCATCCTCCAATTTATCCAATACCTTTTTCTCTTTGTCTCTTAACTGAGCAGCTTGTTCGTAGTTTTGTTTCTTAACAACATCAATTTTTTGTTGTTTGATTTCAGCCGCTTTACGTTTTAACTCTTCAACAACTTCAGGAACTTTAAGTTCTGTTTGCATACGAGCTCCAACTTCATCTAAGATGTCAAATGCTTTATCAGGGAACTCACGGTCCGTGATATAACGGTCTGCCAACTTAACACAAGTTTCAATAACCTCGTCAGAATACGTGACTTTATGATAAGACTCATATTTGTCGCGAACGTTTTTCAAGATTTGAATTGTCTCAACAACAGTTGAAGGTTCAACCACAACTTTTTGAAACCTACGTTCTAACGCTCCGTCTTTTTCAATATTCTTACGGAACTCATCCAATGTGGTGGCACCAATTACTTGGACTTCACCACGAGCAAGTGCGGGTTTAAAAATGTTTGAACCATCCATAGAACCTGCAGAATTACCAGAACCTACAAGAGTATGGATTTCATCAATGAATACAATGATGTTAGGATTTGCTTGAAGTTCTTCGATAATTACCTTCATTCTCTCTTCAAATTGTCCACGGTATTTTGTACCAGCAACAACAGAAGTTAAGTCAAGATTGACTAAACGTTTATCCAAAAGATTACGTGGACATTCACCACTAACAATCTTCATCGCCAAACCTTCCACAATTGCGGTCTTACCACAACCAGGTTCACCAACGATGATTGGGTTGTTCTTTTTTCTACGAGATAAAATTTGAGCTATTCTCAAAATCTCTCTGTCACGTCCAATGACAGGGTCCAATTTACCTTCCTCAGCAAGTTTATTCAAATCTCGACTGAAGTTGTCTAACACAGGAGTCGTACTGTCGCCAGTCGATTTCTGTTTCTTACTCATCATTTTGTCGTCATCGTCCATTAAGTCGTTCATATGTTTCTAATTTTTTACAAAGTAATATCAAATATTGGACTTCTCCAAATCTTTTGACAAATTGTCAGGTTATAATTATTTTACCTGACATCTTGACATTAAGATTCAGTTGGTATATTATTTGAATACCACAAAGGTAATTAATAAATCTGAATTAAAAAAATAAAATTATGTTTGGAAACAGAAAAAACTACAATGACATCTTTAGAGCGTTTGATGAAATGTTCTCTCATTTTGATTTAACCCAAGGGGAATGGAAATCGCAAAGTAGAGTATCTGATGATGGTACAATAAAAGTAACAACTTATTATAGAGGAGGAGACTCATCTAAAGAAACAGGAGGATTAGAATCTTTAAAGTATCAACTTGAAAGAGCAATTGAGAACGAAGATTTTGAATCGGCAGTTAAACTTAGAGACCAAATCAAAGGCTTTGAAAAAAATCAAAAATCTATTGAGAAACTTGAATTGGAATTAAAGAAGTCAATTGAAAACCAAGAGTTTGAAAAATCAATTGAGCTTAGAGACCAAATTAAAAACTTGAAAAAGTAAAATTAAACCCTCGACATATCGGGGGTTTTTTATTTTGAGTAGTTAAGTTTATCAAAATCTTCTCCAAATAATTCAATAATAATATCTTGAATTTTTGGTGTTATTAAAGATAGATAATCAACATTCAATCCTTGTGAATTTATTAATGGTAAAGTTTTAATAGGTAGATTTAAAAAATTTTCTAATTCACTTATATCATCAATTATGTTTTCTAACTTAAAATATTTTACGTCCATCCCCAAATCATTCCAATCAAATTGTTTATCATAAAATCTGGTCCCACCCCAACTAATACCATTATTAATTGTGTGATTAACAAATGACGAATCACCATAAAAATTATCAATAAAATTATTTGTTTTTTTTGATTCCAATAAATGGTTTGAAAATTGTTCTAAAGTATAATCTTTAAATTTAACAGAGAAGTTTTGAGGGATAATTTTTTTTTGAAAGTAAAAAGACGAGACGTACCGATGATATGGGTTTCTGGTAATTTGTATTATTCTATATTCGTCTAAATTATTGATATTGTAGAAATCCACAATTTCACTTAACCTTAAATGTATTTGGGGGTAATTTGTTTTTTTAGAGTCTTTAGAAAAAAAGTAACCATGTTGCTCCAATAAGACTCGTATAGAATTTGATGCGGTTTTGGGCGGCATCAAAACAATAAGTTTTTTAGTTTTGTCTATCATATTTTTCAAATAATGATTCCTCAACCCAATCTACAATCAAATGTATTCTGTCAGTACTTCCAAAATTTTCAACCGAGTGCATTTTTTTGTCGTTGTTGATTTCCCACATTTCACCAATCTTTAAATTTCTTTTATCATCACCGACAGTAAAGAAACATTCATCATTAGTTTGAATTGGAATATGGATTCTTCTACAAACAACTAAACTAAACCCTACGGTATCAACGTGAGGTCTAATTAATTTACCTGCCGTTAATTTAACCAATAGGGCTCTCATAATTTTTCCGCTTTCACCTGTGTTTGATTTAATTTGTTCTTCTATTTTTGAAATTTCGTCAATAAACAATGGATAATTTTCGGTTGGAATAATTTTTAAATGATTAAAATTAAAAGACTTGTCAAAAATTATTGGTATTGTTTTGGTGTATAGATGTTCTGTACCCCATTTATTTTGTCTTTCGGTGTATTCATCCCAATCCAAATTATTATCAGTAATGATTTTTATGATTGGGTCAACATCAATTTTACCGTGTAATAGAAAAGTATCGGTGTAGTCCATATTTATTAAATATGAAACCGTTTGAGAAATTTTTGGCAACTGCGTCTATACTAAGAGAGCTTTTAGACATATATTTGGAGCTTAGACAACATTTACAAGAATTAGGATTTAGTGAATCAGATTTAGAAAGTCCTCCAACTTACACGATGAAAATGATGAACTTACAAGAAAGATTCCAAAACAAACTAAATAAAGTCATTGCATCGGTTAAAGATTACGGATTCGATGCAACTAAAAAAGAAGTACAGGATTATGTAATGCCACTTCTTCAAAAAATAAATGAATTAACGCCGCTCAAAGATTGGAAATTATATGATAGTAAAAGAGACGATTCAGGGAACGAAGATTATTAACGAGATAAAATCTTCAAACATTAAAAAAAGCGAATACGACACCGAGACAAAAAAACTTGTTGTTGAATTCAATAACGGATTTAAGTATGAATATGATGAAGTACCTCACCAAATTTATACCAAATTCAGAATGGCGGAATCTCAAGGTAAATTCTTTACCACCGATATTTCAAAAGCGTTTAAGTACAAAAAACTATAGTATTTATATAAATGAGTAAATTCCAACAAATTCTTAATAGTTTTTTGGTAAAAAAAACATTAAACCCTAAAGTTTGGGAAAATCCTAATGACCCCGAAAAGGCAACAATGGTTCCTAAAGTTAGGAAAGCTCTTATGCGAATTTCCGAAGAATTTATTAATTATTTAGGTGAGGATGTATTTGTTGAGGACATTGTTTTAACAGGTTCTTTGGCCAATTTTAACTGGTCCGAGTTTTCGGATTTTGATTTACACATCATTGTTGACTTACAACAATATGAAGATGAGGCTCCATTGTATAAAGAATTATATAATTTAAAAAAACAAGTTTTTAATGATAAACACGACATCAAGATTTACGGATATGATGTTGAGTTATATGCTCAAGACAATGAGGAACCTCATTTTGCCACAGGAGTTTATTCAGTAATGAATGATGAGTGGGTTACAAACCCAAAAAAGTTTAAAAACGAAATAGATAAATCAGTTCTTGAAAAGAAAATTAAAAACTGGACCGAAAAAATTGACAAGGTTTTAGATTCGGAAGAATCTGAAGATAATCAAAAACTAATCGATTCCATTAAAGAAAAATTGAAAGATTATAGAAAATCTGGATTAGAAAAAGAAGGAGAACTTTCGTATGAAAATTTGGTTTTTAAATTCTTAAGAAGGTCAGAACATATTCAAAGATTGTTTGATAGTTCAAATAAAGCCTTGGATAAAGAATTGTCTGTTGAGAGAAAAATAGAAGAGTAACCTTCATTACTTTAAATAAATGTGAATAATCGTATATTTATAAAGAAAAAATTAGATGGCGCTTAATTATTATATAGCTTCTTCGTGTAGTTCGTCTACGAACTATTACATAAAGATAGAAACAGACTTAATAGAGGGAAAAATTTATGACCTTGTAATTCCTGGTGCCAACGGTTGTTATACAATTGCACCTGGATTTGATACTCCATTGGCCTTTACGGCAACAATATTTAATGGACCATGGAATACTTGTATTGAATGTTTAGGAGACGTAACTCCAACCCCAACAGCGTCTAACACTTCAACACCAACACCTACTACAACTCAAACACAAACACCAACTAATACGGCAACTAAAACACCAACACCTACACCAACTAATACTCAAACGCCAACAAATACCGCAACTAACACTCAAACGCCAACAAACACGGCAACCACAACAAATACACCAACACCAAGTGTAACAAATACTCAAACTCAAACGCCAACAAACACGGCAACTAAAACACCAACACCAAGTATTACCGCGTCTCCAACAGGAACTGCGGGAGTAACACCAACACCAACTGGAACTCCAGCATCTACACCAACATCTACACCAACTCCAAGTGTAACTATTGGATTTGTTATTGAAGTAAACCAACAATATCAATACACTATTGGTATGTTAGGGTCATTTAGTGGAGGTACTGCACCATCTGGTTCTACAGTACCATATTCAGTTATGACAAGTGAAGATGGTGATGAGGTTATTGTCCAACTAAACGCAATATCTTTAGGAGGATTCCAAGGATTAAACAACTAAAGTAAAAATAAATAAATCGTAATATGGGAGATTTAAAACCAATTGGTAGTGAAAAATTAACTGGCCAAGATAAATTAAAAAGAATCATGGAAATTGCACGTTTTAACGAAGTAGTTCCATCGAATATAAATGAAACTGCCAAAACTGAATATTCTATCGGTCTTGCAGACGGCAACAAATATGAAATTGTTAAAGAAAGACAAGGATATATTATTAAAAAAACTATTTCCGAATCTGAAACTGAGTACATTGAGCCAATGAAAAATAGAAAATACTATTCTTCATATTCTCAAGCATTCAAAAGATTAAATTTAGTTGCTGGAGAATTAAACAGACTTAATGAAAATGAAGAAGGTATTTCTTTATTTGGAGAACAAAAAAAGTTTGTCTTAAAAACTCCTAAACCTAAGGCGGAACCAGCTCCAATGGCTGAAGTTCCTGCGGCACCACCAGCGGTACCTGCACCATCTTTACCACCATCACCTAATGCAGAAATGCCTTCGGGAGAAGATGAAATGAATTTAGATATGGGTATGGAAGACATGGGACCTGAAGGAGATGTTGAAGTTGATGCGGAAATGGATATTGAAGCACCTGAAATGGACGGAGAAGAAACAGTAACTTTTAGAACGATTCAAAAACTTACAGGAAAGTTAACCCAAAAAATCAGAACTTTAGATAACCAAGAAGGTATGACATCTGAAGATGTGAAGTATGTTATCAACATGGTGATATCTGCATTAGACCTTAAAATTTTATCTGAAGAAGACAAAGAAGACATCTTAGCAAAATTTGAAGAAGATGCTGAAGATTTAGGTGGTGATGATATGGATGGAGAGGATTTTACAGATGATACTGAAGTTGAAGACATCCAAGCGGATATGGATATTCCAGTTGAAAGTGAAATGGATGAAGAAGATTACGGAAACGGGGCAATTATTGACAGTATTTTTTCGGAATCACCAGTAGATAAAGTAATTTCAAAATATTTTGAATTAACTAAAAAAGAAATTCTTGAAAACAAAGAAAAGTATGCTAATAAAAAACTTGCGGTTGTTTCTGAAGTTAGAAAACAAATGAAATCCGTTATCAAACTTACTGAAACAGTTGAACAAGAATTAGCGGCTCAAAAATTTTTAGAAGAAAACATCTCAGCTAAAATTGTTGGAAAAACTAACAAGAAAAATTTGGTGTTTGAAAATAAAGGAAAAGAAGTAAAAATATCACCTGAAGGATTATTAGTATGAGTCAATTGATATACGTAAATGGTTTAGGACCCAATTATAAAGGGGACAATCTTTACGAGTTCATTTTCTCTAATAGTCTTGATGTGTGGGGAGATTCTTGGGAAAGTAAACCGTCAAACGGTTATCCTAGTCCTCCTGAAATACAATATATCAAAAAGGTAGGAGTTCTGAGGAATACTGATGTAAAATTGGAATTGATTCAGAACTCCGATTTTTTTTGTATGATAGATGCGATGGATGATGTTGTTGCATTAGCCTGGGAAACAGAAGAATTAGAAAATCAAAAAAGAATGGTTTTTAGATTCGGAATGTCAGAACAAGAAATAAAAGACAAACTCTACGAGAGAGATTTGATATTAGAATTCGAAAAGAAAGTAGTATATGAAAATTAATAAAAAAGCCCTTGAGTTAATTGAAAAGGGATTGTCATCAAAAACTGTTAGTAAGTTAACAGAATCACAAGTCGAAACTCTTCACACAAAATTGTTCATATCAGAACAAGTTACTGAAATACCCGCTAAAAAAACTTATAAAGTAGGACCTAAAGGTGGTAAAATAGGTAATGTTGTTGTTTCACAAGACCCTAACACAAAAGAAGTTATGGTTACTGCGGAAGAGGGTGAAATGAAAGAAACTGAAACAGATGATGTTACAGACAAAAACGCTTTAGGTGCAGACGCACTACAAAATCTTACAGGTCAAGAAGCCCCTCATGATGCTAATGATATGGCACCTGATGGAATGGATGATGATTCGGATGATAACAGAAATATGATGGGAATGTCTGAAGCAAAGAAAAACAAACCAAACCCATGGGCTATTTGTCATTCCCAAGTTGGACCAAAAAAATCTAGAAAATGGGAAAGATGTGTAAAAGAAGTAAAAAAACAGTTGGGAGAAGGAAAAAATCCTGTATCTTTGTTTATTGAATCTCAAATTATGAAAATAGTAGAAAAAAACTTACCTCCAAGAATCACCAAGGGTGATTTGATAAGACATTTGTCTGAACAAGGTCCTGCTACGGCACCAACAAAACCAGCAACAAAACCAACTACAAAACCAGGTACAAGACCAAGACCAAAACATCCTGGTCAAAATCCAAACCCTGGAGTAAACCCAGCACCTAAGGCAGGAAAGATTTCTCCTGAAGACGCTAAGGATAAAGTGATTGACGTAATTTTAAACCTATTGAAAAAATAAAATGGCAAAGATTAAAGAACAAATAAATTACGGGGACAGACCTGAAAGAATGGACCCAAGGTTAGAAAGAAAATTAGCTAGCCCTGAAAGTTTATACGCTCAGAATCCTGCCATGAAAAAAGGTGCACAGGATGTACAAAGATTAGTTAGTTCAAGATTTGGAAAAGTTGCGGACAAATTAAAACAAGTTACAGGTATAGAAGATATTAGTTCTCAACAAGTTCAAGGTATGGTTTACCAAGAAATGATGAGAAAACTTCCTGCAATTATGAGAATTGAGGCGGCACATAGAGAAGAGTTGGAAGATTTAGCAAAGGAGGCTTCATTAGAAGAAACTGAGGTTCCTGAGGATTGGTTTGAAATTGAGGCTAGATTGAATAGAGATGGTATCGATACTTCTGACTTTAGATATCAAGAAGAAAAACCTGAGAAAAAAGAAAAACCTGAGATGCCAGAAATTCCATCGTTCGATGTTGAAGATTTGACCGACGAGGAAATTTTAGAATTAGAAAAACATAAGAGAAATATCATCAACGCAATTGTTCAAGGAGCTGCAAAGAAAGGACATTATATTTTTCAAAAACCTGATGTCAAAGCAAGATTAGACGCAATCAACCCTTCTTTGTACAGAGATTATTTGGGTATTATGGCAATCAACGATTTCATGTATTTTAGTATGGAACAAATGATTGAAATGATGAGTCAAAGTGGTCAAGGTGTTGCTGGAAAAGTTAAACTTGAAGACAATGATGATGAAGAAGAAAGTGGCGATGATGAGGGAGGAGAATCTTCAAACACTAAAATTATTGCCGACGGTATGATTTTTCCTATCCTATGTCATGAAATTATTAAAGGTATTGAAGAAGCAAAAGGTAGATATGGATTACCTCAAGACCCTGAAATGGCTCAAAGAGTTATGGGTCAAACAGACCTCCTGTCAAACGAACCTATGCAACTTAGAATAGGTCCTGAGATTGTTGAAAAAATCAGGTTTGCATTACCTGATGAAATGTATTCAGAATCAAACAAGGGCCTGATAAACTGGTTTCACACTGTATTATACCAGATACCAGCCGAAGAGTTTTTAGAATTAATCGGACTTGCAATTTCAGAGGATGAATCAAAAGTTAGAAAAGCAACTTCAAAATTCAAAGAAATTATGAGAGAAGCTCAACAACTTAAAACCGAGTACGACGACTACAAACAAAGTAATGACGATGAAGAAATGAGTGATTTCTTAGGTAGTTTAGGACCTGGTGATTCAGACGATGATGACGAGGACGATGGACTTGATGATTTCTTTAGCGGTTTAGGTATATCGAGACCTAAATAACTAAATGTGTGACTAAAGAACAATTAATTATAGAATATACGAAGTGTATGAGGAGTACTCCTTACGCACTTCGTACTTATTTACAAACATACGACAACACAGTCTCTAAGTATGTTCCATTGGATTTATTTCCAGACCAAGTTTCCCTATTAGAAGATTACGAAAACTACAACGAAAACATCGCCTTGAAGTATCGTCAGGCAGGTGTATCTACAGTTACAGCCGCTTGGGCGTCAAAAAAACTTGCATTTGCAAGAAAAGAAAAACCTGAAAAAATTCTAATCATTGCCAACAAGTTGGATACCTCCATGGAGATGGCAAATAAGGTTAGAAGTTTTACAGAACAATGGCCTGCTTGGGTTGGTATTGGATTCTCTGTGGAAAAAAATTCACAAAGACACTTTAAACTTAACAACGGATGTGAAGTTAAGGCGGTTGCAACTTCAAAAGATGCTTTGAGGGGATATACCCCAACCATTCTTATTTTTGATGAGGCGGCGTTTATCGAGGCTGACGGAGATTTCTGGTCAGCGTGTATGGCCTCACTATCAACGGGAGGTAAAGTTATTGTTGTATCCACACCAAACGGTTACGACCCAATCTATTACGAAATTTATGACCAAGCCTTACGAGGTATGAACGATTTCAAAATCTCTGAAATGTTTTGGTTCAGAGACCCTCGATATACAAAAGACCTTTACATGGTTAAGACAAATGATTTAGTTCATTATCTATTGAACAGGGAAGATTATCCAGTTGATGTTTTGATAGACTTATCTATGGATAATCCATATGAGAGAGACCATAGTGTTGTAAAAAATTATGTTGAGCAAGGGTACAAACCGTGTTCTTCATGGTTTGAGAGTATGGTAAAAAAACTTAAATACGATAGACGTAAAGTGGCTCAGGAGTTGGAATGTAATTTCTTGGGTTCAGGGGATAACGTATTTGATTCTGAGTTAATGCAGAATATTTCTAAAAATCAATTAAGAGACCCTCAAGCAAAATTGATGGGTAATTCCTTGTGGATTTTTAAAGAACCAGTTAATGGACATAAGTACGTAATGGGTGTCGACGTTTCAAGAGGAGATTCAGAAGATTTTTCATCAATAGAAATTATTGATTTTGACGATAGAGAACAAGTTTTTGAATATGTTGGAAAAATACCTCCAGATATATTAGCTGAAATTGCCTACAAGTGGGGTACAATGTATAATGCTTATTGTGTAATTGATATTACAGGTGGTATGGGAGTTTCAACCGCAAGAAAAATGCAAGAACTTCAATACGAAGGGGGATTATATGTTGATGGTGTTGATACAACAAACAAATGGAAATGGGACCCAAAAATTAATGACAAAATACCTGGTATTAATTTTAACACAAAAAGGGTTCAAATTATTGCGGCATTTGAGGAAGCGGTTAGACACGGGTTTAAAATATATTCTCATAGGACTTACAACGAAATGAATACTTTTGTTTACATAAACGGAAGACCTGACCACCAAAAAGGACAACACGATGACTGTATAATGGGTTTATCTATGGCAATATACATTGCAGAAAAATCATTTGCGTCTTTAAGTAAAGTTGTTAATCATACAAAGGCAATGTTGAATTCATGGTCTACTGTTATGAGTGAAAATAAAAACACGTCAGAATTTTTTAATCCGATGGTTCCCCAAATGGGAAGAGACCCCCACCTTACGAATAACGGGGCGTCCAAAGCCGATTACCAAAAATATGGGTGGTTATTTGGTGCCAAATAACTATTTATATTATCAAGGTAATAAGTAAACTTATAATATGGCAGAACAGAATATGACGGTTTGGCAACGACTGTCACAAACATTTGGACCGAACTCACTTTTACAACAGGATTATCCAACATTCAAGTTTGATAAAAAGGAACTTCTACGCACAAAAAGTAGAGAAGAATACGAGAAAGAAAAACTTCAGGCACAACAAACTTATTATCTTACTAATCAGTGGACAAAGGTAGAAAACAACCTTTATTCACAAGCAATTTATTATGAACCAACAAGATTATCGGCTCAGTATGATTATGAATCAATGGAGTATACTCCTGAGATTTCTGCCGCATTAGATATCTACGCTGAGGAATCAACAACCACTAATGAAGATGGATTCATCTTACAGATATATTCAGAATCAAAAAGAATTAAAGGTGTGTTGGCCGACTTATTTAACAACGCCTTAGACATCAACACTAACTTACCAATGTGGACTAGAAACACTTGTAAGTACGGTGATAACTTTGTTTATTTAAAATTAGACCCTGAAAAAGGAATTGTTGGAGTACAACAATTACCTACAATTGAAATTGAAAGACATGAGGTAGGTGCAAGTGGTAAAATTGCAACGGACGTAAAACAAGAAGTTGATAAGGATAGAAAGGCTCTACATTTCACTTGGAAGAACAAAAACATGGAATTCCAATCATGGGAAATTGCTCACTTTAGATTATTGGGTGATGATAGAAAACTTCCTTATGGTACTTCTATGTTGGAAAAAGCAAGAAGAATTTGGAAACAACTTTTATTATCGGAAGACGCGATGTTGATTTATCGTACATCAAGAGCACCTGAAAGAAGAATGTTCAAGGTATTTGTTGGAAATATGAATGACGATGATGTTGAAGCATATGTACAACGTGTTGCCAACAAATTTAAAAGAGAGCAAATTGTAGATAGTAAGACAGGTAATGTAGATATGAGATTCAACCAAATGGCGGTTGACCAAGATTACTTCATCCCTGTACGTGACCCAGCAGCACCAGACCCAATTACAACATTACCTGGTGCAACTAACCTATCTGAAATTGCAGATATTGAATATATCCAAAAGAAACTATTAACTGCTCTTCGTGTACCTAAGGCATTCTTAGGATTTGAGGAAGTTGTTGGTGATGGTAAAAACTTGGCACTACAAGACATTAGATTCGCTCGTACAATCAACAGAATCCAAAAGAGTATGTTAGCAGAGTTGAACAAAATTGCAATCGTTCACTTATTTTTATTAGGATTTGAAGATGAATTATCAAACTTTACAATAGGATTAACAAATCCATCAACTCAAGCGGATTTATTAAAAATTGATGTTTGGAAAGAAAAGGTATTGTTATACAAAGATTTGGTTGCTGACCCAGGAAACGGTATTCAGGCAACTTCATCTACATGGGCTAAGAAACATATCTTTGGTTGGTCTGATGAAGAAGTTCGTCTTGACTTACAACAACAAAGAATTGAAAGAGCGGTTGGGGAAGAACTTAAGGCAACACCTACTGTTATTACCAAGACAGGTTTATTTGATAATATTGATAAACTTTATGGAAGTGCAACAGGTGCAACACCAAGTGCAGGAGCGGCAACAACTCCTGATGGAGGTGAAGAATTGGCACCACCACCATCATTTGGTGGAGGTGATTTATCAGGAGGAGAACCTCCATTACCTGAAGCCCCACCAGCTGAAGCTCCACCAGCAGGAGGAGAAGTAACACCAGAATCAAAAATGAAAGACCTTAATATTTTGGTTGAAAATAATCTAATTGAGGGGGCGGAAATGATAAATTTAGGTCACGGACAAGATTCTTTAGGAGAAATTTCAAAAGAATTGGATAAGTTATTAAATTCATAATATTTATTTGAAAAAGAACAAAATGACCTTTGGAGCCGTAAAATCCCTTATTGAAAAAAATCTTTTGGAGTCCTACAAAAATGAAAAGGAATTCAAGAAGACATTGAGAGAATTCAAACACAATGTTTTGAGTAATAAATCTATGTCTAAGGCGTATACTATATACGACCAGTTAAGTACTCCACAAGGTTTAAGTGAACAGGACGCTAAATATTTTATTGAAGAGGGAATCAATATTTTAAACAAAGTGTTACCAACAGTAAAACTTCCGTCAAACGTTTCTGAAAAAACTGAAAATAATTATTCGGATATTGATACTTTAGTTTATAGCCAAAGAATTAATTTAGTTGAAAGGGTTAATGCTAAAAAGAACCTAATTAAAATTCTAACATCTAATAAAGAATCAATTAAGGAAAGTGTGAATATTCCAATAAGTTCTATGGTTACGGTTGCAAACCAAACCATTAGAAATTATATAGAAACATTAGATGAAAACTCTAAAAAAGAATTTTTTCAATTAGTGTCTGAAGATACAAAAGTTTTAGAAACTAAATTTGAAACTATTCGTGAAAGTGCAATTTCTAAATTAAATAATATTTTAGAAAAAGAAGAAGCTGAAGAAATGAAAACAAGAATTTCTGAAACTATAGACAAAGTTAAACTCGAGAAGTTTGACCAACTTAACTTTTTAAAATTAAAGAATTTAGAAGAATCAATTTAATTCTGAATTTTTGCGTTGTATGTATTTTGCCTTTAAAATCTGTGCTCTTCTAAGTACAGATTTTTTTGTATACTCTTTTTTCTCAAACAACTTTTGAGTTTGTTTTGTTTTGATTACTTTTGATTTTAGGGTCTTAAGAGCTCTCTCAAGATTTTCCCCTTGGTTGATTTTTACTATTAACATATTCTAGAAATATCTCCGATTTAAAAAAAATTTTGACAATTAGGTATATATGTCGTATTTTTTGATTAACAAAATAAACGTATATAATATGAACATTAATGAAAAAAGGAAAAAGTGTAAAGCTTAACCTATTCAATCCCATTAAGTCTGTGTATGGAACTGTTGATTCTAAAAATTTAAAATCGGTATACATTAACATTCAATCGTGGGTAACACCAAAAGATGACTACGATAATTGGAACAGAGTTGTTTCAAACTTAGGAAGAGAAATAAAACATTCTGTTTTCGAATCCATAAACCCAAAACTATTTAAAGAAAAAAGTATTGTTGATTTAGACCTAAGGACAAGTGGAATATCAAAAGGAAAAAAATCTTTTTTTAATTTAGAAATTAACTTATATACCTTATGTGAAATGGATTTTAAATGTAATGAAATTAAAGATTCAGTAAAAACTATAGTAAAATCGGTATACAAAAATAACGTAATACAAAACAAATACTTTGAATTTTCAAACTCAAAAAAAGAAGTTACTCAATAAACTATTCAAAACGGTATATTTATCTTAAAAGATTAGATGAAAAATTTAAGAATTTTAGAGGCCAGCGAGATTGGTCATGGTATATTGATTGAAATGGATGCTGGATTTGTTTCCCCAACCGATGTTCGTAACATCGAGGTATTAAAAGAAGCAACAAATCTTGATTATAGAAATCCTTTCGAATTTTACGCGGTACTTCAGAAATACGATACACCAAATAGAAACGGTAGAACTTATCCTGAAAGAATATTAAAAAGAGAAGCCGAAAGATATAAACAATCCATTGCTAAAGGATTATCAACTTCAGAATTAAATCACCCTGAATCATCACTTATTGACTTAGATAGAGTGTCTCACATTATCACAGATATTTGGTGGGACAAAAATATCTTAATGGGTAAGTTAAAATTATTAACTTCTCCAGGGTTTCATGAAAGAGGAATTGTTTCAACAAAAGGAGACATTGCAGCAAATTTAATGAGACAAGGTGTTACTATGGGAGTATCATCAAGAGGGGTTGGTTCACTTAAAAAAGTTGGAGAAAGAAATGAAGTTCAAGATGATTTTGAACTTATATGTTTTGACTTAGTTTCGTCACCATCTACACCAGGAGCTTATTTGTTTTCAAATCCTGATGACAGAAATAAGTATGAGGAAAATTTAGACGAAGAAATAAAAACAAAACAAGGAAATGATTATGTTGAAAAATCAGTTGACTTAATGAAAAAATTGAACGATTTTTTAGGAAAATAAAATTATGGAAGAAAAATATTTTGTAGCAAAAATTCAGTACGATTTCCCTGATGAAAATTCAGGAAAGATTAAAAAAATCAGAGAAGAAAAACTTGTAAAAGGTTTTTCAGTTACAGACGTTGAAGCGAAAGTAACAAAAAAATACGAGGGGTTCACACATGATTGGAGAATCACTGCGGTGTCTGAAAGTAAAATCGATGAAGTTATTGAATAATTGACTTAAACGTTAATTAATTTAAAAGTGGTCTTAATGACCACTTTTTTTGTTTGGGGGATATTTATATAAAAAAAATATATGAATTTCTTAGCAATATTAGGGACTACCCCATCTCAACAACAACATGTTATTTCTGCCAATACTTGGTCATCTTGTTTGGCGTATTGTGAAGGTACTGGTTTAAGTATTAACTCAATACAATTGATTCCTCAAGCTACAATTCACTATAATGTTGTTGGAACAAATTCTTATCAGGTTACCGCATTGGATGCATTAGGTACCCCAATAATATGCATAGTTTGGGAAACCAATTTTGATTCACTCACATCTTGGTTGGATTCACAAGGATATCAATTAGTTAAATCAGTACAACAATCAAATAAATCTTACGTAGTGGTATAATCAAAATGAATTTTTTTTCATTTTGACACTATTTATATGATAAATTAAATAATTTTTTCATGCAAGAAAATAAAAACTTAGTACAAGAGGCGCTCATTCAAATGAAAAATGTTGAGGAGGCTATCGCCGAGAATGCAAAAGGAATACTTGCTTCAACTATGAAGGAAGAAATCAATCAGTTAGTAAAAGAATCTCTATCAGAACAAGATATGGAAGATGAGGTTGAATTAGATGTAGACATGGACGACGAAGACGTTGACATGGATACTGATAATGAGGATGATATGGAAATGGACATGGAATTTGACATGGACATGGATATGGATTCTGAAGAAAGTCCAATAGATTTGACTGACGCTTCTGACGAAGAAATTCTTAAGGTGTTTAAGGCTATGGGTGAAGAAGACGGAATCATCGTTAAAAAAGATGGTGAAGATATTCACTTAACTGACAACGACGCTGATGCAGAATATTTAGTTAAGCTTGGTGAGTCTGAGGAAGAAATGGATGAAACTATGATAGATGAAATCGATGAAATGGATGTTGATACTGAAGATGTAATCAACGCAATTTTCTCAAAAGACGGAGACGTTGAAGATATCGACGTTGACCAAGACGAAGAAGTTATGTATGAAATCGAGTTTGATTCAGAAGACGACATGATGGAATCAGATGATGAGGACATGATGGAAGAAGAAGATGAAGACGACATGATGGAATCAGAAGACGAAGACATGATGGAATCAGATGATGAAGACATGATGGAATCAGAAGATGAAGACATGATGGAAGAAGACGACGAAGAAGATTTGGACGAATCTTACAACCATAGAAGAGCTGTTAGAGAAGGTAAATCGACAGTAAAACCTAAAGGTGTTGGAATTGGCTCAGGACCTAAATTCACTTACAAAGATAAAGCTGCAGGTGGATTTAAAGAGGACAAAAAAGAAGGTCCTAAATCAGTAGGTACTGGTAAAGCAAAATTCGAATACAAGAAAGGCGCAAATATGGAAGGCAAGTCAAAAGTTGTTAAAGCAGAAACAAAAGAAGGTCAAGGATACAAAGACAAGGAAGATGAAAGGTTATCAATGAAGCACGGTAAAATTGCTCCAAAAAACCTTAAAACGACTAAAGCTCGTAGAGATGACGCAGGTTTTGAAAAAAGAGAAACCAAAGAAGCTGCTAGAACTTATGGCATGGGTTCAAAAGAAGGTAGAGGTCTAAGAAAAGGCATCACAAATAACAGAAACTATGTTTATGGTAAAAGTGGTGTTAAAGTAGAATCTACTCAAGAAGAAGTTAATATGTTGAGAGAAAAGAATGAAGAATACAGAAAAGCGTTAAATATTTTCAGAGAAAAGCTTAACGAAGTTGCAATCTTCAACTCAAACTTAGCATATGCAACTAGATTATTCACAGAACATTCGACTACTAAAAAAGAAAAAATAAATATTCTTAGAAGATTTGATAATGTAGAAACTTTGAAAGAATCAAAAAATCTTTACAAGTCAATTAAAGATGAATTATCTAAAACTGAATCAACACCAATTAACGAATCAGTTGAAACAAAATTAAACAAAAACGTTTCAACAGGTTCATCAACTACCTTAATTGAATCAAAAACTTACGAAAATCCTCAGTTCATGAGAATGAAGGATTTAATGAGTAAAATTGGGTAATAAAAAATAAATTAAAACAAACAAATACTAAAATGGGAGCATTATTAGAATCAGGTCTTGTTGGTAACATCGGTCTTAAGCACCTTAAAGTTATCAAAGAAGATACAATCAACAAATGGGACAAATTAGGATTCTTAGAGGGTCTTAAAGGTCACATGAGAGAGAACGTAGCTCAACTTTACGAAAACCAAGCTTCACACTTAATTAACGAAGCATCATCTACATCTGATACAGGTGCATTTGAAACAGTTGTTTTCCCTATCGTTAGAAGAGTTTTCTCTAAATTATTAGCAAACGATATCGTTTCAGTACAAGCTATGAACTTACCAATCGGTAAATTATTCTACTTCGTACCTAACATTCAGTCTTATGAGAATGCACAAAATCAGCACTGGGCACCTTACGGTTCACCAAACGCAGCTGCTAACCAAACTCCAAACTCAGGTTATGACTATAACAACACAAAAGACCTTTACGATAGATTCTATGAAGGTAACGAACCAGCGTTAGACCCACCAGGTTTATTCGACTATTCAAAAGGACAGTTTTCTGCAATCACAGCTCCTGTAACTACAGTTGCTTGGTTAGCTGATAATTTAGTTCCTTCTGCTTATACTCAATCTGATTACAGAAAAGTATTAGTAGTTATGTCAGGTTTCGCATCTGATGGAGCAGGTAAATTAATCGGTCCTGATGGTCAACCAATGGATAACGAAGCTTTCTTATCTGATTTGACAATCTATGGTGTTTCTGGAAACACAACAACTTCTGCTAACACAACTAACCCTTATTTATTCAGAGTTGTAACTCAAAGATATGGTAAAGGTATTGTACAGTACGGTAACAACAACGCTACGTTAGTATTCCCTAACAGTAAAACTGATGGTGGTCAATATGACAACTTATGTGATGCTGAAGGAAAAATCTATTTAGAAGTTGATTTACAGGTACCAGTATGTATCACTTGTGGTGGTTCATTAGACGGTTACACAGGTTCTACATTCGTATCAACAGTTGATACATCAAACGCATTCACAGCAACTTATAGAATCTATAAGAACTTAGAATTCGAAGATAGAATCGGTGAGGTTTCTTTCGACCTTATGTCAGTAACAGTTTCTGTAACTGAAAGAAAATTAAGAGCACAATGGTCTCCAGAAATGGCACAAGACGTTGCGGCATTCCACAACATCGATGCTGAAGCTGAATTAACAGCTTTATTATCTGAGCAAGTTGCGGCTGAAATCGATAGAGAAATCTTGAGAGACCTTAGAAAAGGTGCGGCTTGGAACTTAAGATGGGATTACAACGGTTGGAAGAGATTAGGTTCTTCTGCAGTACCTTATACTCAGAAAGACTGGAACCAAACGCTTATCACAGCGATTAACCAAATTTCAGCTCAAATCCACAAATCTACCTTGAGAGGTGGAGCTAACTGGATTGTTGTATCTTCTGAAATCAGTGCAATTTTTGATGACTTGGAATATTTCCACGTATCAAACGCAGCTCCTGAGCAAGACCAATACAACATGGGTATTGAGAGAGTTGGTACATTAGCAGGTCGTTACCAAGTGTATAGAGACCCTTACTTCCCACCTAACCAAGTGTTAATGGGTCACAAAGGTACATCTTTACTTGACACAGGTTACATCTACGCACCATACGTACCTCTACAATTAACTCCAACAATGTACAACCCATTCAACTTTACACCAATCAAAGGTATCATGACTAGATACGCTAAGAAAATGGTGAACAACAGATTCTACGGAAGAATCACAGTTGATGGTGTTAGAACATTTGACTTGAGAGAATTGAGATAATCTATGGTCTAACCAATATTAAAAAGGGTCCCAATGGGACCCTTTTTTTTATTATATGATATTTATTAATATGATTAAACAAAATTGGAATATAGTTGAAAGTGAAAGATTAAGAATTCTTAATTTACACGAGTCTGCAACAAAAAATTTATATTTGTCAGAACAAACATCTGTTGTTGTTGGTACCGAAACTAAAACTGAAAATAAAAATTTCCCAACAACAAAATTAGGTGATAAGTTTGGGTTTGGTAAATATGAATCAGACGCTGTAAAAAAATCATTATCCGACTTAAAGCCTCAAATTGAAAATTTTATTAAAGATTCAGATTCTTCAAAATTTACAGTTAATATTAGTGCGGGAGAATCACTAGTAACAAACCCAAAAGGTTTTGAAGAAAAAGGTAGTTTAGCTTTAGCTAGAGCTAACAGTATAAAAAATTATTTTGAGGAGTTATTCCCTGATTTGATTAAAAGTGGGACATTAGTTATTAATGCCCCTAAGGACGTAAAAGAAGTTAAGATTGGTCAAACGCCATATAATAGAGCCAAATCAGAAGAATTTAAACAAAAATATGCTGAAGCGTATTCTAAAGAACAATTTGTAGATTTTGATATAGTTGGACAGGGTACTAAAACTACAACAAGTACAAAAACAAAATTACTCTGTAATACGACTCCGTTAAATGCTGGAGGGGGATACCTACTACCTAAAAATGATTATACGAAAATTTATGATAAGACATTAGGTGCTGGTGAGGGTAATGTTTTCATTTCATATGAAACTTATTATCAACCTGACATAATATACTTTGAGTATAATGGAAAAACATATGGAGACGCCATGTTTAGAGGAGATTCTTCAGATGAGTATAGAATATTTTTAGGAACCGCATTAATGGCAAAATATGGAGGAGGACCATTACCATCTCAATACGGGGACACAACTTATGAAAGAATAAGTATGGATGACCCAAGATTGTCCGCAGCATTACCAGCAATGAAAGATTGGAAACTAGAGGATAGTTTCAAAAATACTTTTAGATTTCCACCTTTAGGTAATGAAAATTATATGAAAGCGTTTAGTGAGTTTGATGATGACGGTCGAAAAGGTAAACTTTTTAAAAAATTGGGACCAGATTTTCCTTGGGGAATTGTGACATCCGAAATTGGCGGTAATATTGTTAAAAACTTAGGGCCGATTCCCAAAGTCGACGGTCTTGATAGTATTAAGGTTATTAATGTTTGCCCTGTTGGTTCTACGTCGTGGAAGATTTTTTTTAATTGTAAACCAATTTAATAATTCAGGATACATTAATTTTATTTCTGATTCGCCTAAAGTAATGTAATTTTCTTTTTTAAAGTCATAATAAGTTATTTCATGGACTCTAAATGAGTCCATTTTTTCTTCCCACACAACAAAAGTTATGTCTTGATTAATTTTTTCTGAAAGGTATTTAACCAAAGGACTACCCTCAGTTTTCTTTTGTCCAAAAGAAACTGATGAAATTAATAACAAAAAAACAAATAATATTTTTTTCATAGAACAAAGATAAGGAAATTATTTTCAATTTTCCAAATTAAATTATAATTATAAATAGATTTAAGTTTATCAGTCCCCAGTTTTAACGACTGTAGAGTATTCACGGATACAAAGGTATTGGTAACATAGTCATAAAACTATTGTTAAAACTAAAACAAATGTATTACACAACACAAGTGGGCAAACCGACTGCGCACATCACAAAGAAAAAGTCACGTCTTAAGGTCTACAACGGCCACAATGTCTTTCTAACTGATAAAGACAATTTTGAATTTGAACTTCATAACCCAACTCACAAATCTGTTCTCTGTAAGATTAAGTTAAACGGAAATTACATCTCAACCTCAGGTGTTGTATTAAGACCTGGTCAGAGAGTGTTTTTAGAACGTTTCCTTGACACAAATAACAAGTTTGAGTTCTCTACCTACAAAGTAAAAGATACGTCCGAGAATAGGTCTGCAATTGACTTAAATGGGGATGTATTGGTTGAGTTCTATGATGAACAAGAAGTTAGGGTTTACCCTCACCTTTCAGGTGGAAATTGGGGTACTGGTTGGACAACTATTAATACAGGGTCACCTTATTACGGTAACATGACATTTACCACAAGTAATAGTAATATTGTTGGCTCCACATCAACCTCATTTTATTCTTCAACATCAACACCTACAGGACCAAACATAAGGTCTTTAAAATCAAAAAAATCAATTGAGACTGGAAGAATTGAAAAGGGAGAAAAGTCAAACCAAAACTTTACTAATTCTTATGAGCAGTTTAACTACCACACCTCTCATACGGTTAAATTTAAAATACTTCCGTTGGGTACTAAGAATATTAATGTTGAAGAAATAAGACAGTATTGTACCGAGTGTGGTACAAAAATTAAAAGAAATTTTAAGTTTTGTCCTTCTTGTGGAAACAAATTATAAAATAAAAGAGGTCCCGTGAGACCTCTTTTTTATTCTTCATTTGGTTGTTCTGTAAAATGGGTGTTCATTACTCTCAAAGATTTAGAAACTAATTCTGATTCTTGTAGTGTAAAAATTCTTGCGTTGTGTGCAAATTCTAACGCTTTAATCATCATGTAATAAGCCTGTTCTAAGTTCATATCATCACATAATCTATTCACATCATTTGGCGTGTAATAAGCAACACTATCAAAAAGTAATCCTATTGGTTGTTTCTCTGTCATAATTCTAATCTGTTTGTATATTTATTATAGTAAATAATATGAAAAAAAATACACTAAAAGAGGCAACTAGTTCAGGTAGTTCTGGAAAATTTAAAGTTCCAATCATTTTAGCTCCACAAGATTGGACTGAGGAAGAATTGGGTCCTTTTATAAACCCTGTTTACAAATACACAAACGCTCAGTTAGCATATCAAGAAGCCGACGGAGATTATCTTGAATCTCCTGAAGAAAGAGAAAGAATTGAAAAAAGAACCAAAAAGATTAGTAAAGTTGACGATTATTTAAAACAATTCTATACAGGGCAGAACGATGAAGAAGGTTCTGCGATTAACCCAACAATAAGTGGGGAGCCCTTAAAAGAATCTCTTTTAAAAGAAGACTTGGCGGTTTGGTTTGGCACTAAGAAAAAACCTAAAGGTTCAAAACAACCAAAAGGTCCGTGGGTAAATATTTGTAGAAAAAAAGAAGGTGGTGGTCATCCTCCGTGTGGTAGACCAAATGCAACAGATAAAGGATATCCTAAATGTAGAGCCGCGGGAGTTGCATCAAAAATGTCTGATAGTCAGAAAAGAGCGGCTTGTGCTCAAAAAAGAAAGGCAGAAAAAACCCACTCAAAAGTGGGTACTGGCAACAAACCAAAAATGGTATCGTACAAACCTAAAAATGAATCAATAACAAATACGATACGTAAGGTATTAAGAGAACATATTAATCAAGTCCGTCCAAAATAGTTTGTAACGAATGTTTAATGTTACGTCTTATTTCATCTTGAATATTTTGTCTTTCCTCTTCAAGAATTGAATCAAATTTTTTAGTTAGTCTTGAATACGATGAATGGTCTTGAATATAAATGGTGTATGAATATACATGATTTGTAATGTTGATTGTGTGGTTGTTAATTACAACAAACATTTGTTTGTCTTCATTAACAATATATCTACTTTCGGACACAGGAGCAAATGTCAATTTGGATAGATAATTATCCAACAACTTCATACAAATTTGAACACAATATCTTTCTTCGTCCGTAATTTTTGGTGAAGGGTCAAATTTATCTTTAAGTTTTAAATAGAATTTATATAGTATTTTTGTAAAATACCCCAATGTCCTCTTGTCTTTCTTTTCCATATGGCAAATTTAAGGCAAAAATTTTGGATTAACAATAGGTGCCTGAACAATGTTTCTTACCGTCTAAACCTGGCATTTTACCTTTACAAACTTGGACTGCGTATCCATTAGCATAAGCGGATGGATAAACCTTGAATTTTGATTTCGCGGCTGCTTTTCCTCTTGAACAAAGTTTGGTACCAGTTTTTTTTCTTCCTTCACTAATGTCTTCGTAATCAACATATTGTTCTCTTTTATTTTTTTCATTCATAAAAAAGTCAAAAACTTGGTCCATATTCGTTTTGGCTTCTGTTACGTGGTCATCCGCCCAATCGTGACCATCCTTAATGATTTCATCAAGCATTTGTGGGTCCATATCTAATAACATTTGACATTGTCTTGCCATTTGTTTTAGATTACTAAAAAACATATAGTTTTCAGTTTCTTGTTCTTGTTCCTTCAAAACTTTATTAACTAACTTAGTTATATCTTTTTCTGTTAACTTTACTATTCTGCTCATGATTGTTTCGTATTTACAATTGAAAATGTTAATTGTCTTTTATAAGTATCTTTTTCTCCTGAAGTATTCACTTGAATGTCGACATAATATTGATTTGGAATTTTGTCTCTCATGTCAAATATAAAATAATACTCATTTGGTGTTCTGTTAATTGGAGTCCAATCTTGAACAAGAACCTCTGTTGTTCCTTCCATAACATACACTCTATAGAATCCAGAAACATCTAATAATAGTTGTTGACCTGTATATGCCTGTTTGATTGTTACACCAACTTTACGAATATCTGTGTTTAATATTTTTTCGTTTTGTAAAATACCGTAAAAATCAAATCCATAAATTTGAGGTTCTTTTGACATTGAACCAATTTGAATACCCGCACTATATGGTTGTAATGTGAATTGATTTGTTACATTAGGAATAGATTGTCCATTGATTGTTAAACCTGACCAAACATCATAAAATAAACATGGCGTTGGATAATTTGAAAATCCGTTAGGAACAACAACTTCGTAAACCCCTTTAGTCCTTAAACAAGTATTCAAAGAAGACATACCACTAACAGCATCCCCATTTCTATCTTCAATTCTAACGTATGGGTCGGAATCTAAATTAACTAAATCACCATTCTGATAAACGTATAAAAACAATTTGTTTTCTTGGTTCTTTAAAAATTGGTTTCTATTATCTTGAATTAAATCATTATAATCTGTAAGTAAAAAAGGTTGATAGAATGTTTGAGTTTGTCTTGAGAAAAACGCCACACTATAACTGTCGGTAAGACCTGTAATGTTTTCTATCTGAGGAAGATATGCCAATCCCCATCCTGTTACACCTGTAATAGAACCATTCAATACACCGTTAATTTCACTACTCATATCCATATTAAGGTCTTCGTTACCAAGTTCAAAATGTTGTCTTGCTACGATTGTTAACCCTGAATAGTTTACAGTGCCCTCATTCTTATTGTTGTAGATACCGTTTTGAGACCAACCTGATATTGTTGTTGTTTGATACCAGTTTGAAGGTCTTGTAGAATATGCTCTACTATCAACATATGTTAAGGGAGACGCCCCACCATTTGCACTGTTTTGTGCAATGTTAAAATCATTATAATCGTATCCAACTCCTTCGTCCCAATATTGTGGACCACCTGTGTCTCCTGATATTTGTGGAATTCTAAAAAGAATTAAATCAAATGATGTTGCTCTTCTTCTTTCGTTAGACATAAATGAATTTAATAGTTCATTGTCAAACGAAGATGTGTTAGTCATTTTTAATGTATGAGTCATTGCTGAGGTGCAACCTGTAGAAATAACTCCCGAAGAAATATTCTGGCGCAGTAAAGATAAATCCAAATCAAAGATAAATCTTGTGTAACCGTAATTCGGAACTATTAAATCCGAAGCACCAAAATTTAACTCAATAACAGGGTTTCTTCCCGTGTTAACATATGAGTTAGAAATGATGGTGTTATTTTTATTTATGTAAGACCTTAAAATCGACATTTATCTTTTATTCAATAAATATCAATTAAGTCGGATATTTCCGTTTAGAATCTTATTTGCTGCGTTTTGAAGTTCTGTAAGTATGCCTTGTGCGGATGTCCCATCTTGTGTAACAGGTACTGGTGGTAATCCAGGATATGCGTGAGTGTGTGTAACTAAGAACCTAACAATAAGTGAAATCAATTCAATTAATTCTTCACCTCTAACCATACTTGATGTTTTTGGTAAAAATTCATTTGTAAATTTTTCAGGTGAAATTCCATATAAAGTATCGTCAAAATTAATTTTTCCTTTACCTGGAATTTGTGAATTATGAGAAACTAAAAATAATATGTCACTTCCTAATGCACCATATGAAGACTCTTGATTTACATATTTTTGTTGTTTGGCAACTTTTTTAATTGGGGTCCTTGGAATACCAACTTTACCTTTGGAATAAATTAATCCAAACCCTCCTTTAAGTGCTGGGTTTAATTTAATTCCTTTATAAATTTCACTAATGTTTTTTACTTCTATTGCGGTTGCGGAAGAACCCATATTAGTTGATGGACTTAATTTAGAATACATCAACGTACTTGGTCTGTAATACATTGGAAATTTAGATGACGCGTTATTGTCATCAAATAATTTAATTCCACTTTCGGTAACATTTTTAGAGTTACACGTTTTTATAAAATTATTAATAAATCTTATAACGTCTTGTTTTGATAGTGACGTAAATGTTTCGGTTGCAACTAATTTTTTTAAATTATCCGCAACAACACTATCAACTGTAATGTTTTTTGAGTTTACTGTTACGTCAGGTTTTAGTTGGTACAAATACACAGAACCAGTAAATTTATCTTGAGCGTTTTCAGGATTAACAATAACCCATTCGATAAGATATTTTGTCATCAAAACATCATCCCTCAATTCGTAGTAAACTTTAGGTTCTAAATTTTGTAATACACTTTGAAATTTTGATAACTGAAGAAATCCTCTTTGTTGATTGGCGACAGGAATTACGTTTGGTTGAAGTTGTGCTCCTTTGAATTTTCCAGCTCTAATTAAAATTTCATCTTGTTTAACCACAACATCAGCACTACCTCTACCCATAAGAGCGTTATCCCCAGGTTGAGGAAACACACCTTTATGTACAGATTGGTCTGTTAAAGTACCGTCTTGATTTTTTAATGGTTTTGGGTTTTTAATTTGCATACCCGTACCTGTAAATTTATTTCCTCCGAAATAAAATTCTTTAAAGGTTGCGGTGGGACTAGAAAAAGTATTTTGTACGTAGTACTGATTTTGGTATTGAAAATCTTTGTTTACATAAATAACCTGTACTAACTCGTCAACTTTTGGAACTGAGTATACAAAATATGGGAGTAATGTGTTAAAAACAAATGGGTCTCTAGATGTCCAAATGTCTTTCTCCTCATTCCATGGAGGGTCACTAATACCTTTAAGAATGTCATCGTAATTGTCAATAAGTCGAACACCCCTGATTCTACCAAGCATCATTGGGTCTTCTGTATTTAATACCCTACACTGAAAAAATATTGAGTTATTTTCCATTATTTCTTTCTTGATATGTTTTTAATATTCTGTTATACATCTCTTCTACTTTATCTAAATAAAGAGTACCTTTTATAATCGATTCTTTTGTTGACTCAAAATCTGACGACAATAAGTCTAAATACTCAACTAATTTAGTATTAGGTAAATCCTTTAGATTGGATATCCCATTTATAATTTCTTCAAATTTTTCGTCTTTCATTTTTATAATTTTTTACCGAATCCTGGTCCTGATAAAGTAACAACCTCAATTTTACCATTTTCAGCTTCTTCCCTATCAATTGCTTTATTTGAAACAAGATTATATAATAACATCAAATTTGGTGAACCATCAGGTAAGGTACCTGTTGGAATTCCTAATCCTTGAAGACCTTCAATTGCATTTGTTGTTGTTCTTTCGGGAGAAGTACCAGGTAACAAACTTGCCAATGCCAATAAAGGAAGAGGTATTTCATTTCCTGGTTTTTTAACAAATTGACCAACCAAATTTAACAATAGTAAAATATTATCTAAAAGACTTTTACACTTTCTATAGTCATTAATTAATTGAGATATAATAAGTGCTAATTGAACTAATCTTAAAATAATGGCATATTTTTTTAGAATCTTAGATTTTACCGCATCTTGAATAATAATAGAAACTAAATTTATAATATCTTTTTTTAGTATTTCATATAAAACTTTTAAAAACTCAGCATTTATTTTTGAAATTACCTGAATTGAAAATGTTTTATATTTTTTTAAAAAGTCCGCTCCGTCGTTAACAATATTACTACCCTGTTTACCAATGTTTGCACCTGCGTTACCGACATTAGTACTTATTGTGTTTGCGGAATTTATAAAAGTGTTTGCGCTTGATACTGCTTGATTATATGTGTATGTTGCGCCTGATTGTACAACAGATAATAAAGTGTATAGTGGTAATAGATTTTTAGGTGTTAAAACTCCCGCGGCTACCGCTAAAGGAATTTTTTTAATTACGTTTGTATCTATTGATACTTTAACATTTAAACTGTTAGGACCATTCAAAGACCAATCAGGATTATTTGATATTGAATCAATAATTGTTTCTAAAACTGCAACTTGTTCTTCAACCGTAGTACCGCTTTCGGTATCCCTAAAGTCAATCAATTCATCAACTAAAACTTCAGAATCTACAGGTAACTTTATATTATCACAATCTTGAAATTCTATTATTCCTTTTTGAATGTTTGAAATCTGAACTTCAATGTTTCGTAAATCAATTTCATTTAATTCGAAAAAAGAATCGTCAACGCCGTCCAATTCTGCAACTTTGGCAACTCCGCTTACATCAATTTCTCTTCTATCGTCAAAACAAAGTCCAAGTATTCTTGCAGCAATTAAACTAAATCTACTTTGGTTATCTAATGCTCCGTACCCAACTTGTGCTTGTATATTTATTGCACCTGATATTAAATTCACAATTTGAGCTCCAATATCAACTGTATCAATCAATTTAATTGTGCTATAATAATCGGATATAAATTCACCAACATTATTAGTTAAATTTCCCGAACCATCTTCCCTATCAACTAAAATAATTCTATAATAATCGCCAGTAACTCCAAAACTATTTGTTTTGGAATACTGAATATCAAAAAGATTTTGACCTGATTTACCTAAATAATTTTTACCATTTATTTGACTAAAAGACCTATTTTCGTTATCTGAGGTCATTAAGTTATATAACTGTTTGTTCATTGGGAAAGGAACGCTTCCTCCAAATGGTTTGAATGTAAGACTACCTGATGGTTCTGGTTTTTCGTAATAAACCTTACCAAATTTTGTTTCTGGCGATTGTTTTAAATTTGAAAAAAAATCTATAGAATTTACGGGAATATATATTCCTTCTTGTTGAGGCCTTAAAGGTAAAGGTTGGATAGATAAACTAGCGGAAGAAGTACCATTATACGTCTGTTCAACAGAACAACCAAGGGCTTTGATTGTTTCTTCTTTCATTATGCCAGATAACTTGGGCTCAATTTTTGCCGCGGCCTCTAATATTTTTTTTCTTAAATATGTTAAAGTACCAGACCCATTTCCCTGTGTTTGACCTAAAAACCCAAGAAGTTGGTCCATTGAGTTTTTTGGGTCTCTCTGAAATCTTTTTTGTAAATCTTTTACCTTGTCTAACTGACTTGTAATTTGTGAATTTGCCTCTGATGCAGAATTTGCCAACTTGCCTAAAAAACCTTTTTCAGACCTTGATACGTCTGTATAGGTTTTAAATGCATCAAGTTTGCTTGATATCGATTGTTGAGTAGAATTTAAATCTAATGGCATATCTTATCTCATTTTATATGATTCCTCATCGTTGGAAACATCTTTTTCAATAAGATTCTGTATTAAATCGTCATCCAAATCTGCAATTGAAAATGATTCTTCTTTGTTATTGTTTGATTTTTCCCAAATGCTGGATTGTAATTTTGACAAACTGATTTTTTTCTCAACACAATCATTAACAATTTTTTGTTGTTTTTCAATTACAGGGCCAATAGTTGTCATATCAGCAGGGTCTTTCAACATTGCTAACATTTTATTTTGAATTCTAATTGCAGTCTGTCTTTGCTCGACAAGCTCATTATAGATTTCTTGCATAAGCGATAATATAGAATCTTTAGTAAAATTAATTTCTTTTCTCTGTGGTCTTGGCATACCTATAAATACTTTTTTATTAGTTTTTCATTTTAACCTGAATGATTGTATATAATTTTTTGAATCTTTTGATAGAACTACGAATCTCTTTTGTACTTAAATTTGTCATTTCTCGTAGTGATAATAGAATAACATTTTTATTAAATTTGTTATTATCCGCACCTGAGAATATGCTTTCGTAGTTATCAAACAAATCAATTAAGGCATAACCTAATTTTCGTTCATTATCATTTAACTGTTCAGATTCAATGAATTCCTTTAACTCTTTAAGATATTCATTAATAATAACATGAGTTTCAATTACGTCATCATCTATTCTATAAGACATGTCAGCCCTTTCCTCAAGGCTAGATGAAATGTCTTCGTAAGATATTTTTCTATTAGTTTCTTTTTGGTCCTTAATGATTTGACCCATCAAGTAGTTCTTGCAAATAGTCCCAAAATAAGAATAAGCCTTTTTGTTTTTGTCAGGCTTAAACTTGTCAACTTTGGTCATTAAAAAGGAATGGGTATCCGTATGAATTTCATTGAAGTCCATATCCTTTCGATATAATTTATATCGCCTAATAATAGATGAAATCATCTTATCAAGAGGGCCTCTTAAAAATTCGTTATAAATCTTATTCTTTTCGTATGATGTTTCGGCGATTAGAAAATTTCTTACCGCCTCCTCTTCTCTTACATCAAAATAATTTAAGTTAACCGCTTTTCTTCCTCTTTTTTTAGATAAAACATCTTCTGTTGTGGCAGAGAGTGTTTCTTGCATTTACGCATTTTCAGATTGATATTTTATGACTCTGTCGTCAGTGAAGAAATATTCTCGTTTTGCGGTTTGAATCCAAAATTTTACTTCGTCTTCAACCATTTTGTTTTCACCATACTTGTAGTTCCAAAAAATAGAACCCTCTCTCAAGTTTACGTGTTTGTATCCAAGTCTAGGGATTGTCATAATTGAAATTGAGTTGTACGTCAATCTTAATAAGAACTCGTAGATGAAAGTTAACTTGATGGAAGGTTTAAATCCTCCAAAATCTTCTATAATCGATTTTTTAAATACTGAACCTGCGGTTTGAAAATTTTGATATTCTTGTAATGTGTCGTTTGTTAAAATTCCCATTTCCTGTGAGAAATTTGCTGCGAATGTTGCTTCATTTGTAAAACCAGCAAACAATCCTTTTTCATCCGTTTCAACAACCACGGGTAAAAACATTTGAACTTCTGGATATGAGTCAATATAGTTTTTTACATTCTTAAACCAAATAGAAGAATATTCGTCATCAAATTCAAAAAGAGAAACCCAAGTTCCTTTAGCGTTTTTAATACCGTGATTAACTTGGTCCGCATAATTAGATTCTTTGTCCCATAGAAGTTTTGTGACGTTTAATTCTCCAAAATCGTAAGTGTCTAAAATTTCAACTAACGATTGTTCTTGAGTGTGAACAATAACTAATTCTTCAAATACAATTTGTTGGTTCTTTAAAGATGTGATTGCTTTTTCAAAGTACTCAGTAAAATCTTTTGCCTTTGCTGATTTTATTGGTAATATAACTGATAATGATAATGTATTGTTCATATTATTCTTCTGTTTTAGAAATTTGATTTTCGAATGAGTCTGCTCTTGTGTTCAAGTACCCCTCAAATAGTGAAACTATTGAAGATTCGAATTTTGGTTTATCTGAATATCTTTCAACTGTGGTCTTCATTTCCCCAAATATTTTAGGGTCAATGTTATCTTCTAACCAATTCTGTACATAATCGGCAATAAGGTCAGGGAATAATGTTTGGTCTGTAATCCAAATACCATTGTCTTCCGTCATCCAATCAGGTGATAAATTTGGTACTTTACCAATTACAGGAACATTAGATTTCATAGACTCTAATGGGAATGTACCAAAACCACTGTGGTCATCAATCCAAACACTTAAAAAACAATCTCTAAGTGAATTTGCAAATTCTTTTTCAGATAGACCTCTTAAATCTCTAAAGGTAAACCATCTGTATTGTGGGAACTTTAAATAAAATGTTTTAATAATGTTAATGGCATCGCTTTGTTCTTTAGTATGAATACCAATAATTGGCATTGATGGAGTTGACTTTGGGGTAAATTCTTCACCTATTAAAGGTTCCACAATATCAAATGATATTTGTCTCATTACTCTCTCAATATATTCTTTTTGTTTGTTTGATGTTGTAATGCATTTTAAAAATCCAAATTGATTCCAAGTTTGTCCTGGTTGAAGTGTTTCTAACATGTGTGCATATTGTTGTGTTAACACTATTTTTGCACATGGTAATTGTTTAACTTGGTCCATAACAAATCCAAAAACTTCAGGAATAACTAAAAAGTCTTCAGGTGAGATTTCTAAATTTTGACCTTCGATGGCTTTGTGTGGTAATGACATATATTCTTCATCCAACCACGCAATCACACCAGCGTAGTCTGCCTTTTCGTGTAGTATAATTGGGTTGAATCCGTTATCTTTTAATGTTTTTGCCATTTGGTATATAAGTCTAACAGAAGCCTTAGCATTACCTTTAGTGTCTTGCACTAAAAAATAGATTCTGGCTTGTTTGTCTCTCAATACCTTAATGGATTGTTTTACTTTGTCTTGCAATTGGTTTTCCATATTAATAATGATTGATTAGTTTTTTATTTAGTAAGCTATTAAATGCTATTCTGAAAGGAATACTGGTGTTTGAGTTTGACTTCATTCCAAGTTTTTCGTCCATAATTTCCTGTTCAGTTAAAACGGTTTCTAATAACATTTTAACCATTTCAAATTTAATAATATTAATTCTTGTTTCTGTAACCCCTGTCAATGAATCAGATGTGTTATCATCCTGACCCATATCTAAGTAACCTTCAATTTTATCTAAATCGATAAAATAATTTTCGCCTAACACTGGTATCATAGTATTTCTTGTATTTTTAATTTAAGTTCTTTTAAACTTGAAATTTTGTGTTCAAATTCAATATCCTTATTATAAACTGTGTTAAACTTAATAACCACTTTATCTTTGGGATGGTTTAATAATAGGTTAGGATTAGCAGTAAGTAAAACGTCTACTGAATCCCATAAAGAATTAATTGTGCTTTCACTATAAAATTTTACAGACTCAACCAAGCATCCAAACTTAGAAATAAAAAATAACGAAGCTGGTTTTGATTTACCTATTTCATCTGAAACAATAAGAATGTCGTGTTCTTCTCTCATGTCCAAATAAAAATCATTAAAATCTAAAAGACCAGATGGTTCAACCGAACCCGCGTGACCAAATATTTCCATTGTGTGTTCTTTATACAAAAAATCGTATAACTCATTACTATCTCTAAATTTTAAATGTTTGGAAATATCTAATGAAGTTAATTCAGAAATGACCTCATATTTGAAATCATCTTCCTCTTCTTCTTTGAAAGGATTTTCAATGTACCATTTTTCGTACTCTTGTTGGATTTTTTTTAAAGTGTCTCTAAGTACTCCATTTAATTCAATACCTATTTTCATTCTTCGTATCTTTCTAATATTTTTGAAATTAATGGATTTCTAACAATGTCTGTAGATTTAAATTCAAATACGCCAACATCATTCATATTTTGAAATTTTTGTAGTGCGTCCCACAATCCTGTGTGAGTTTTATCTTTGTGTCTATCAAATTGTTCCAAATCACCCGAGATAAAAAATTTAGAATTAAATCCAATTCTTGTTAATAAAAGTTTCATTTGACTCGGGGTTGAATTTTGAGCTTCCTCAAATATTAATATTGAATTATCAATATTCATCCCTCTCATGTAAGCCAAGGCAAAAACTTCGATTGCCTCAATCTCTTTTAATTTTTCTCTAGATTCTTTTCCAATTATTTTATTTAACAAATAATATGATGGGAAAATATATGGGTCTAATTTTTCTTCAACACCACCAGGTAAACTACCTAATTTTTCTTCAGCTTCAACCGCTGGTCTTACTATGATTATTTTTTCATATGGTGTGTTTGGGTCGGCTAATAAATCTACCGCACATTTCATTGCGATATAACTTTTACCAACACCTGCTGGACCTGAACATATTGTAATTTGATTTGAAGATAATTTACTATAATATTCTTTTTGACTTTCTGATAAAAATTTTTCTTTTGTTTTTCGTTTAATTATTGAACAGATTTGCTGTTTCTTATTTCTAACTGGAACTTCGTCACTTGACAAAGTTGAGGTAGGTTTAGGTTTTAATACTTTACCCATTTTTAATTATTTAATTTTATGTCTTTCAACATTTCCAATCTCTCTTTTGTAAATCGTTTCTCCATCTGGACTTTCATAAATCCATTTAGTTTCTAATTCTTTTTTATCAACTTGTGATTTAATCCATTGATATGTTTTTTTAAGTCCTATAGAAAGTGGTTGACTAACTTCCCAACCAACTTTTTCTCTATAAAGTTTGTTATCTGAATTTCTTCCTTGAACACCTAATGGACATTTGAAACCATACTTATCAATAAATTGTTGTCCTTCAATATTTTTGATTTCTATATCTTTATCTGAAATTGCAATTGCCATTCCTGCTAATTGATTAATTGTAACCATTTCTTCACTACCAATATTAACAGGACCAACAAAATCACTCTCCATTAATCTCAATACCGCTTCAACACATTCATCAACGTATAAGAAAGAACGAGTTTGCATTCCGCTACCCCAAACCTCAATAACGTCTCCGTCTTTAGCTTCAGCAGCTTTTCTACACATTGCCGCTGGTGATTTTTCTCTACCACCTGTCCATGTACCTTGAGGTCCAAAGATATTGTGGAATCTTGCAACTCTAACATCTAAACCGTAGTTTCTATTAAAAGCCAAGTATAATCTTTCTGAAAATAGTTTCTCCCATCCATATTCAGAATCAGGGTTAGCAGGGTAAGCCGATGATTCCTCACAATTTGGATTTTCAGGGTCTAACTGATTGTGTTCAGGGTACATACATGCTGATGATGAATAGAATACTTTACCCACTTTTTTCTTAACACATTCTCTTACTACGTTAAGATTAATTGTTGCTGAATTATACATAACATCTGCATCGTGTTCACCTGTAAAGATATACAATGCTCCACCCATATCGGCAGCAAGTTGATATACTTCATCAACACCTTCTTCAATTACAAGTTCTACAACTTTAGGGTCTGTTAAATCTCCTAAAATAAATTCATGACAGAACTCGTCTTGAAAGAAGTATTCGTGTTTTTTAATATCACATACTCTTACGTGATTTCCTTCTTCTTTTAATCTTTTGGCAAGGTGTCCACCTATGAACCCTCCTCCGCCTAATACTACTATTTTTTTCATTGTTTAATTTTAATTCATTTTATATTCTAAGTATAGGTCATTTCCTTGAAAAATAACTTTCTTATTTGTACATTTATTTGGACTTCCAACGAACCATCCTAAGTTTGGTGGTACGTTAAGTGACTTAGAATAAATCACTTCTTTACCACAACATATTTTAAGTTTTAAAGGTAATTCCTCTTTAGTTATATTGATGAAATGTGCCTCATCGTTTGTTATAGATGTAATCTTCAATTTAGGTTTAGTGAAATCATTATACCTAATGTATTGTAAATCAATTGGTATTTTATTAACCGATATATTGTGATTATCTAAATGATGTTTTAAGTTAACTTCATTTTGAGTTGTAAAATTAATGTCATCATTTTCAGACATCCAATAATCTAATCGGTTCATATATACCTCCATTAGATTTCGAGGTCCAATTGCAAACCTATCGTTACATCCTCCAAAGTGGTCCTCTGACGGAGTTATTATAAATTCTCCCAAGGATTTCCAATTAAAAATACTTTTAAACTCCAAGTCAGGTCTTAATCTCATAACATAATCAAATGTCATGTTATTATCTTTCTCATATTCCTTAACCATATTGAATACAGATTGGAATTGTTTTAATTGATAGTAAATTAACTTTGGGTCGTTTTCACTATCAAGTTGATAATCTTGGTATTTGTATTTTGATTTTTGGTAACTTAAATCGGGGAGAACTGAGTCCTCCTCGATTTTAATTACTGATGATATTTTAAAAAAATCTGCGGGTATATTAATGGGTTTGTCTTCTTCTTTTGCAAAGGATGTGAAAAATTTTAACTTATAGTTTGAGTTAGTTAAAATCAAATTCTTAAAAATTGAAGGAAGGCATTTGTCAAAACTTCTGAATTGCCCTGAAATACAAACCGCAACTGTTTTCATTAATTGAAATATTTTTGGTAGATGTCAAAATATTCAACCGTCTTTTCAGGTAGGATATTTCTATAGTCTGATAAGTTCTCTAATAAGTTTAGTGTTCCTCTATATCCAATTACCTCATTCTCCAAGTTTCTAACCAAGTCTTGAGGGTTTCTTGCTTGATATACCGATGCTTTTGCAAATATAACAGAGTTCGGAAAATGATGTTGTAAGACATAGGACCCCCAAATGTCATCCATTCTACCTGTATAAGGAAAGACAGAGTAATGTTTAAGAACATCTCTGTGAATAAATGTATTTTGTGAGTTAAACGGTGTAAGTTGTTTTGTTGTGAAAGGTTCAAATGAGTTAAATTTTACGATTGGTTTTTTACTTAATCGACAAATTGCGTCGATGTCTGGGTCACCATCCCAGAATTCTGCTTGAATCATCGGTCTAATTTTTGTTTTACCTTTGTATTCAATGTTATTTTTTACTTGAAGGTATTCGATTGGAAATCCTCTATGCCACAAGTCGTTATGTTCTGTTGTTGAAATCGCGTCAAAATAAGGACACGACAAATTTTCGTATTCATCTACTTCAATTTCTTGACCCAGTAATATATTGTCACCCCAGAAATCATAAGGTATGTTGTCATCATCAACTGTTGCAATAATTTCTGCACCACTTTGATATGCGTAAACTAATCCAATATTTCTTCTTTGTATTGTTTTCCATCCAATAACCTCAGATAACTCAGGATATAATCTGTCTTGAGCTTCAGGATTAAGGTAAATTACGTTGTTATATTTTTCAGTTAAATCAACGTATGATTGGTGAGGAGTTTTTGTATCTCCAACAATTACAAATGTAAAATCTTTTTTATCTGCAATCTCACAAAATTTTATGGTTGCTTCGGTTGGTTCGTTAATCGTAGTTGTAATTATATATTTTTTCATATTAATAAACCAAATAAATGTGGTTTCCTTGTTCTGTGTTTATGATTGTATAATTTGGATTGATACTATGAAGAGCATCTTTAAATTCCTGTAAGGTTGGGAAGTTTCCTTGTCCTAAATCTTTACAGTCGTCAATTAACATAACGTGGTCGTTACGATTGCTTGCCTCTTTAATCGCGCCTAATTCTTCTCTTAATGGACCTTCTAACATACTGTGAGCATCTAATAGAATAAAGAATCTTTCATCAGGTAATTCTTCTAATACAGATTTTAATACATCTCCTGAATTACCTTCCAAGAAAGTAAGGTTACCGTATTGTTCAGAAAGTTTTTGATATGATTCTCTATAACTTTTTCCATCGTAAGGATTACGGTCAGGAAATAATTCTACTGTGAATGTAACATCAAAATGTTCAGCCAAGAATATTGAAGTTCTTGCGTCATGAGTTCCTGTTTCAATTGCAAAATTTATTTCGTTTAAGTTTGGGATTTTGTCTTGGTACTGGTAAAGTAAACTAACAAATAAGTTAGGTATTGGTAATGATGTCTTATGTATGTCGGACATTTGTTCCCATCTACTGTCACCTGTATAATCTAAATTTAATTTCATATTAGTTATTTTTTATAATACATTTTAGGATTTGGTCTTTATAATCCGCAACAGTATCAAATGCTTTTTGAATATCGTTAAATTCAAATTCATGGGAAATAATACCCTCAATCTCTTTGTCTCCTGTGTAGTTCTTAACACAGTCATCCAAAGTTTGATTCGACCTTCTTACGTTTTTGATTGTTAATTCTTTGGTTCTCATTCTGTGTGGGTTGTAGGTTACAAAATCCGCTTCAGGTATCCCGATTAATGCAACTTTACCATTAACCGCTGCCACATTAATACAACCATCAATAGATTCTGTTGTACCTCCTGTGTCGATAGCCATGGTTGTTCCCATTCCACCAGTAAGTTCTTTGATTTTTCTTGCGTAGTCATCGGCAAGTAAAAATGATTCGGTTGCTCCGAAATCTTTTGCGAATTTGGTTCGGTAAGGTAGTTTGTCAATCATGAAAATATCTTTAACTCCTGCCTTCTTTAAAATTGAAAACATACATAAACCAATTGGACCCGCACCAAAGATGGTTGCAGATTCAGTAAATTTAGGTTCAATTAAATTTGCGGTGTGAAGACAAACTCCAAGAGGTTCAAGTAAACTTGCCAAGTTGAATGACATTGAATCGGGTATCTTTGCCAATTGTAGTTCTTCAACCACAACATAATCGGCAAACGCTCCTTGAGAATTTGCTCCCATGAAAGTTCCCTTATCACATAAGTTATGTTTACCTCTTAAAGACCAATAAGATGTGATACAAGGCATCCCAGGTTCAACTGCGACTCTATCACCATCTTTGAATTTTTTAGACCCGTTGGCGTCAACTATGACCCCCGCAGGTTCATGTCCCATATACATTGGGAGAGGATTTTTAAAGGAGCCTAATCCTCCTTCTTTAAAGTAATGCATGTCGGAACCACAGATTCCAACAGATTTCATTGCGACAAGTATTTGACCTTCCTTTAATTTTGGAATTTCTTCCTCAAAAATCTCAATCTTTCTTATCTGAGTTAGTTTTGCTACTCTGTTCTTCATAATCGATTAAAGCTTGTTTTAAAACATCACAAATGTAATCGACCTCTTTTATTGATAACTCAGGGTATAGAGGAGGGCATACGTGATGTTTACAATAATAATCAGTATTTGGTAAATTTACAGAGGAAAATTGCTCTTTATATAAAGGTTGTTGATGAACGGGGATTCTATATACCTCTCCCGTTAATGAAATACCTCTTTCTTTACAATATTTTTTTAACCAAGCACCGTCCATAGGGGTAATAACAATTGCCTTATAGTTCGCACAAATACCCTTACCTTTTTGTTTGATAACTGTGTATTTGGTCTTTTCTAAATTTTTTCGGTATCTCTCTAAAAGATAACTTCTTTGTTCAATTCTGTCATGAACTCTATCACATTCTATACTACCTAATAATCCAGTAAATTCGTTAATCTTAAAGTTGTTTCCATTTGGTGCGACAATAACACCCGCATCCTCAAGATGTCTACCAAAGTTCTTTAATGATTTCATTTTTTCATAAAGTTCTTTGTTATTTGTAGTAATCATACCACCTTCACCTGTTGTCATAACTTTTGTTGGGAAGAATGAGAAGGTACCTACATCACCAATAACTCCTGCTCGTTGAGTACCTTTTAAAGAAAAGTGGGCGTGGGCCGCGTCTTCAACTAATGGAACATTATGTTTTTTACATAACTGAACAATCTTATTAATATCGTGTGATATGATACCACCAATGTGAACAATAATAACCGCACCTGTTTCCGAAGTTATTTTAGATTCCAAATCTTTCAGACAAATTGAAAATGATTGCGATTCCATATCTAATAATTCAACAATACCTCCAGCATTTGTAACTGCAACACTAGTTGCGAAAAATGTATTTGACGGCATCAAAACTTTTTTACCATATACTCCAAGAGACTTTAACGCTAACTCAATAGCGGTGGTACCATTTGAACAGGCTAACGCATATTTTGCATCACTCATCTTGGCAAATTTATCTTCAAACTCTTTAACGTATTTGGATTCACCTAATGGTCTGTCAGAAGACAATATATCCCAAGAACCTCTTAGGAATTTAACTTTGGATTTGAAATCAAATTTCAATCTAAAAATTGGAATACTTAATTTTCTCATAATTTATAAACTTTTTTAACTTTTGATGGTATACCTGCAACCATAACATTTGGTGGGACATCAGTTATTACAACTGAACCCGCGGCAACAATAGAGTTATCACCAACTGTAACTTTAGGAATTATAGTACTTCCCGCACTAATAAAACAATTCTCACCAATATGAACATAACCACATAGAGTTGTATTTGGAGATATTTGTGAATAATCCCCAACATGACAATCGTGTTCTACAACAGAACCCGTATTAATAATTGTACAATCTCCAATATGAGAGTCGATGTGAACAACCGCGTTGGGACAAACCAAATTACCATGTCCAAACCTTTTGGATTCGACAACAGCAGTTGGGTGAATACAATTTATTGGTTCTTTCTTTGTATGTTCTTTGATTAACTCGTAATGTTTTTTTCTTAACAAATTGTCTCCCGTTGCAATAAAATATTCTATGTTAGGGGACTTAAGATGTTCTAAGGATTTTTCAACCGTTGAATATAAACGGTTGGTTATAATTTCGTCGGCATAACATTCGACATAATATAGTACGTGTCTCGGGTGAGTTATTTTAAAAATGTTTGTTGCAATTTTTGCACCTGCCGAGCCACCGACAATTATTATTGATTTTGGTTCGCTCATATAATTTCTATTGGTAAATCTTCGTTATACATACCCCAATTTTCTGAATTAGAGGTTTGTGTGAAATCTCGAATAATTTCGTTTTGGTCAGACATTGGAGGAACTGATTCGTCCTCATCTCTATCGCCACCTTTACCGTGATTTAAATGAAAAATGTAATGGTCTAAAATTTTAATGTCTGAATAGAATGACGATTTCTTCATTACGTTTGTGTCAATACCACATCCAAATAAAACTGATTCTTCAAACCCTTTCATTTTAAACCAAATATCTCTATGTCCAATCTGATAATCTCCACAACAATTAATTAAAGACCAACGGTCGTTTTCACTTTCAAATAGTTCTTTAGCCCTAAATGAATCTCTACGACTATTAAGGTGATTATATAGTGATTGATAATCGTTGAATGATAAATGAAGTTTTTCATCCACGTCCCTTCTTTGTACTGTATAAAACGAACCTGTGTCAAGAGTATTAAAATCCAGTGGAGTTGTCACTATGTCTATGTTAGTAGATACAATAAAGTCATTCTGAGCTCGTCTAACCCCTACATTACGACTGATTGATTCAATCATGTTATATTGATTAAGTTCGGGGTACTTTTCTTTTAATAGTTCTTTTGGAACTTGTATGTGTTTTAATTTACCTGTGTGGGGTATATTATGTTTTATGTTTGAAATAACACCTTCACCATTAACGGTCTTCCAATCAACAAAAATAACCTCATCATGATTTTCAATCAGGGAGGTTAATGCCATGGTGGTTCTTTTATGTAAATTTCCACCATAGTTATCGTTTCTTGATGATAGTACAACAGAACTCTTCATTAAATTTTCTTATATAATTTATCACAAAACATTTTACCTGTCACCGAACTTCTATGGTGAGTACTGTCTTTAATAAACTCAAATCCTTTTGAAACTATGTATTCGTTTACCTTTCTATCAAAGTCAGACCCTAAATCGGATACTTCAATAATAATGTAGGTAAAATTTTTAATCTCATCTCCAATACCCTCTAATACCTGTAATTCAGCACCTTCAGTATCTATGTTTAATAAATCGTAGTTTTTGAAATCAAACCTTTCTCTTTCAAACAAGGTTTTAATTGTTATTGTTTTTGTTTTAACAATATTACCACTTTGTTCTATTAGTGAACTTGAATCAGGATTTGATGACGGACAATAAAGATTCATTTCCAAATCGTCTTCATTCCATGCAGCTAAGTTGTATATCTTTTGACCAAACTGTTCAATCTCATTTTTAAACCTTTGGTACGAATTTGGGTTCGCCTCCAAGAAAATAGAATTATCACCACAATAATGAGAGTATTGTTTTGCTTCCCAAGCATCCCAAGCACCAATATGTAAAACACCTTTAGGTGTCCAATCTAAATTATGAAACAAACCTTTATTGTTTCCAAAATTTTCAGTTCCAACTGGATTGGGGTCTTTATCCCAAAACGCTCCAAATAAGCTCATGTTATTTTCTTTTTAATATTATTTCTTCAGTTGCGTGACCAACGTTAGTAATTTGTACGATTTCCCAATCCGTCGCATTTTCACGTATCCATTTTTCACTTATAAAAACAACTCTAATTATTTCTCTACCGTTCCAATTTTCAAAATTAGCTTGTTCGTTCCCGTCATGTTTATGTTTATTATCGTCATTTAACATTCCATCATACATCACAAAAATACATCCTGGATTTGCCACTTCCGCTAAATTTTTAAAAACATCTGACTTAAATTCTAAAGGTATGTGAGGAAGGACTGCGTTCGTAAACATGAAATCAAATTTAATTGGAAACTTATTTTCAAAACTTTCAGTTAAGTCCGATTGAATAAATTTTAAATTTTCAGTCTCATATTGTTTAGCATAATTAATTCTATTATTAGATAAATCGATTCCATAAGTCTTATCAAAAGTTTCACTTAAAACTCTGGTGAAATATCCTTGAGCACATCCAACGTCTAAACAATTCTTATTAACATTTTTATCTATTAAGTTTTTAATTTTTGGAATTAAATTTTCTTTCATCCAACTGACGTTTCTTTCTGGGTAACCTGTTTCAGAACCAGGGGTTCCTTCAGGGTTAATCAAACTTTCGTCTTCAAAATAATTTTTTAATGCTTCTTTAATGTTGTGTATCATATTATTGGTATTTTACATATTCTTTCACCTCTCTAATTTCAGAATCGGTGATTGCGTTAATTTCATTCTTTAATCTGAATCTTTCATCGTTTGTGAAATATACTTTTCTTGCTTGGTCTATAAATTCACCTTCAAATCTTTTTTCAGTTTCAATGACTCTTAATCTATCTTCAACATCCCACAATTTTTCATTAATATCACATAACTGGTGATACAATGCTTCAATGTCTGGACTATCTAAATAAATTGAGGATAAATTATACAATAGTTCAAATTCTTTATTTACTAAAACTAACTTTTCTTCGTTAGTTATTTTTGTTTTTTTTACGTGTAGGATTGATAATTTGTCAATTAATTCTCCAACACTAACTGGTACGTAAATCATTTTATATAAGTTAAATCTTTATCAAACATATGTTCCACCTGATGAAAACTCGGAGGATTGTGCCTTGAATAAACGGTTACGTTTTTCAATCCTAGTTTATTTATGATGTACAATATCGAAGTTTCAACCGTATAGATATGTTTGGCTTTTAATAACAATCCTATCCAATCAAATAGGTTGTCCCACCCAAGATACGACATCTCTACAGAGTTTTCATATTCACCCATGTGTGGACAAGGTTTAGAATCTGGCGGAGACCCAAACATTCTATTAACAAAAACAAATTCTTTATCGTTAACACCAAAATGGTCAATTAACTTTTGTTCTCTCTCCAAATTTCTTTCAAACGTGAAATGTTCAACCCAGTCACTAAAATCAATATCAAGTAATTTATACTTAGCGTGCATTACAGGACCGTTATAATGTCTATCGAAATGTTGAATAGGTAAATAAACATCATTTACGTTAATCATCATAGGTTTAGAATAACCTTCCATGTAGATATTTCTGTGTGGAAAATCTGCATTTTCATTCACGAAGATTAAATTATCAATTTTGATATAATCTTTAATGAACTCAAACTGAGGGATTACTGGCCATATCACAAGATATCCTTTTGAGATATAATCCTTAGCTATTTTTTGTGTGAAAAAAATATCACCAATTCCAGCGGGTTGCCTTATCAAACAAATTTTAGACATATTCTTTTAAATAGTTTTCAAAAATCCAATCATCCAACACACTATACTTTTGAACTCTATCGTAGTTGTCTTTGATTGCGTCCATTTTTGACTGATACAACTCTTCCGTTAGTTTAGAAAGGTCAAACGTACCGTCAAAAAATATTATCCCATCAGGGTTAAAATATTCTACAACTTTCTTCGTTCCCATATAAACTGGTATAGTTCCTGTTGCAAAGCAATCCAATATTTTTTCAGTAAAGTAGGTATCATATGTATCGTTCTCAACCGCGAATGAAAACATATAATCTTTCAACCCAACCTCTTTGTTTGGTATTTCTTTAATACCTCTACCGAATACATCAATCTTATCAATGTTGTTCATTGCAAAATCGTGTCTGATTTCGTGTTGACGAGTCCATCTTTTATTAGATGTAATCATAGACGCCATCTTTGTTTTTGGGTGAATACCAAAATCTTTGATATAACTACCGTAAGCTGGTGTCCATTTGAACTTCGGATGTAATGAAAGTAATTCGTCATTGTGAGTCCAAATCTGTTCAAATGTGTTAAGTACATCATCTAAATTTGATTTGATGTTATCAATTGCTCCACCGTCAAACTTTCTTGATTCAATAACCCAAAGGAATTTTTTCTTTGCACCATTGTCAACTTTATGGTCTTCGATTCCCTTGAATAGGTCGTTATCCAAATATACTGAAATTGGGTTGTCGTAACTATTAAAACACCATTCAATCAATTGAGGTGCTTTGTTTGCTGTAGAACCTTTGTCGTGAGCAAAGTTCCTTGATAACATGTTTAATTTAACCATCCGTCTTCGTATTTAACTTCTAAAACAGTCCAGTATGGTTCATAAATATCTTTATAATTTCTTGGTCCCCTTGGTCCAAACCATATTGAAGGTGCTACTATTTTTTTATTAGGGGTTTTATTTAAGAAACTTCCCCACCATGAAAATGTGGAGTTAACAATAATGTTGTTTTTACACAACGACATCAACCACATTTCTTTATAATCTTCATCCTCAACGTAAGTTACGTTTTCAAACTTAAGGTTTTGTTTTACCCATTCTTTGTCATCACTGAAAACAAAAACGTGAGAATATTCTCCGATTTCTTTAACGGCTCTCTCAATATATTTTTCAGTTGCGATTGGGTGGATATCAGGATTCATAAAACAATCACCTCTTCTAATGTGAACAGACAGTGTATTTTCTTGTTTTAATTCAGGGTGTTTTTCCATCATTTCACTTATGAATTCTTCTGTAGGTGAGAATATGTTTCTGATTCTATCATCATGACCTAAGAAGTTTTTTGAACTTTGAAAGTATCCGTCAAAAACGGTATTCCCTTCTTTAACAAACACATCAATGTATTCCCAAGGACCTTCGCTAACTTTTTCAAATCCATCTATATTATCAACAAATTTCATATTTCTGAAAATGTTTTTTAGGTAGTTTTCAGTTTGTCTACCTTGCATTGGAGTCCAAGACCTTGGTACAAATACCACTTCTCTGTTATGTGTAATTCCTTGTGCAATTGCGTGAGCGGCTTGAAAAATCTGATTACCCAATCCTCCCATTAAATTACATGATATTAAGTTACTCATCTAATTAACTTGTTTAATTTTGTTTTATTTCTGATTATGTTCGCACATCTTTCCTGTTCTTGATGACCTCCTCCAGTAGCACTACCTGGTTTGTGGTCATTGTATGGTGATTCTGCATTATAAACATAATACAATTCGGGTAAGAATCTATAATTTTCTTCACCTGCTAATTCTAAAAGCGAAAAGGTGTATGCAACATCCGCGGCGGATTTGAAGTATTCTCCATTATCGTCTTTTAAATAATTCTTTGGGATTGATTTCCAAAGAAACGATTTCCAAGTTCTTAGGTGAGAAAATCTAAATGCGTCTTTACGTACTGTGTTTGGGTTGCATTTTTGTGAAAAACCTGAGTCACCGTTTGTATACATAAAAGACCCGTTGGTTAACCAAACCTTTTTGTCGGAATATACTTTACGAATATCCCCAACAACATTTGAATTCAATAAAAAATCATCCCCATCTAATTCAATAACAATATCTTCATCATCAAAAGTGGTGATTAACTCATCAAGGTTTTTTAGTTTGAATTTTTTTTCTTCATTAATGATTAAATTAAATCTTTCGTCCTCTTGAATTAAAGATTTAATTACATCTACCGAAGTGTCAGTAGATACGTCATCAATAATATAAACTTTAAAATTTGTGTCTTGTTGAGACTTTAAAGTTCTAATGCAATTTTTAATATACTTTTCTGCGTTCCAAACGCAAACAACAAATTTTATCATTGTAAATTAATAACAAACCCTTCAGGGGTTGTGCCTGGTTTATAGAACTTAAGTTTACCATTGTATTTTTCACTTAGGTCGGATAGTTGTTTAACCACTGGGTCAATTTCAATAACATTCAAATAATACCCTTCTTCTAATAGGTCTAAACATAATTTAAATTGTTGAGACTCTTCTAAAATATCGGTGCCCCTTTTATAGGTTACGTAATTCATAACAAATGGGATAGTCTTATCTGGGTTTTGTTTAATGAAAATGTTTTTCAAAAACAAAGAGTGTTCTTTATTAAATTCATCTACAGTTAAAGGTAAGTTTAACTCCATTCCAAGTTCTTTAGCGTAGTGTCCTAACGCCCTATTATCTCTTGGCAGACAAGGTCCACCAAACCCAAAACCATATTTCATGTATTTTTTACCAACTCTTGTGTCACCACCAATTGCGTTTAATACTGAGTCAATTTCATACTCTAAATTTGATTTTGTTAGAATGTCACCCATCATATTTGCATAACTAATTTTAGTTGTTAAAAAACAGTTAATACCTATTTTAGTAATTTCCGCGGCTTTACAAGACATTACATGAGCATTGACGGGTGTAGTCTGTACTTTACCATAAATTTGAATTAATTCGTTAGCAAGTTCTTGATATTCAGTACCTATCAAAACTATGTCCGATTCTTCAAGACCTTTTACTATTTCCCCTTGAGCGATAAACTCTGGGTTATACGCAACCTGTATACTGAACATAGAAAGTTTTTTCTGAATTTGCTCAACATCTCCAGGATTGGTTGTGCATCCAACTATAAATTTTTTATTGAATATTGGTATCTCTAATTTAGATGCTTCGTAAAAATCATTGGCAACTTCAAACACTGCGGATGTATCATAACTTCCGTCAGTTGTTGATGGAGTTGCAACAAATGTGAATATAACATCACAATTCTCAATAATTTCAATATTATTTGTTGTTGCACTAAACTCATAAACTTCAAATAACATTTTTTGTATTAAAGGTTCGTTAGTGTCACAAATACCTTTGTTTAAATTGTATACGTAATCCTCTCTTTTATCAGATACTATTACAGAATAACCCGCCTTTTCACAAAGAAGTGCAAAAGTTAATCCTAGCCTTCCCGCACCAATAACTCCTATTTTCATATAATTTCGTTCTCTTTTAAATCAAAAACTGGTATGGATACCATTTTGTGTTTATTCTTTTTATTAAAGTTTAAATAAATTTCTACAATATTGTATTCTTTTTCACTGTATGATAACTTATCCACACCATACTCCATAGCCCATTCAAGTTCTTCATATGTCGCTCCAATTTGGGTTTCATCAACTCGGTTGTCATCCCATAACCCATCCGTTGGTTCGGCGTTGACTATTTCTTCACAAACCCCTAAATAACGACCTAAGTTTCTAACCTCTGTTTTGTATAGGTCGGCAATTGGAGAAATGTCTACACCACCGTCGCCATATTTTGTATAAAAACCAACACCAAAATCCTCAACTTTATTTCCAGTACCAACAACGATACCTCCTTTAGATGATGCAATTTGATATAAAGTAATCATTCTTAATCTTGATTTGGTGTTAGCAAATCCTAATTCAGAATTATAATCTTTACGGAAAACAGGGTGAGATTTAAATTCTTCAAATGTTTTTGATAGGTCAACGTGTAGACCAATAACATTTTGTTTATACTTCGATGATAATTCAGAAATATGTTTTTCTGAAAGCTCGGTATTTTTTGGGGTTGAGTTTAACGGCATTCCAACAACTATGGTTGGTATTCCTGTTTTAGCACATAATGTTGACACTACTGCAGAATCAATTCCACCTGAAACACCAACTACTAATGTTTTTATATTGTTTTCTTCAACGTAGTTTTGTACCCAAGTTTGTATTTGATTTGATAAATTTTCATAATCAATAATTCGGTTCATTATAAAACTTTTTTATATTCTTCTTTTATTTGTGACGCAACATTTGATGCGTAATATTTTTCAATGTCGGACGGAGGGTTGAATTTTTCTTTAGATAAAATAAACCCACCAGAATCAACTTTATAAATCCAACTTGGTTTACCGCACATCCATCCTTCAATGGTTGTTCTTCCTAATTGTATCCCTGCGGTTTCAGAACATTTTTGTACGTAAGGTTCAACATTCCATGTTGGTGGAAAATGTTTAACGTGAGAGTTAGTTAGAATTGCGGGAAGATAATTTGATTTATCTTCACCAACTAACCATAATTCTTTGTTATTTTCACTTGTATAGTCAATTAAATCCATAATTGTTTCTTTTCTTAAGTAATCTATGGTTCCAACAAATAACACATAGTTTTCTTCTTTAACTTGCTTGGATTTAAATTTTTCATTATCTATTGGATTATAGATAACTTCAATCATTTCTTTAGGAATTTCAAACTTATTAATAATATGTTCTTTAATTTCTGGTCTGATTGCGATGTATTTTTTAATTGAGTCGTGTTTAATCGGGTCTTCTAATTCGATTACTTCAGAATGTATAGAATACACTTTATCTATTTCAGGGTAAAATTGAATCATTCTTTCCGCAATTGGTTTGTGTTGCATATGTATAACATCAAAATCAACTTCGGATACACGATACATTACGTTTGGTTGTGATGGTTGAAACCCTTTGTCGGTGTTCATTCCCCACTTACCATCGCCAAGTTTAAATCCTGGAGATTGCTCAAATGGTAGACATTTAATACCTTGTCTTTTTGCCATATCTGTTAACGGGCCTCCTATTTGAGATAGGACAGTAACGTCACAGTTTTGTTTCATTAAATTTTTGGCAAGTTCATAAACGTAAAGCTCTGAACCAGTAAAAGTCCTGAAGAACAAACAACTTAATAAAACTTTGATTCTTTTCTTCGGGTCGAAAGGTAGTTTTATAGGGAGATTTGATTTGTATTTTTCTTCAAAAAGTTTTCTATTTTCTTCCCATTGTTGATTTGTTTGTCCAATAGATTTGTGAGTAATTCTGATATTAGTTATAACACCAACCTTAACCCCCTCTAAATGATTTTCAAAACAAAATGGAATATCATAAAAATGGAATCCTTTAAATTCTTCATTGAATTGTTTTTTGATTCTTTGTTTGTGTATTGCAATAAACAAACCGTCAACTATAACGGTTTCTATTATTGAATTTCCGACAGATGGTGCATATTTTGATTCCCATTTTTTTCCACCACTTTCGTGGTTTACTATACCAACCATTTTTTTTCTGTCTTGCCACCACATTCCTGTTGATGGCATTAATGTGGTTCCAGCCATTCCTATAATTCCAAAATCACTGGCTTCAAAATGTTTGATTAACTTACTGTACCATGAATTTGTATCAAAGTAAATGTCGTCATGACAAAGAACAACAATGTCAGTTTTAGCTTCCGACAATATTTCATTATAAACTTGAGATAAAGATTTATTACCGTCATTAACTTTTTCAATAACGTCAATCTTTTTAAACCCAGAACTTTTTTTTAAGTAATCAATAAATTCTGGTTTACTTTCCCTTGTCGAATATCCTACTGTAATCATATTAATTATTTAATTCCTGTACTTCCAAATCCGTTATCACCCCTTTCTTTATCTTCAACTTTTTCAACAAGTTCTAATGACACGTATTTTCCATTAACCACAGGACAAAGAACCGCTTGAGCAATTTTCATTCCTTTTGATATTGTTACAGTTTCATTATTGGTATTAAAAACAATAACTTTAATCTCACCAACATACCCTGAATCTACGGTACCTGGTGTGTTTAATACTGTAATTCCTTGGTTTAATGCGAGACCGCTTTTAGGTCTTACTTGTATTTCATATTCGTCAGGAATAGATAACTTTAATCCTGTTGGGATTAATGCTCTACCAAATGGAGGTAAGTTATGTTCTATTGTAGAATATAAATCAAATCCTGAATCTGATGGGTATGCGTAGGTTGGAAACTTTGCATCGTCATGAACTAATTCAACACCTACAGTTCTTGTTTTAATCATTTTCATGTGACCTTCATTCATTTCGTCAACAGACATGCCCAACAATTCTTCTAACTCGGACATATATTCTTCATCAGGTTCAATACCCGCATCTTCTTTAATTTTATCAAATGTTTCTTGAATTTGAGACCAAATCTCAGGGTCAATCCCTTCTGGTATTTGTTGCATTATACTAAATTTGTAATTTTTTTTATGACATCGATTAATACTAAAACATCTTTTTCACAGTATTCTACAATACCTTTGATGTCTTTTTTAACCCAATATGCCTCGTGTACTTTATTTCCTGTTACTTCCATGTTTTTTGATGACTCAACACCCATACAAACACACATTAATTCTAAAGATGCTATAGAACCGTACCCTCCGTATTGCCAAAGTTCTTTGGTGTCCAAAGCTTTAATTTCCCAAGGTTTTGTGTCATGACCTGGTAATATCTTTGGTGGAAGTAATCCATTCATAATCATTCTCTTTGCCAACATTGGGATGTCAAATCCTTTTACGTTGTGACCACATAAGAAAAATCCTAGCTCACCAATTCTTCTTAATAGTTTTTGAACTTCGATAAGAAGTTTTTTTTCATCGGTATCACTAAATGATTGTATTTTAGTTTCACCTTTTTCTGTTACAAAGGCAACACTAACACAAGCAATCTTCGCAAACTCAGGGACTAACGCCGCTCGGTTCACAAACATTTGTTCAACACCTTTATCGGCATCTTCAGGAAATCTTTTTTGAAACCAATCAAAATAGTTTCTAAACTGAAACGCTAATTCAGGTCTATTGTTTTCCAATGCTTCCCATTCAGGTTGAATACCAACGGTTTCAATATCGAGGAATAATAATTTGGTAAGTGGGGTGTTTATCATATAATTGATTTATAAAATTCTGCTCTTGTTTTTGTTACGACATTTAAATCGTATTTGTCTTTAACTGTCTCATATAATCTTTCTCCCATATCTTTAACAAGATTTGGGTTCTTTATTAGTTTCTCAATGTATTTGGCCCAATCACTGTGGTTTCTAACTTCTTTAACCAACATTGCGTTTCCGTCAACAAAGTTACCATTTTCTAAACAATGTTTTAAATCTATTGTATATGGACCAATTTCAGACGCAATTAATGCTTTTTTATAGAATCCTGCCTCAATAACTTTAAGTTGAGATTTCATTCTATTAAACATTGTATTTTTAATTGGTGCCAAAGATACATCAAATTTTGAATAATTCTTAGCGTAGGATGTAACAGGTTTTGTCCAAACTCTCAAATATGATTCATTCATTTCATTTGAGTATGATTCTTGATTGTATTTTAACAAGTGTTTTTTATAATCTTCAGAGATTATTGAGAAGTTTTGTGTGAATATTTTTTCATATTGAGCCCACACAGTTTCAGGTGGTAATATGTTTCTTTTAGTATGTTCACCAGTCTGAGCATTTATTTCAGTTACCGTACCTCTTGTATCAAATCCGCATAATACGTATTGAACTTTATCTTTGTAACTTGTTACTTTTGAGAATCCATTATCAAGTAATTGAATATCGTGCAAGTGAGAAGACCCACCTAACCAACCAATTCTTAATCTATCAGAATCTTCAGTTGGTTCTTTAAATTGTGGTTCGTTTGGATTTATTGCGTTAGGGAATACAACTACGTTTTTATTAGCCTTTTTAATTTCGTCGGCAAACAAAGTTGTGGTAGTTGTAACGTATTTTGAAACTTTTAAATTTGCAATAATTTTTTCGTTAATCTTATTAACACGAATAATATCATGAATTGGGTGTTCTTTACCTGGCATCCAATAATCGTCAATATCACAAACGGTAATAATACCTAATGAATTTAACATTTGAATTAATCGGTGAGCCTTTTCAAAATCAGGACCAATACTTCTATGGTAAGCAACAATTTGATATTGTGTCCAAAAGTTAAAATCGTCGTACGGTGGTTCATACACAATATCAACGTGAAAATCTTCTGGGTATTGATTTTGCAAGAAAATGTGAGGGTCTACTGACCTAAATTTACCAACTCCCGACCTGTCGGATGGTACAACTAAAATTTTGATTTTTGACATAAATTAAGATATATACCTCAAAATATAAGGTTTTATGTCAAATAAGAAAAGGGGTTAGGACAACTTTTTAATTTTGGTTACCTTACCTTCAAAAATGTGTTTCCCAACTTTAAAACTGAATACCTCGTTAGTCTTTTCTGATGATTCAGCAATTAATCCGTTTTCTCTTAGTGCGTTATTAACTGCCTCATTTATCATTTTTTGTAAAACTTTATAATCAAAACTACCTGACGGTTGGGTTTGAGTTTGTTGTTTTGGTTTTGCAGACTCAGGGACATATTGTCCTGGATTCTCTTTCATCAATCTCGATGCTTTTTCAATCAAATCATTAGAAAGAGTTGGGCTTTGTTGTTGAGGTTGGGCAATCGGATGTTCCATCATTAATTTTTTAATCTCATCAGGAAGTTTTGAGTTTTTGATTGCATCAACAGTTGGGACACCAACAGGTTTTGTATTAACTTTTGGTAACTCGGACAAATATGGTTGATTAATTGGTGCTTGTGGTGACTCTTGTAAAAATTCTTGTGGTATGTTGTATTTCACATTGGGCATATCAAACTCTTGTAATGAAGTTGGGGGTAATCCTTGGTTCATTGAGTTTGTGTTCTTATTAAATTTTGGGCTATCCATAATTGCTTTAGATGCCACTAATCTACTCATTAAATCGTTTTCGTTCATGTTAACTTTTTTTACTGTTGTGGTTCGTTAGTTGGTTCGGTTGGTTGTTGTGGTTGAGGTTGAGGTGGTATGTTTGTAATGACAGTATCTATATCTCCATCATTATCAAAATCTGCATTTATTATAATGCTCACCATACTTTTATCTCCGTTAAAATTATAACCTGGTCTTGGAGTATTGTAAACTTCACCAGTTGGTTTTAAAGATAAGATTTTGTCTAATCTGAACAATCTCCACCCTGGTAAAGGTTGTTCTCCTGTATATGCGGTATGAGACGAACCTTCTTCATCCCACGCTCTTAAAACTTTATTACCTGCCTTACTTGTTCCCAAACACACTGGTTCAATTTGTCTAATACCTCTACCACCTGGCTCATCACCATCATAATAGACAATCACTCTCTGTTTACCTTTAATAGCATTAACAACGCTATCCACAGAAGCGATTTCACAAATTAACCCTTTAAGTGCGTTTTGTAGTTTCATTAAAAGTTAGGGTAAGTTTTTGATGAATTAAATTTGTTAATTTTAATTTCGTTTTTTCTTTCTACAACGTCGTCAATTGTTCCTGCGTTTACGTTATAGACATCTAAAAATGTTCCTGTTCCTCTTCCCATAGAATCTCCATCGGCAACAGCATCTCTATTAACAGATGAATATTCATTACCAACTGCGTTATAGTCATTCTTAGGAATTAGTTTAGCTCTTTCCGCATCTGCGATTGCTGTTAAAGCGTTTGGTTCGTTTTGCGATAAGTCGACTGCAATTTCGTTTGCCATAATTATAATTTTTTCATTATTTCGTTTATTCTTTTAACACTCTCATTTACTGATTCGGTAAAACTTGTAATTGTACTTGAGGAGTGCCTCTGAGATGGTCTAACATTATTAAAGTTTTTCTTTTCGTGAGGTTTTAAAAATTGGTTCATCATACCAGCATCCATTTTGTTTTTCTTTGTCATTTTGGTATAATCTCTCATTTTTCTCAACTCATTGTTAACCCAATTTTTCATTTCGGCACCACCATTAAGTATAAATGAAGGTTCTTTTTGATTACCAGTAAAGTTGTCAAAAAAGTTTTTTATTCTTTTTAGTTGTTTATATTCAATATAGTTTTTTCCTTGTAGTTCTTGGTTTCTATTATATCCTTCGGTATTTTCATCAGCACCCTTAACCATTTGAAAACACACTCTCATGTGGTCCCTCATTGTATCAGGAAATTCAATTTCACCTTTCGCCGAATTATATAAATCTTTATTCACCTTGAATTAATTTGATTAGGTCTTTTTTAGAAACCCCTTGTTTTTCCGCTTGTTTAATTAATGACTTGATGTTTTTCTGTATTAAAGATGGTAATTCCTCAGTATCTTTTTTACCAATGTCGGCAGAATCAGAATTTTTCTTTTTTGCCAACATGTCCTCAACAACCTTAATTGCTTTTTGTTTTTGTATTTCAGACAAAGTAGCCCTTGTTATAAAGTTAGGGTCTTTGTAGTATTTTGATTTTTTGTCTTTTTTACCTGAAGGGTCTTTACCTTGTTGTTTAGTTCTTTCTTTTGCTTCATCAGGTTCCATTCCCATCTTTTTAACCAAATATTTAAATGTGTCTTCACCATCTAAATCTTCAGTTTCTTCATATCCAAATGCTCCTGACATATCAATTTCTTTAACTTCACTTTCGCCGTAATATGTTCTATATCCACGAGAAATTGGGTCGTTAGTAATTCTTGATGCAGCAACTGTTTGGTCCATAGTTTTTCTTGGGTGCAATCTTGGGTCTAAAATAGGAATTTTAGAATTACCCATAGCTCCGTCAGAGTTTACTAACTCCTCTAAATCGGATTTTAAAGATTTAGTATCTTTAATTTTCTTTTCTTTGGCAACTTTTTTTAAATGTTTTTTTACTTTTTCACCCTTCTCTTTTGCGAAGTGAATAACCTCATCTTTTTTGCGTGCTTCGGTTAAAGTATTCTCTACAGAGAAATACAACGAATATTTATTTCCTTTATCTCTCATAAGGAAATAATATGGTGATGAAAAAAATTCAGTGTCTGTTGGAATCATCGCTTCTTTTTAATCTATAAATACTATGACACAAGGTATTTATCATTAGTTTATGGCATATCAAAATATTAATCAGTACAATTTTAGACGTTGGGGGATTAAACCCGTCAACGAAATTACCGATATCTGTTTAGCATCGGATGAGAAGGACTATGACCAAGAGGTTGTTTTTTCACCTTTATTAATAGGAGAATTGGATGGGAATAGAATGCCATTTAGATTTGATTTTAATAGTACAGGAACAACGATATGCCAATCAGGTTCTTGTACTTTTGATAATGATACTATTGTATCTGAAAATTATTGGAACCCTGATGATATTGACCCTAACTTTTGTCCAAAAACAACCGACCTTTGTGATGTTGGATTAACGGGTATTGACAATGGTCTTGTTAAAAAAATGTCGGGTGAAACAATTCAAATCACCACAGGTCTTTATACTTCAAATACGGACAAATATAGTAGATACAAATACGACAGGAGAATGAAACTCCATCCTATCACAGGATTTACTACAACACAAAATAGACTATGGAATGATAATTCTTATAGTTACGATTTAAACTACGAAACTGATGGGGGAAGTGTCGGATATTTCGCAAGATTAAGTGGAGGATTCTTCCAAGGGTTCTACAAAATTCCTGGATATGATTATCAAGTTTTCCCGCAAAGACCTTCCTTAGGTTGGACTGCCGAGTTCATGTTAAGATATAGATGGACTGGAAATACTGATGTTGGATTGAACAATAGATATCCCGATAATAAGGGTACATTCTTTTATATGGGTTCCAGAGCTGAGAACAAGTTTTATCATTACGCCGATGGTTCACCAAAACAAGATACGGGTTATACAAGAGTTACTTCTGGTTTGACTTGTATGGAAACTTGCGGATGTGCAAGTTCTGCAAACACAGCATCAACTTGTTTACAGGTTTATCAAATATCAGGAGGGACATCAACCAACTGTAATTGTGGTTGTCCTTGTAATTGTACTGTTAACGCCAAATACGCGGAAAAAGACCCATTGTATGATGGAGTGTCAAATGGTTTATCGTTACGATTAAGTGGGGACACAGGGAATCCAAGATTGTGTATTAAAACTTACACAATAACTGGGGGATGCGAAACAAGTGGAAACTGTCTTACAGGGTTAACATATACAACAGGAACATCAGTAACTGAATGGTGTTCAACAAGAGGTATTTTTGATGATTGTAAAAATACTCCGTATATTAATTTAGAACATTGGGTTCAAATTGATGCCGTATTCCAAAGAAAAGAATGGTTAGATACTTGTGACCTTTGGGAAAAAGGAGGGTTAGGCTTAATTGTCGATACAATTTATACCGCAACACCAGCAAACAATAGTGTTAGTTTAATTGAACCTCCATTGACTCACGAGCTACCTTATGACCCAGCTACAACTGAAATAGTACACTTCAACGATAGATGGACTGAAGAAAAGAAATATAGATTGGGTACATTGAAACTTTACGTTAATGGTAAATTATTCATGGTTGCCGAAAACTTTGAAGAGATAATTCCAAGATTGTTAGATGTTCAAAGAGAAAAACAAATTGGGGTTGGGTACAACATTTCTGTGGGTGGAGGTACTCAAGGACTTAAAGACAACTTAACGTTCTCTGGTGGTTGTCCAGAATCTGTGAGTGGAATTACTTATCAACAAGACCCTGAGTGTTTAACAACTCATGATTTAGACCACACAATTTATTCAGGGTTATCAACACATATTAAATTAGAAGAATACTTTGGTGGTAGCATGATTGGTGATGTGAGTGCATTTAGAATGTACACAGAGCCTTTGAATGCTTCTCAAATAAAACACAACTTTAGAATATTAAAGTTAAGATATAATTTATTAGACCCTGATTGTTTAAATTGTAGAATTACCGTTCCGACAAATGACTTAGTTTACTTATTCACACCATGTAATGACTTATATTATATTTCAGTACCGTGTAATGATTTATATTATGATTCAATCCCTTGCCCAACATCAACCCCAACTAATACACCAACAAATACCGCGACAGAAACACCAACACCAACTAACACCGAGACTCCTACAAATACTCCAAGTGAGACTCCTACAAACACTCCAACTGAAACTCCAACTGAAACTCCAACTGAAACTCCAACATCAACACCAACAAAAACACCGACTAACACACCGACTAACACACCAACTAATACTGAAACTCCTACGGTAACTCCAACAGAAACTCCTACACAAACGGTAACACCAACTACAACCGCAACAGTCGGACTAACACCTACCGCAACTGAAACTCAAACACCTTCACCAACACCAACTAACACTGAAACATTAACAAGTACTCCAACACCTACAGCAAATAGATTTTCTTTTATAGTTTATTCAGGAATAACATTAGAAGAGGCCTGTGAACAATTCAATTCTCCTGTTACAATTTACGGAGACCAAAGTTTATTTGACAATAATTCAATATTTTACGATACAATCGTCGGACCTAGTGTAGAAAACTTAACAGGATACTTTAATAATTTACAAATTATTGTTTTATTAAATGATGGGTTAGAAGTTGGTGGATTTGGAATATGCCCAACATTAACTCCAACACCTACGGAAACACCAACTCAGACTACAACCAATACTGTAACTCCAACTAACACAGAAACACCTACACCAACAAGTAGTGAGACTCCTACAGAGACTCCAACTCAAACTGCAACTCCTACTAACACCCCTACTAACACTGAAACGCCTACAAATACCCCAACTGAAACACCAATTATTACTTCAACACCAACAACAACTAACACTCCGACCCCAACTTTACCTGATTTAGATTTCTTACTGTTTGAAGATAATTCAGTTGCAACTGCGGAAAATGATGATAATATTCAAATTGATAATATTCCATCACCTACACCAACCAATACTGTAACTCCTACCAATACGTCAACACCAACACCATCTACAACACCAAGTATTGTGTCTTCAGGGTTGGTTATTCAACTTGACGCATATGAGAGTTCAAGTTATTCAGGAGGAACAACTGTTTTTGATATTACAGGTGGATATAACC